GTTCTGCTTCAGATACATATCTTGCATTTGGATCTGGTGGTAGTACGGAAAGAGTTCGTATATCTTCTAATGGTGACCTAACATCTACTGGACCGAACAATAGTTTTGCAACTATAAAATATTTGAGCAATTTTACAAAACTAGATTTACGAGGCAATGGCATAGGAGACAGCAAACATTATCTTATAGGTTATGGTGCAGGACATGGAAGTGCTAATAGTTTCCATATGGTCAATAGCACCTCAGATGGTAATTTAGCTTTTCGCACTGGTTCCAGTGGTACAGAAAGACTTCGTATAACTTCTTCTGGTCTGGTCGGCATCGGAACTAATAATCCAGGTACAAATCTTGAAGTAATTGGTGGTATTAAAGCTAAAAATACTACGGGTTCTGCAACAGTAAACATTGAATCAAAGAACAATCAGTTATCTGGTGTTCACTTTAGCGATGATGCCGCAACTCCCGGCAAGATCGAATATTTCCATACAGATAATAGTCTTAGATTTACTACTAACAGTAGTGAGCGTTTATCTATTCTTTCCAGTGGCAATATTGGCATCGGAGAAAACAGTCCTTCAGCAATACTTCATGTTAAGAAAAGCACCGGCTCTATTATCAACCTTACCACTGGCACTAGTAATTCAGACACAGTGCAAGGGTTAAATTTTTATGGAAGATTTGTTTCTGGCGTCACCCCAGCTGCTCCTGGCCAATTAACTTGTTATCTTAGAGAAGAGCGTCAAGGCAGTAACTCAGAGTTTGACTTAACTTTTGGTACAGCCACTTCTTCAGATGCGACGGAAAAAATGCGCATAGATTCAAGTGGCCAAGTTGTTATTGGAACCACTAGTGCTCTTGGTAAACTTCACGTCAGAGCAGCAGATGAATGTAACTTTGTTGTTAGGGAAGAATCAACTGCACTTGTTCTCTCTGCCGAAACAAATAGTGGCAGAGATAACAACCGCCAGATGTCATTAGAAGGTAGTGCTTATAGTTTTACTGTCTCAGGCACTGAAAAACTTCGTATAGAGTCTAATGGCACAGTTAATCAAACTACAGGTGCTTTCAGCGATAATTTAACTTATGGTGGCAGAACATTTACAGTAAATCATGACATCCGGGCCACCTCTCTGAGAGGAGGGGTTCTTGTTCGCAACATGAACAACTTCCGTTCAGAATCGGACGCTGCATCTTTTATGGTCTATGATGCATACGACACAACTGCTAAAACTTTTGCATTCAGAGCGGCGAGAGGTGCAACACTTTCCGATAAGTTCTGGGTAAAGACTGATGGTAGTGCATATTTTGCTGATAAAGTTGGTATCGGGAACAATAATCCAAGTTACATATTAGACGTTGAAGGTGGTTTTTCATCAACGCAATTTACATCAACAGCAAACTGGAATTTTTCAACTGTTTATATAAAACGAAAAGCGTCCAATATCGCTATTGCCAAAATGATCAGCATGATGCTAGATGGCGATAATGCTTCAGATACGACTCTTACCAATAGTTTAAATATTTGGGGAACTTACTCTGGTACGCCGACAACAAGCAGCACTTCGACTGGTTTAAGCGGCCACATGAACCTTGGCGCACCTAGCGGAATTGTCTTCCACACGAATGGTTCAGAGGGGGCGCGCATTAATGCATCGGGATATCTTTTGCAGGGCACAACCAATCTTGGAACTGTTGGTAGCGTCAACGGTTTTCAAGCATCAAATCATATAGCAGCCTCTTCGACATCTCCCAGCATTTTTTCTCGAAGAAGTGCAAATGGTACTGTTGTTACTTTTAGAAGAGACACGACAAGCGTAGGAACCATTCAAGTTACAACCACTTCAACATCTTATAATACTTCTTCCGACTACCGCTTGAAAGAAAATGTTGTAGGTTTAACGAGTGCAATTAGTCGCGTCAAGCAACTTGAACCAAAGCGATTTAACTTTATTGCCGAACCAGGTACTGTTGTTGATGGTTTCATTGCTCACGAAGCACAAACCGTTGTTCCTGAATCCGTTACTGGAACGCACAATGAAGTTGAAGTTTGGAAAGAATCTGATGAACTTCCTGACGGTGTTTCAGTTGGTGATAACAAACTGGATGATGAAGGAAATACAATTCCTGTATATCAAGGTATCGACCAAGCTAAACTTGTTCCATTACTGACTGCTGCACTTCAAGAAGCTATCACCAAGATTGAAACACTTGAAGCTAAAGTTGCAGCACTTGAAGGTAGTTGATAATTATCAAAACCACTTAAATCAGTAGAGGGGGATTGACAGAAAGTTGAGGTATGGTATGAAGTGATAAGAATTTGCTAAATACTAAAAGAATCCTGTCGTAAGCGAAGATGACATCACCGATTGTTGCCAGACTCCTTGAGAAGAAGGAAGCGGGAGCTTGTCTTCAGAGTTTTGAAGAAGACTTTGCACCTTCAAGTGAAATTCTCTGGGAACAGGCAAAGAACCTGGCAGAGAAGAAGTTTGAAGATTGGCCAATCATTGATGCGATGGACTGGGCACAACTTTGGTTTGAGTCGAAGGGTGGATATTGGAGTACTTATATTAGTGAAGAAGTTTTAGAAGAAGCATCCAAGTCTGGTGACTCATCACTTCATGACTGGTTCAGTAAGTCGAAGTCTTCCGATGGCAAACCTGGTTGGGTTCAACTTGGTGGTAAGTATGCAGGTAAGCCTTGTGCCAGACAACCTGGTCAGACCACGAAACCGAAGTGTGGTTCTTCTAAGATGAAGAGAAACCTCAGTAAGGACGAAGAGGAGGCAGCTTTCCGTCGTAAGAACAGACAAGACCCCAACCCAGACAGAAGAGGTAAGGCAAAGAATGTTGCAACCGAGGAGGTTGTTCTGGAAGGTGAGAAGGATGCCTGTTACCATAAGGTAAAGGCTCGTTATAAGGTCTGGCCTTCTGCTTATGCTTCTGGAGCTCTGGTGAAGTGTCGTAAGGTTGGTGCAGCAAACTGGGGTAATAAGACCAAGAAAGAGTCTTATGAAATGCTCGACGAAAAGTGTTGGCCTGGTTATGAGAAAAAAGGTATGAAAACCATGTTCGGAAAGCGTTATCCCAACTGTGTCAAGAAGAAGGCCACGAAGGAAGAGGTGGAGATCTTGGAAGCTCGTAAGCCTGGTGAGTCTCCTCAGGATTATGCCAACAGAATGAAGAAGAAGTTTGCTGGTGGTAAGTCAAAGACTTATGATCCCATGAAGGATCCGAAGTTCGATCATGATAAGGCTGAAAGAACCCGTGGTTCGATGGAAGAAGCCTACTACGGTGGCGAAGAGCAGAGAAAGAAGGACGAGAAGAAGGCTGCCTACGAGAAGCAACTGAAGAAGATGCTTCCCAAGCGTGCTTTTGACTCCACTGGTGCTGAGCTTGACCCCCGCTCCGGCAATCGTCTGAAAGAGGAACTCCTTCCTTCCAGAAATGGTTTGATGTATCAAATCCTCTTCATCTGGAGAGGTAAGACGATGAGCATGAAGTTGTTCTTCCCCAGCATCAGAAAACTGGACAGAAAGCAAATTCAAACCAGCATTGACAAGTTCTATCCTGGAGCAATGGTTCAGCGTTATGACCTGGCACGGTTCAACCCGTCACAGGCATATCTGACAGCACCTGTTAATGAGGAGACCATTCAGGAAAAGAAAGAAGAGAAGAAGTACTGTCGTCTCTGTGAGAAGAAAGAAACTCGCAACCAGTGTGGTTATGGTCCAAGAATGTTCGATAAGTATAGTGTCGATGACACCACGGACCAAGAGAAGAGTGAAGCAGCTGCTGAATCTGGAATAACTGAAGAGAACATTGAAGAAGGAAAGGGTATGGAAGGTATGACCCTTAAGGGTGGTCATAAGAGAAGCACCGAGAGTGGAGCTGGTCTCACACAAAAGGGTGTTGAGAAGTATCGTCGTCAGAACCCTGGTTCTAAACTCCAGACGGCAGTCACTACTCCTCCTTCCAAACTGAAGCCTGGTTCCAAGGCAGCCAAGAGACGTAAGAGCTTCTGTGCTCGTTCCAGAAGTTGGACAGGACCTCGTGGTAAGGCGGCCCGGAGACGTTGGAATTGCTGACATGTATTTGCTGTGGCACAGTGAGCTCAAACCTCCACTTGTCTTAACCAGCATGAGAGAAGTGAGAGTTTATATTCAACTGATGGAGAGTCTCGGTAAAGGGACTCCTCGATGGCAAAAACTAGAGGATGATTGGTTTGAATCGAATGACATCTAAATAAAAACAAACACCAAGAAAGAATGAACAGTAGAGTTCTGAAGGTTTTGGAGAAAGAGTTGCTAGAGTTGGATAAACTTTCTTATTCATCCATTGACAACTTGATGAAGAGACTTGCCAAGGATTATCAAATCACAACCAGAGAACTTCACGACTCCTTCAAAGAAAAGCACAATAAGATTCCCGACGACTGGGCAAAGGAAAAAAGACAAGAGATGAGTGAAGAGATTATTCTCAAAACTCTTCGATTTCTCAATAGAAGATAAATTTTATTGACTTATTATGACTGATGTTTATTTCGGCAATCCAAATCTAAAAAGGGCCAACACCCCGATCCAGTTCACACAAGATCAGGTTGCTGAGTACATTCGTTGTAAGGACGATCCAGTCTACTTTGCCAATAATTACATCAAGATTGTCAATCTGGATGAAGGTCTTACTAACTTTCATCCTTATGACTTCCAAGAAAAACTAATCAATAATTTCCACAATCACAGATTCAACATCTGTAAGATGCCTCGACAGACTGGTAAGTCAACCACTGTAGTGTCTTACCTTCTTCATTATGCGATTTTCAATGACAGTGTCAATATTGGAATCCTGGCAAACAAAGCTTCAACAGCTAGGGAACTTCTCTCCAGACTGGCAACCGCTTATGAAAACTTACCAAAGTGGATGCAACAGGGTATCCTGGTATGGAATAAAGGAAACATCGAATTAGAAAATGGCAGTAAGATATTGGCAGCTTCTACATCTGCAAGTGCTGTCCGAGGCATGTCGTTCAACATCCTCTTTCTCGACGAGTTCGCATTCGTCCCGAATCACATTGCTGATTCGTTCTTTGCCTCTGTTTATCCTACTATTACGTCTGGTAAATCAACGAAGGTAATCATCGTTTCTACCCCACACGGTATGAACCACTTCTATCGAATGTGGTACGACGCCGAAAGACAGAGAAATGACTATGTCCCCACAGAGGTTCATTGGTCAGAAGTTCCTGGAAGAGATGAAGCTTGGAAAGAACAGACGATTAAGAACACCTCAGAACAACAATTCAAGATTGAGTTTGAGTGTGAGTTCCTTGGATCAATTGACACACTTATTGCTGCCAGTAAGCTGAAGTCACTTGTTTACGAACAACCAATCGAATCGAATGGTGGATTGAGTGTCTATGAGGTAGTCAGAAATAATCATGATTATGTTGTAACTGTTGATGTGGCACGAGGAGTTGGAGAGGATTTCTCTGCCTTTATTGTGGTTGATATCACGGAGTTTCCACACAGGGTAGTTGCAAAGTACAGGGATAACAATATCAAACCGATGTTATTTCCATCTGTCATCTTCGAAGTTGCCAGAAGTTATAACGAAGCATTCGTTCTCTGTGAGGTGAATGATGTGGGAGACCAAGTTGCTGCCATTCTCCAATATGACTTGGAATATCAAAACCTTTTGATGTGTTCAATGAGAGGTCGTGCTGGTCAGATTGTTGGTCAAGGTTTCTCAGGACAAAAGACACAGTTGGGTGTGAAGATGTCAAAGACTGTGAAGAAGGTTGGGTCTCTCAACCTGAAGACATTGATTGAAGAGAATAAAGTTCAGTTCTGTGACTTGGACATCATCTCAGAACTCACTACCTTCATTTCAAAGAGAGGTTCATTTGAAGCAGAAGATGGATGTAATGATGACTTGGCAATGTGTCTTGTCATCTACGCATGGTTAGTTGCACAGGATTACTTTAAGGAACTGACTGACCAAGATGTTCGTAAGAGATTATATGAAGAACAGAAGAATCAAATTGAACAGGACATGGCACCATTTGGTTTCATATCTGATGGACTTGACGATGGGAGTTTTGTGGATGCAGATGGAGACAGATGGTACACTAAGAGCAACGAGTATGATGAATATGGATCATCTGCTGGTGGTTGGGAGTTGTGGAATTACCGATGAACCTCGACGATCAAATCAGTCTTGATCATCTACTCTTAGATGAAAGGAAGTGTCGTGTCTGTGGTGAGACTAAAAATTTGATTGATGGATTTTATAAGACAAGAAAGAATAAAAGTCATCTATCCTCTGCTTATTCTTATGAGTGTAAAGAATGTACCTCAAAGAGAGCGATAGAGTCTAGAAAAAAGAAAAAAGTTGACGATAAGTGGGTCTATCCTGACTGGTAAAGTGCTACATTGGCTGCTTCCCCTATGAAATTACCGCAAATTCTAAATATTTCACAGGAAAACTGATAAACTATTAGGAGAAAAACATGGCGACTCCTCAACTATCTCCTGGGGTACTGATCAGGGAAGTTGACCTTACAGTTGGTAGAGCTGAGAATGTCCTTGACAACCTCGGTGCAATTGCTGGTCCCTTTAGTATTGGTCCGATCAACGAGCCCATCGAGATTTCAACCGAGCAGCAGTTCATCAACACTTTTGGAACTCCCATCTCGACGGATAGACAGTATGAGTATTGGATGGCTGCAGAGGCATTCCTTTCTTATGGTGGTATCCTGAAGGTTGTTCGAGTTGGTGGTGGTGCCCTCAATAACGCCAACGCTGGCGTTGGATTAGCAGCAACAACCACTCTGAGAATCGATAACCTCGACGATTACGAAGAGAACCACGAGACTGATAACAGTTTCTACTGGGCAGCCCGTAGCGCTGGAACCTGGGGAAATGGAGCTAAGGTTTGTGTAATTGATAACCTGGCTGACCAAACAATCGGTGTTAGTACAACCAACCTTGGAAGTGTTGGAGCTATCGTTGGTCACGGTGTTACCGCAACACTGTCTGGTGTTAGCGTACCTGGACTTGGTGAAGTTGATACTTTCAATGGTCACCTGAAGGGAATCATTGTTGGTGTTAGAACTGACACTGTCAATGGAGCTTCGAAGATCGACGTTAGAGTTCTTTCTAGAGTTTCCTCCGCTGGAACAGAATCCAACATTGAATACGCTGAAGGTAACACGGCAGCCGCTTTTGCCGAGAGTACAACTCTTAACTTCGTTAATAATTCTGGTATCAACACTGGAACCTCTCAGGCTATTGTCACAGCAGAAGACTGGTACGATCAACAAACCTTGGGTCTGACCAACTCCACCGTTTACTGGAAGACACTCGCTCCGAGACCGATTGATAGCAACTACGCTAACACTCATAGTTCCAGAAACGACACGTTACACATCGTGATTGTTGACGACGATGGTGACATCACTGGAATTCAAGGTTCTATCATTGAGAGACATCTTAATCTGTCTAAGGCTCTTGACGGAGCTGCTGATGGTGAAGGTCAAAGTAAGACCTACTATAAGGACTATGTTGCTTACAACTCAGCTTACGCTTGGGCTGGTCAAAGTCCAGTTGTCTCTTTTGACGCAGTTCAAAACACTGGTCCTATTGCTTCTGGTTTCTCCACGGCCTTCATTCCCGTCACGACAGGTGATGGTCTCTGGGGTCTGAACGCACAAGGTGTTCAATTCTCTGGACTTGGTAACATCACTTATGCACTGTCTGGTGGTGTCGATTATCAAGATGGTGGTGGAATGACAGCTCAGCTGGCAGACCTCATCACTGGTTATGGTTTCTTCGATAATAAAGATGAGATTGAAATCGATTTCTTGATCATGGGTCCTGGTTTGGCCAACAAGTCGGAATCACAAGCCAAGGCAAACTACTTGATCTCGATCGCTAATGCAAGAAAGGATTGTATCGCTACAATCTCTCCCCATAAAGCAGACATTGTTAATGTTTCGAACAGCCTCACTCAGACCAATAATCTGATTTCTTACTATTCCGCAATCTCTAGTTCCTCTTTCGCTGTTCTTGACACTGGTTACAAGTACACCTTTGATAGATTCAACAACGTGTTCCGTTACATTCCAACCAACGGTGACGTTGCTGGTTTGATGGTTAGAACTTCGATTGTTGCTTATCCTTGGTTCTCACCAGCTGGACAACAAAGAGGTGTTCTGAATAACGCTAACAAGTTGGCTTACAACCCCAACAAGGCACAGAGAGATCAACTTTATCCTCAAAGAATTAACTCCCTGATTAATCAGAAGGGAAGTGGAATTATCCTCTTTGGTGATAAGACAGCACTGGGTTACGCTTCCGCGTTTGATAGAATCAACGTAAGAAGATTGTTCCTGACGGTGGAACAAGCCCTCGAAGGAGCCGCTAACGCTCAACTGTTCGAACTCAACGATGTGAACACCAGATCTAACTTTGTTAACATCGTCGAACCTTTCCTTCGTGATGTCCAAGCTAAGAGGGGCATTTTTGACTTCCTCGTAGTTTGTGATGAGACAAACAACACTCCTGATGTTATTGATAACAACGAGTTTAGAGCTGACATTTACCTGAAACCGTCCAAGTCGATTAACTATGTCACTCTGACCTTCGTCGCTACCAGAACTGGTGTAGCGTTTGAAGAAGTCGTTGGTACCGTTTGATCATTACTAAATTAAACTAAGGAGCATAAACCAATGGAAGTAAAAACCCTATCACAGTTTAAATCTAAACTTCAAGGTGGAGGAGCGAGACCCGATCTATTTGAGGTCTCCATTCCCGCCTTCCCCAGCGCTGTTGGTGGAGACTGGTCACCGAGTGATGACGGCGAAAACGGAACCTTCAGGTTCTTGTGTACCGCATCACTACTCCCAGCCTCCAATATTGGGACGATCGCCGTTCCCTTTAGAGGTCGTGAGTTGAAAGTTGCCGGAGAAAGAACCTTTGACAACTGGACAGTCACCGTTATCAACGATGAGGACTTCAAACTCAGAACCGCTTTTGAGAAGTGGGCCAACGCTTTGAGTAGACTCAGCGACAACACTGGTGTTACTGAACCGGCGTCTTACATGGCTGACGCTTATGTTCAGCAACTTGGACGTGGTCGTGAGAAGTTCGCTGACACGAACTCTGGTGGTGAGGTCTCTGTTCTTAGAACTTACAGATTCTTTGACATCTGGCCGACCGAGGTATCCGCAATTACGTTGGGTTACGATCAGACAGGAGACATCGAGAGATTCGATGTTGAGTTCGCCGTTCAGCACTTCACAATCGGTGATTCCCCTGAAAGCTCGGGTGGAGCCGCCGGAGAGGAGAGAATCAACTAATTTTTAGTTGATAAATAACTAGACGGATCGGCCTTCTAGTTAGTTGAAATGGCAAAATTATTTGGATTCTCGATTGAGGATAATGAAAAGACCCCGCCTGGCGTAGTGTCACCGGTCCCGCCCAACAAAATGGACGGGTCTGATCACTATGTCAGTTCGGGGTTCTTTGGTTCTTACGTTGATATTGAAGGTGTCTATAAGAATGAAAACGATCTAATTCGTCGTTATCGTTCAATGGCACTCTATCCTGAGTGCGATAGTGCAATTGAAGATATCGTAAATGAAGCAATTGTTTCCGACACAAACGACAGTCCCATTGAGATTGAACTTTCCAACCTCAATGCAAGTGATGAGATAAAGAAAAAAGTAAGAGACGAGTTTAAGCATATCCTTGAGCTTCTTGATTTCGATAAGAAAGCTCATGAAATTTTTAGAAATTGGTACATTGACGGAAGACTTTACTACAACAAAGTCATTGATCAAAAGAGACCACAGGATGGCATCCAAGAGCTGAGATATATTGACGCCGCAAAGATGCGTTATATTCGTAAGCTCAAGAATAATGGAAAAAACAGTATTGATTCCCTGAGACAAACAAACGAAAGAAGTAATCCAAACTCTTATAACTTCCCAGAGGTTGAAGAATACTTCATGTACACACCTGGGAATGATACAGCAACAGGTGGTTACTCTGGATCTGGTGCATCATCCAAAGGAATTATGATGACAAGAGATTCAGTCACTTACTGCACCTCTGGTTTGGTAGATAGGAATAAGGGATCGACTCTGTCCTGGCTTCACAAAGCAATCAAACCTCTCAATCAGTTGATGATGATTGAGGATTCACTGGTTATCTACAGACTTTCAAGAGCACCAGAACGTAGAATTTTCTACATTGACGTTGGTAACCTGCCCAAAATGAAGGCAGAACAATACCTTCGTGATGTCATGATGCGTTACAGAAATAAACTTGTTTATGACGCCAACACTGGTGAGATTCGTGATGATAAGAAATTCATGTCAATGATGGAGGACTTCTGGCTTCCTCGTCGCGAAGGTGGTCGTGGTACAGAAATTACCACACTTCCTGGTGGTCAGAACCTTGGTGAAATTACTGACATCAATTACTTCCAGAAGAAACTTTACAGATCCCTGAATGTTCCAGAATCTCGTTTGGAACAGGATGGTGGTTTTTCGATGGGTCGTTCTTCTGAGATCCTGAGAGACGAAGTCAAGTTCTCCAAGTTTGTTGGAAGAATGAGAAAGCGTTTCTCTGAAATGTTCAATGACATATTGAAGACTCAATTGATTCTGAGAAACATCATTACTCCTGAAGATTGGGAGTTCATGTCGGATCATATTCAATATGATTTCCTTTATGATAATCACTTTGCTGAGCTCAAAGAAGCTGAACTTCTTCAAGAGAGACTCAATCTTGCACAACTTGCCGAACCTTATGTCGGTAAGTATTACTCACAAGATTACATCAGAAGGAAAGTTCTCCGTCAAACTGATCAAGAAATTCTCGATCAAGACACTCTCATCGAAAAGGAAATCACCAGTGGTGTTATTCCAGATCCAAATGATTTAGCAGATCCGACAATGGATCAGGGAGCTCCATCATCTCCAACTAATGGAGCAGATGCAATTCAAGCACCACCGACACCAAAAGATCCCGAAGTTTCAGAGCCAGCTGGTGATGAAGGTCTCATCTAAATAATCTCACACTAAACAAATACTATGGAAGAACTCATGGATTTGATGGTGAATCAAGATTCCCCATCACAGGTTAGCGACAAGATTAAAGAAATCCTCTTTGCAAGGAGTGCAGAAAAACTCGAAGGTGTAAGACCTGAGGTTGCTGCATCTCTCTTCCAAGATGACGAATCTGGTGTTGTCGATGAAGTCGAAACTACGGCTGAAACTGAAGAGTAATAAATAAAGATTAGGACTATTGTAATTAGGAATAACGATGGCTTGCCTTAGACCCGTTGGTGTCAATACTACTTTTGCCACATCAGCAACTTCTGCTAAATCTGTTGCATTGGCACAACAAACTGATTCGATCAGAATTCTTGCCCTTAGTCAAGGTGTTCATGTTGCAATTGGAACAGAACCAACAGCAACTGATCAAAACTTCTTCGTCGGAACAACTGATAGTCAAGTAATCTCCCTTGGGATTGTCGAATCACAAAGAGTGGTTGGCATGACTACAGGAGCCACGACATTCCTTGATTTCCCAGAGGGAACTGGTTGTCCTTTTGGTATTGGAGAGGCTGTAAGTTTGACAGTTGTTGGTCAATCAGCTCTTGATTTTGAACATAAATTCATCATCAATGTCCTAACTTCCTCCAACGTTGGTGGTTATTTTTCCACCAGAGTTGAGATCGATCATGACACATCGAGTGGCACAGATGCTTTCAACGCACCTTCAGCTACACTCAGAAAGTCATTCAAAGTTGCAGCCAAGACCACAACAGGGACTGGCACTGTTCATATTCAACAAGTCCAAGTTTCCTGAGGTCTAAAATGAAACTAATCAGAGAAGAAATCGAGGCAGTCGATTTTATCGTAGAAGAAAAGAATGGAAAGAAGTCACTCTACATTGAGGGTGTCTTCCTCCAAGCCAATAAGTGCAATCGAAACAATCGTCTCTATCCGATCGAGACGATGAGAAAAGAGGTTCAAAGATACAATGAAAACCATGTTATGACTGGAAGAGCTCTTGGTGAGCTTGGTCATCCCGATGGTCCGACTGTGAACCTCGACAGAGTTTCCCATAAAATTATTTCCCTCAAAGAAAGTGGAGATAATTTCATTGGTAAAGCAAAAATTCTTTCAACCCCGATGGGTAAAATCGCTGCTAATCTTATCAGCGAAGGTGTGAAACTTGGCGTATCTTCTCGTGGTGTTGGTTCACTCCAACAAACCAAAGAGGGTTTCGCTGTAGTTGGTGAAGATTTCATGTTAGCAACTGCTGCTGACATTGTTGCTGATCCTTCGGCTCCAGATGCTTTTGTTTCTGGAATCATGGAAGGTAAAGAGTGGGTCTGGGATGGTGGAATCCTTCGGGAACATCAAGCCAGAAAAACCTACAAACATATCAATACTTTGGTCACCCAAAAACAACTTGATGAGAAGAAACTTGACCTGTTCAACAACTTTCTCAACAACCTTTAGTGCAAAGGTTCTAAATGATAACTTTTCTAAATAAATGTAGATTTAACTAAGTTAATCGGAGAGTACAAATGTCTCGCGGAGATTTACAAGAAATGGAGCAATCCAAAACTGCTGTGAACGCAAACGCAAAAGCTGCTGATCCTATGCAGCATATGGATAACATCACTCCTGGACAAAGCGCTTCCTACGAAGATCTTGGAGGTCCAACCCCTGAAAACTACAAACCCGATGATGACTCGGCTAAGATTAAAGAGCCCAAAGTCAAGACTGTTTCGGACGTTGTTAATAAGGGAGCCAAAGCCGCCGAACCCATGAAGGGAATGGCCAAAGAAGAGGCTGAGGTAGAGGAAGAGGAGATCGTCGAAGCAAGTTCTGACGAGAGTGAAGTTGTTGATGAAGAGCTGGAGACAGGTTATGACATCGAAGAGGACGTAAACGCCCTTCTCGGTGGAGAAGAACTTTCTGAGGAATTCAGAGAGAAAGCTAAACTCATCTTTGAATCAGCCTTGAACTCCAAGATCGATGAGATCACCGAGACACTCGAAGGCCAGTATGAGCAGAAACTCGAAGAAGAGAAGCAATCCCTGAAGGGTGAACTCACTGAAAGAGTTGACGCTTATCTGGAGTATATCTGTCAAGAATGGTTGACAGAAAACCAACTCGCTATTGAACACGGTCTGAAGACCGAAATGACAGAATCATTCCTGGCTGGAATGAAAGGTCTTTTTGAAGAACATTATGTTACAATCCCTGAAGATAAATATGATGTGCTGGAAAGCATGGTAGACAAACTTGATGATATGGAGACCAAGCTCAACGAGCAAATCGAGAAGAACATTGGCCTGAACAAGAGACTCTCTGAGTCTGTTGCTGATGGTATTCTTGAAGTCGTTTCTGAAGGCCTCGCAGCCACTCAGAAAGAGAAGCTCGCTTCACTTGCCGAAAGTGTTGAGTTTGAAAGTGAGGAAAAATATCGTGAAAAGCTGGAAACTCTGAAGGAGTCGTACTTCTCCAGAACTCCCGCTTCCAAGCCGACTCAACAAACCCTCTCTGAGGGTGTCGATAGTACCGTTGCACCCACTGGTGGTTCAATGGAAGCTTATCTGAGAACGCTGGGCGCGTTTGGTAAAAAATCCTGATATTATTATTAATCAAACAAAAACAAACAAGAGGTAAAAGCAAATGTTCCAATCCGAACATCTGCAGGAAAAGTGGAGTCCCCTTCTCGACTATGAAGGTCTTGATCCTATCAAAGACAATCACAGAAGAGCAGTCACCGCTGTCCTGCTGGAAAACCAAGAGAAATTCCTCCGTGAGGAGCAAGCCTTCTCTCAGGGTATTAACCTGATGGAAGCCCCCACTAACTCCGCTGGGTCTAGCCCCGCTGGTTTTAGTGGTTCCGCCGCCGAAGGTGGCCCCGTTGCTGGTTTCGACCCCGTTCTGATCTCCCTGATCAGACGCTCCATGCCTAACCTGGTCGCTTATGACCTGGCTGGCGTTCAGCCGATGAACGGTCCTACTGGACTGATCTTCGCAATGAGAAGCCGTTATCAGAATCAGTCTGGTGATGAGACCTTCTACAACGAAGTAGATTCCGCATTCTCCGGTCAAGATGCTGGTCTGGATCTGACTGGTGGATTCTCCGATGGAACCGTTGGTCTTGGTACCACCGCTCAGTCCGGAACCAACCCCTCAGCTCTGAACCCTGTAGGTTCTGCATCCACCTCCACCAGCGTCTATAACGTTGGTCAGGGAATGCAAACTGGCGACGCTGAGAGCCTTGACGGTACTGGAGATGCCGCCTTCAACCAGATGGCTTTCTCGATCGAGAAGGTCACCGTAACAGCTAAGTCGAGAGCCCTGAAGGCTGAGTACAGCTTGGAACTGGCTCAAGACCTGAAGGCCATCCACGGCATGAACGCCGAGGCCGAACTGGCTAACATCCTGTCCACTGAAATCCTGGCTGAAATCAACCGGGAAGTCATCAGAACCATCTATAAGGTTGCTGAACAGGGTGCTGTTTCCAACACCGCTACCGCTGGTGTGTTCGACCTGGATGTTGACTCCAATGGTCGTTGGTCTGTTGAGAAGTTCAAAGGACTTCTGTTCCAAATCGAGAGAGATGCGAACGCAATCGCACAAAGAACTCGTAGAGGAAAGGGCAACATGATTCTGTGTTCCGCAGACGTTGCTTCCGCTCTGACCATGGCTGGAATCCTGGATTACACCCCGGCCCTGAACGCCAACCTGAGCGTTGACGACACCGGCAACACTTTCGCTGGTACCATCAACGGTAAGTTCCGCGTCTACATTGACCCCTACGCCGCTAACCTGGCTGCTGGCAACACTGCTACCGCTTCCGGTAATCAGTACTACGTTGTTGGTTATAAGGGTACTTCCCCCTATGACGCTGGTCTGTTCTATTGTCCTTATGTTCCCCTCCAGATGGTTCGCGCCGTCGGAGAGAACTCCTTCCAGCCGAAGATTGGCTTCAAGACCCGTTATGGTCTGGTTGCTAACCCCTTCGCCGAAGGACTTACTCAAGGACTGGGTCGTCTCAGAATCAACTCCAACCGCTACTACAGACGTGTTGCTGTTAAGAACCTCATGTGATTCGTCACTAGAGATCGCAATCAAGACCTCCTTCGGGGGGTCTTTTTTTATGTCTCTCTTGACAAAGACTCCTTTAAGGTCTAAGATGAGAGGACAATGGACCTTTAAAATGTTTAATTATTCTGATTTTGATGAATCATCTTGGAATTCATCAGCTAGAAAATGTGTTTGGAAAAATTTAATTGAAAGTTACAACAGCATCGAATGTATTCCTAAAGAATGTCATGGTCTAACAAGTACAATTAGGAAATTAGGTTCAAAGATGACCAAAAAGGAAATTTGCAAAGTTGCAGATAAAATGTCTTCTCAATGGACCCACCGACGTACACAAATTCTTAATGAATATAAGGACAACAAGTTGTCGTCTGATACAGATTTTACAGCTTTGGATAAATTATTCTCATTAAAACCTAAGAAAGAAAATTCATATGATAGAGTAAGTGATGTTTATATGAGGTTTAATAACCTGACAGATAAAGAGAAAGAAGCTTTTATGGTATTTTTAAATCACTAATAATTAAGATCCTCCTTCGGGGGGTCTTTTTTGTGCTGAGTTATATCAATCAATCCCAAAGAAAAGATTAAATTTATAACTAATTGTAAGAAGACATATTAACATGTCACCACATTTGGAGATTGCCAATGACTCTACCAAAAGACAAAAAGATTAAGCATGAACACATCGAATCAATGAAAATTGCGGTAGAGGAATCAGACATTCGGTCAATTCATCCAGACAAAATGGAAGAATTTGCTGAGTATCTAGTCCAAAAGGCAAGAACAAAGGAATGACTTGAGGGTCTTCGGACCCTTTTTTTATGCTTTTTTCTAAATAGAACGAATCACATTATAACCAATGAAAAAATTATTCTTCTTCGTGGACTTCCTAGTACACAATGGTGTTAATCAATTATGACTTTACTAAAGAAAACAGCTTGGGGACTTGTTGCATTGATTGGAATTGCAAACGCTGGAGCCCTCATTGGTCACACAATTCACGGATTCAGACAAGCAGTGGATCCTAAACAAGTTTTATATCCACCAGTTGGTGAGTATTCATCTTACTCTGTGAGCGTAAATCCAGATGGAAGTTATACCATCGACTATAAGGGTCATGACCCCACAGTTCTTGACAATGAAACTTATGTAGATACATCCAATGGTGTATTTGGTATTGGTGGAAGAACCACTACAACAAGAAATACTCAGTATGTTCCCGGTGAGCCTCCCAGCGATGAGGAGGGAAAGTACAATGCGAGATCCGAAGAGTGCATAAAGGTGGAAGGTGGAGGAGAGTCAAACGGTGCACTGGTGGGAGCTAGTGTCGCTTCAGGTCTCGCACCTGCGGTAGCAACCGTTCCTTATGTTGGATGGTTAGCTTCTGGTTGGATGGTTATGGCTGGTTCGAATATGGGATCAGCAGTTGGTAGTGAGATTGCCTCAACAATCAACGGGTGTTAGACTGGTATGGTAATTTACATCTTTTAACAATAAATAATTAAAAGAGTTCAGAGTGAGCTATGGCTTCTCATATTGAAAAGATGTCAACCAATGACAGAAAGACAATTTACTATCAAGGTAATCTAAAGTGGACAGAAAATTTCTCAGATAGAAAGGTCTTTAACACAAAAGCAGACGCCCAAGAAGAACAATATCAATTTGCAGGAGCAGTTGTAGAAGAATAAAAAAATAAATAGTGTTGCCTAACCAGCATATTATGGAAGAAAAGAAACCAATCGAAGACAAAAAGAAAAAAGGTCTTCTCACAAAGATCAAAGAAGGTATCGACGATAAAGAAGAACAACTTCTTATCTTGTCCACGTTTGTGAGACTAGGTATCTTGATTTGGTCTGGTGGTATTCTCACATTGGCATATGTCAAGTTACCTCCGGCTCTTGCTATTCCAGATCAGGACATCGATCCGACCTTCATTGCGTCCGTGTTTACTGGCGTTTTAGCGACGTTCGGGGTCCAGGCTGGTAAAAAAGCTACAGCTGCAGGATCTGGCATCACAAAAATTCAGATGGAAGAAGTTCTTGAGAAGGTCAATAAAAACTCACAGGTGATTAGAGTTGAACATGCACCACTTGTAATTTCCGCCATTGATCCTAAAGATGTCAACACCACAAATAAAGATTCTTCAGGTACCTAGGACACCAAATAATATAATTGAAACACTCCCGCCAACAGTTGTATCTGGATCTTATATTCAAGAACCTGTTGTGCGGGGTACCAGACCTCCTGTAGTGTCTGGATTGAGACCTCCGGTTGTCAATGTTCCTGAAGTTATAATTGATTACCCCACAATTGATCTCAATACTGAACAACAATATCAGGGAGACATAAGACCACCTACTCAAAATCCAACACAATCTCCTCCACCAGACACAAGAGATTTACCAACAACTCCGGCAATTCCAACAACTCCTGTAATCAATGTTGGTGGGATTGATGTACCTCTCCCCGAACCTGGACCACTTGTTGCTGCTGGTTCACTAGCAGTGGTGACAACTGTTGTGACTCTTGGTGCCACGATTGGTGTAAACCAAGCCAAAACATCACTTGAACCATTACTCAGGAAGATGCTCCAACCAAAGAGGAAAAAGATTAAGGTAAAACAAGTCAAACCAGTCTTACACTTTATCCCCAATGAAGACGGAACATCTGAGGTCATTGAGTATTCCCAAAAGGGTATGAAAGTTTTAGATGATGGTATAGAAAAGTTAGAGCAGTATCTCAGAGACCAAGTGGAGATTAACTCTCTATGGGAGTATGACAATAAAATTATTATTGATGAAGAACTCGGCAAGAAACTGACCAAAGAAGGTCGCAAAAGATTTAAAAGGTATTTTGCTGCACCGAAGGTGATTGCGAAGAAACTTGGGGCCAAGTTTGCGTTTTGATATCTTTAAGTCTGTAACCCCGGCGGACTTCACCACTAACTTCACAGATCTCTTCGAACATTTCGAGTTCACCTTCAGCCATTGCTGGTGTGGTAAGTAATAGTAGAATAAGTAAAAGTTTCATTTTATTTTTTGATAAATTTACACCAGAGTTCCGTGTTGGCGTCTAATCTCTCTCAACTCTTCAAAGTTCTTTTGTTTCGTGCCACCATCATACGGCCACGCATACCCTTCCGCAATCATTGCTTCATTAAGGGACAACTCTCCGTCCCCAATGTATAACCAGCCAAGAAGACGGCCATACTTCCCAACACCCCCAACAAGTTCAGTGCGGATAATAAGATCATCATCACCAGCCACTGCTCCTTCCAATTTTTCTTTAAGCCAGTTTGTTGCATGAATCCCTAGCTCCTTTTCCTCTAAGTCTCTAGTTCTTTTCTCTGGTGTATCTACACCAGCAACTCTAACTCTTTCTTTTTTGTAAAGATCAAACCCAAGATCAATGGTAACATCAATGGTGTCACCATCAACAACTCTGTTAATCTCGATCACTCGGAAGTTGTAACAACTCTTCCGACTCGGTGGGGTCATTGCTCCCATTTTTCATCTCCTGATTTGCTATGTAAAGTATGTAAGTGATGATCGCCAATGCTAGCATCACACAAATGATGACCATAATAATCACTGACCAGACAACTTCAACCATCGCTATTGACCTGTGGTGATTTTTGGGGTTGAATGACTATTACATCCGCGCAAATTCCCGCATAAGGTGAGTCGGGGTGGAAACGAACACCAGATTTCATTGCTTCTCCACATTTGAGAAGTCTTACAAGTTCAAAATCAAGTCTAGCTTTATCCGCTTCTGCTTGTTGTCTTGCGATTTCTGTTCTAGCTCTTTCTTTACAGAGCTCGACAGCTCCACCGTCAAGAGGTACATTGAACCCAAGTGTAATACCTAAGTTGCGAGAACCTGTAAGATAGGATTCTGGATCCCAGTTGTAATTGTTGTTTCCCATAGCAAAGGTAGATAGGCTCAAGGTGGATCCTTGACAGACCACACCTGAGCCATACTGTGTTGTCGCATAGGGTCCTTGCAACACCTGCACCGCCTGATTGGTGACGTTACCGGTTGCTGTTGCTGCTGGCCCTGCGATGTTTGTGTTTGTTGGAGCTCCATCAGCTAGTGCGTTATTGGGTAAACACACTGATACTAGTAGTAAAGCTTTCCACAGTCGTTGTCCTATCAATTGAAGTCTCCGATGCGATACCAGGTCCTAGGTAAGTTTCAGAGAACTGAAATGCGGCTCCTGGCGTTACGATTGAGTATTCAGTATCAGGTCCAGGATTGGACGGGATGTGAATATTGGTACCAGACACGGTGTAGGATTCACCTGTACTATATTCAATTTGTCGAATGGATTCGACTAATGTAGTTTTGGTGGTTGTTTCAGAGGTAACTGTTCCTCTGGTGAAGTTTGGAACCACACTTGCTGAATGTGATGGTTGGGAGAACCCATGAAGAACCCCCAATAGACCACCTACTAAGATAGCCAAAGGGAGATCTTTCATTACTTAAATACCGAGAGTTCAAGGGTTCGTTGGCCAATGGCAACTGTTCCAGGTCCACCAGCGGTTACTGTCGGAACTCCAGTTCCACTCAGTGTTCCGGCAAGGTCTCCTGCGGTTCCACCTGCATTGGTGACCGAGTCACCATAAAGGTTTGGTGAGGCAAATCTTCCGTGTGATGAGATGGTTGCTTGTGATGTTACTGGGTCATCTCCAATTGTGATGCTTTCGGTGAAAGAGAAAGCAGATCCATCTGTTGACACGTCATAACTTCCAGCTGTAACCGTTGCTGCGGCGGAACTCGATCCACCACTCAACCCACCCAGTGTCGTGATGCTGATATTAGATCCAGAAACAGAATAACTCGATCCCATTCGAGTTGACTGAACTGCTGCTCCATCAACGGTCAATTGAACGGAGTCAACAAGTCTTGAACTAATCTCAGCTGCAGAGACTGGTGATACAAGAAATAAAGTAGAAGCAAGAAGGAGTAATCTCTTCATTTGTTCGTACTTATTGGGCAAATCTATTTAGAAATATTCTTATTCAATCTTCGCTATTGTTAAATAGATTAGTTTACTGGTCAAAATCATGCAAAAACTCATTAATGTTTTAGCAGTTCTATCATTCGTTGGTGTTGCAGGCATCTACGGTGGTGGATACTATGTTTACTCTCAAAAAGATGCCATCGTTGATAATATCAAAACTCAAATTATGGAAGCTGCCGTCGGCGGAGTTGCTGGTGCACTTCCTGGTCTGATGGGTGGAACTCCGGAGTTGCCTGGTGTAGAGTTGCCTGGTGCGAAACCTGGAGCGATTGGAACACCCTCACCCCTGCCTCTGCCTTCTGCCTCTCCCTTCTGAGTAGGGACAGAAGTGAAAGTGGTCAGTGGATTTGATTAAACGCCTGTTAGGGGTTATACTAAATAAAGTTACGAAACACATATAAAGTTTTGTAACTTACACTCCTCAAACCGAGACCTATAGGGTGTCTAAACGCGTCTCTAATACCTCCGCCTGAGGGTGGCAGAGGAATAATATACCCAGTGTCCCTGCACTAGTACCTAACCCTTTTTCAAATGTCTAATTCGATTCAAATGGGACGTCAGTCCCAATCCACTTGGGATAATTTCTGCGAGTGGGTAACTTCTACCAATAACCGCCTCTATGTCGGTTGGTTCGGTGTGTTGATGATCCCAACTCTGTTGGCAGCAACCGTCTGTTTCATCACCGCCTTCGTCGCTGCTCCCCCGGTGGACATCGACGGCATCCGTGAACCCGTCGCTGGCTCACTCATGTACGGAAACAACATCATCTCTGGTGCAGTTGTTCCCTCTTCCAACGCAATTGGTCTTCACTTCTATCCCATCTGGGAAGCCGCATCGCTCGACGAGTGGCTGTATAACGGTGGTCCTTACCAACTTGTAGTCTTTCACTTTCTTCTTGGCGTTTTTGCCTATATGGGTCGTGAGTGGGAACTTTCTTACCGTCTTGGAATGCGCCCTTGGATCTGTGTGGCATATTCCGCTCCTGTTGCTGCTGCCGCAGCAGTGTTCCTTGTTTATCCTTTTGGTCAAGGAAGTTTCTCAGATGGAATGCCTCTCGGTATCTCTGGAACATTCAATTACATGCTTGTCTTCCAAGCTGAGCACAACATCCTGATGCACCCCTTCCACATGTTGGGTGTCGCTGGTGTCTTCGGTGGTTCTCTGTTCTCCGCGATGCACGGTTCACTCGTAACCTCTTCGCTGGTTCGTGAAACAACTGAAACCGAGTCTCAGAACTATGGTTACAAGTTCGGTCAAGAAGAAGAGACCTACAACATTGTTGCAGCTCATGGATATTTCGGACGACTCATCTTCCAGTACGCCTCCTTCAACAACTCCAGAAGTCTCCACTTCTTCCTCGCAGCCTGGCCGGTCATTGGCATCTGGTTCACGGCACTTGGCGTTTCAACCATGGCTTTCAATCTCAACGGATTCAACTTCAATCAATCCATTGTTGAGAGTCAAGGTCGAGTTGTGAACACCTGGGCAGACGTTCTGAACAGAGCTGGTCTTGGAATGGAAGTAATGCACGAGCGTAACGCTCACAACTTCCCTCTGGACCTGGCAGCTGTTGAGAACACCCCTGTCGCTCTTACCGCTCCTTCTATTGGTTGATAACATGACAGAACTGATTACTTACTATGTAATCACTGCACTTCTGATCGTCGGGGCTCCGGCGATCTTTTTTATTATTGTATTCATGCCAGCCCTTCAGAACACGAAAGGTCGTATGGTTGGATACAGAGATCATAAGAAGTACGGTGATTCCTCTATCTACGAGAACACACCAAGTGACAATACTAATTTCTTTCTATCCCTATCCAAATAAGTGAATAAAAAGAGGGTCGTTAGACCCTCTTTTTTTATGAATAAATATCAGTCTTGGTAGGTTGATTAAATCACAGTATAAATACCGATTGACCTCCTATGTAAAGTTATGTAAACTAAATATGTAAGAACACATGGAGGTTAATCTAAATTTTGACAACTTCAACCTTAAACATTCCGCAGCGAGGTTGGTTCGATGCCCTTGATGACTGGCTTAAACGAGATCGCTTTGTCTTTGTGGGTTGGTCTGGACTACTTCTTTTTCCCACTGCTTATCTTGCAATTGGGGGCTGGCTTACTGGCACGTCGTTTGTTACAAGCTGGTACACCCACGGACTTGCAAGTAGTTACCTTGAGGGTGCTAATTTCCTTACAGCGGCTGTGTCAACGCCTGCTGACGTTATGGGTCATTCTCTTCTTCTACTTTGGGGTCCTGAGGCTCAGGGAGATTTCGTCCGCTGGTGCCAACTTGGAGGGCTTTGGACCTTTGTTGCTCTCCACGGTGCATTTGCATTGATTGGCTTCATGCTCAGACAATTTGAGATAAGTAGATTAGTAGGTATTCGTCCGTACAATGCGATCGCTTTTTCTGGTCCTATTGCTGTATTTGTGTCTGTATTCCTCATCTATCCTCTCGGACAATCGTCTTGGTTCTTTGCGCCGAGTTTCGGTGTCGCGGCAATATTCCGCTTCCTTCTCTTCCTCCAGGGCTTTCATAATTGGACGCTCAATCCCTTCCATATGATGGGAGTAGCAGGTATCCTGGGAGGGGCTTTACTTTCTGCCATTCATGGCGTTACAGTGGAAAATACCCTGTATGAAGATGGTGACCAAGCAAACACGTTCAAAGCGTTTGATTCGACGCAAGAAGAGGAAACTTACTCGATGGTTACGGCGAACCGTTTCTGGTCGCAAATCTTCGGTATTGCTTTTAGTAATAAGCGTTGGCTCCATTTCTTTATGTTATTTGTTCCCGTTATGGGGCTCTGGACCTCTAGCATTGGGATTATTGGTCTGGCTCTTAATCTTAGAGCTTATGACTTCGTATCCCAGGAATTGAGAGCTGCAGAAGATCCTGAGTTCGAGACTTTCTACACTAAAAACATTCTCCTAAACGAAGGTCTCCGGAACTGGATGGCTCCTGTGGACCAACCTCATGAACAATTTGTGTTCCCAGAAGAGGTTCTCCCAAGAGGCAACGCACTGTGATTAGTTCATTAGGGTTCTTACTGCTTCGTCTTTCTATTGGCATCATGCTCATTCACCATGGGTATGAGAAACTAGACAACATTGAAAACTTTGCTGATGCATTTGTGAGACCACTCCACCTACCCTTCCCAGTGCTGTTGTCCTATGTGGCAGCAGCATCCGAAATCGTTGGAAGTTGGATGTTAATCACTGGTCTGGGTACTCGTCTGGGTGCCCTGGCTATCTTGGGAACAATTTCAATTGCCATCTATCATGCTATTGTAACATCCGGCTTCAACATATATTTGCTTGAACTCCTAGTATTATACTGGGGCGGTGCTTCATGTGTGATATTAAATGGAGGAGGTAAGTTCTCCCTAGACCATCTCATACGATTGAGGTTATCCAATGACTAAATCACTTTTCAGTTTCATCTTTGCAGCTCTACTGTGGGTTCAAGTTCCACAATGGAGTGATGATTGGTCTAAGTGTGCAGTTGATGTTCCTGATGTTGATTGTCACTGGTATGTGGTTGCTCCTGATAATACTTTCGGTGAAGGATTTAGTTGGGCGAACGCTCCCTGGTTCTCTGCTGAAGGACTCAGGGACGTCGGTGAACTACATCAAACTGTAAAAACGCTACAAGAAACATAAACAATTTGTGTTCCCACAAGAGGTTCTCCAAAAAGGTAATGAACTGTAAACTTAAGTTAGGAATTCAACACGAGGGAGTAGACACTCCCTTTTTTTATGCCTAAACTAGTATGTAATAGCCAATAAAAATGGACAAGAAGACTGAGGAGGAAAGAAAAAGAGAAGCAGAAAGAATCACAAGGCACATCCATCCACATGATGATGAGCCTGATCCTACTGCCAACATGGGGAACTATAACTTCCCGCAAATGTTATTTGCATTCTGCTTGGGGTTTGTTACCATGTTTGTTTTATCAGTAAAAGAAATAGATAACTTTAAGGGGTGTCCACTACCAGAGTATTTTCAAAATGAGGTCAAAGGATGAAATATCAACTGGCACTTGTACTTTGTTTTGTACCCCTTGCTATAATTTACATAGTGTTAAAACTAGCAGTATGGATGTCCGCCGTAAATTCCGAATCGGATTATGTCAAACAAGAACCTTTTCGCAAACGAGGACCCTATGTGGCAGACCCATATGCAGACGTTGATGAGGAGGAAAAGGAGTATGGAGATCGCACAGACTATCGATAAGGTCCTTGAGGACTATTACTCTGAGAAGGGTGAATCTGTACCAAATTGGAAACAACAAAAAGATCCACAGTGGTGGCTCGATTATCTTAAAGAACTAAACATCGATCAAAACAATTCATGAAAGTAGGAATCATCGGACTCGGTAGGATGGGAGAAGGAATGTCCCGTCGAATGATCAAACAAGGAATCGAAACAATCGGTTATCGGAGGAACTATGACAAAGCGAAACAACTCCAAGAAGACGGGGGTATTTCAGAGGCTGTCGATTCTCTGGAAACTCTTGTTCGGGTAGTCAGAAAAGATAAATTGGCAGGTGAGGTACCTGGTATCTTTCAACTTGTCATTCCAGCAGAACTAGTAGAGGACACCATCAATGAGTTACTACCATTACTTGGCGACGGGGATATTGTTATTGATCATGGCAATAGCAACTTTAAAGACAGTCGGAGGCGAGCGATCCAGCTTGAAAAGTATGGCATCCAATATCTTGACTGTGGTACTAGTGGTGGTGTTTACGGTTTGGAGCGTGGATTCTGTCTTATGGTTGGTGGTGCAGATCACGCAGTATCTGCATGTGCCCCCATTTTCAGAGCCCTTGCCCCTGGTATCTCGGCTGCCCCTCGCACAGATCCACTCAGTTACGCAACATCTGCAGAGTACGGTTGGCTCCACTGTGGACCAGCTGGAGCTGGTCATTTTGTAAAGATGGTTCACAATGGAGTTGAATATGGAATCATGCAAGCCTACGCCGAGGGCTTTAATATCTTGTATGAAGCTAATGCTGGGGCAAAGTACACCAAGGAGGGTGATGCTGAGGTGGCTCCGATGGCAGACCCGGAAAATTATCAGTACGACATTGATGTTTCTGAGGTGGCTGAGTTATGGAGGCGTGGTTCTGTGGTTGGTTCTTGGTTACTTGACCTTACCGCTAATGTATTACGCCGCGATCGAGAGCTTAGCAAGTTCGATGGAGGAGTATCAGACAGTGGTGAGGGTCGTTGGACTGTTCACAGTGCTGTGGATCTCGGTGTTCCAGCCCCTGTTATTACTACTGCTCTCTTCTCAAGATTTGAATCAAGACGACTTGGCAGATTTACAAACAAAGTCTTAAATGGAATGCGAGCAATGTTTGGAGGTCACGATGTCCGATAAAACTCATTTTATCTGCACAAAGTGTGGTGGCAAAGGATGCCAACACCACAATAAAGGATGGGAGAAATGATGGAAAAGATAAACTGTATTGTACTTGATTGGACCGTCACCATACTCGACTTCCTTTACAGAGGTCGAGACTATCAAAGGTTTTGGGTTCTCGAAGAAATTGCTCGGGCACCCTACTTTGCTTTCTTGAGTGTTCTACATTTGAGAGAGTCTATGGGACTTAGAGGACCTGATCATCTTTATTTGATGAAAGAACACTTCGCTCAAACAATCAATGAAACAGAGCATCTTGAATATATGGAAAGTCGGGGTGGTAATCGTTATTGGGTCGATCGCTTTGTCGCCAAACACCTCGTACTCATCTATTATTGGGTTAACGTGGTTTATTATTGGGTGGCTCCTCGTTCTGCATACCACCTGTCTTATGAGGTAGAGATTCATGCATCAGAAACATATGGTAAATATCTTGCTTTGAATGGCCATGACGACAAGATATTAGAGATCTTGAATGACGAACTGAATCATTCACGAGAACTGAAACTTGCCATGGACAAAATATGACTTTTGGAGATGTCTTACTTTGGGCAACAATACCCTTTGTACTATCCACGATACATTTCGGGATACGAAAAGGTGAGAATAACTACTATGAATCAGACAAGTATGATGGAAACGGAACCGCTCACTAGACGTATCGTTATCTTCGGTGCCACTGGTGACCTTTGTAAACGAAAACTTATCCCAGCACTCTATGAGTTGTGGAAGAAGGAACTCCTTCCACATAACATTCTGATTGTTGGTGCCTCTCGTCGAGAGTACACTAAAGAGTCTTGGTTAGAACATCTTGGTGATTATCCAGAAGAGTTCTGTTACTGGATGGACTTTATCTGTTGTGATCTTGATAGTCAAGAAAGTTTGAATCAGTTACATGATGAGAGTGCTGACACAACTTACTTCTTATCTGTTCCACCAGAGAGGTACGAAAATGCTATCATCAATCTTAAAGAAGCTGGGTTCCTTGATGACCCAGATCACTCCAGAGTGGTTATCGAGAAACCCTTTGGGCACGATTCTAAATCTGCTGATCATCTACAGTCAGTGGTGGAGCGACATCTACGCGAAAAACAAGTCTATCGCATTGATCATTATCTCGGCAAAGATACTGTTAATAACATCCTTGCCACCCGCTTTGGCAATATTCTACTTGAACCACTTTGGAACAGGGAGTACATAGAGGAGGTTCAGATCTTTGCAACGGAGACCATCGGTTGTGAAGGTCGATCTCAATACTATGAAACTGCAGGTGTTGTCAGAGACATGTTACAGAATCATATGCTTCAAATTTTGTCATTGATTTCTATGGAAGCTCCTTGTCGAATGGACGCAAGAGAGATCCGTAGAGAGAAGACCAAAGTCCTTTCTGCAACTCGTTTGGGTGAAAAACTAATCTGTGGACAATATGATACATACCGTAATGAAGAGGGTGTTGATCCTCACAGTAATACTCCTACCTTTGTCGCTGGTGATATTTACATTGATAACTGGCGTTGGAAGGGAGTTCCTTTTTACTTCATGACAGGCAAGAAGATGCCTTACCAGTGCGTTGAAGTTGTAGTTAAACTCAAAGCACCCCCTGTTGGATTGTTTGAAGGTGAGATACCAGGTCGTATTGTAATGAGATTACAACCTCATGCACACCTTGATATTCAGATTGATGTGAAGTCTCCTGGAATGAGTGAGGAGGTTGAGTTGGCAACACTCACCCATCGTTATCCAGATTGGTTGGGGGTTGACGGTTATGAGAAGTTGCTTTATGATGCATTGTACGCAGATCAATCACACTTCGTTCACTCTGAAGAGGTTTTAGAATCATGGAGGATTGTTTCTGATCTGTTGTGTGTTGGGAACAAGTGCCCCATCAGAACAGCCCCATATACCCACAAAGAAGGATTATGGGGTCCGATTCATAAGGTAAATCAAATCACTAAGTGGGATTATCCGTCCTAGTTTACAACATTGTAACTTTTTGTTACAATAAATAAATCACTGGGATGAAACGGCTCAACTACTCCCGCCAAGTTCCTATGAATCTAAAACTAGAATCATGACTGTTACTACAAATGAGTTTGGCCAGAACAACATGTTCGCCAAAGAGCCAACAATGTACATTGACCCTATTACGGAGGAACAAATGAAAACTGAAACTTACGAAACTCACAACGAGAAAGCAGAAAAGCTGAACGGCCGTGTAGCGATGATGGGAATCATCGCAGCTCTTGGGGCATATGCGGTGACAGGTCAGATCATTCCTGGTCTGTGGTGAATGATTTGTTGGTCGTATCAGCGACATTAGTAGGGGGCTTCATCATAGCGGCCCTTTTGACTGAAGACATAGACGACGATGATCATGATGGTGGAATGATGATTCCAGCATACCAGAGACCCCAATAGGGGTTTCTTTTTTGCCTCTAAATACAATCATACAATACACTCATATGGAAGAAGATATCCCTTATATCCAGATGGATTTAGATGTTGAGGATGTTCGAATTCTTTATTCAGCCGTGAATAAGCATCTCGAAGTTTGGGCTGGTGGAAATTCAGAAGACCAGGCGAACCTCGTCAGAATGAAGTACTTCCTGTTTCGGGTCTTGACAGAATTTAGTTACGACGGCAATCCCTATCATGGCGACTAGAAAGCCAATTTTTGGCCAACCAGAAAACAGAAACTTCCTTTCACCAACAGGGTTTACCTTTATGGTGAACCGAGCACCTCACCTGCAATTCTTTGGAAGGAAGGTAAATGTCCCTTCAATCAGTCATGATTATGTTGTTCAGGAAAACTACCTAAGAGGAATTCCCCTTCCTGGAACTCGGTTGGAATTTGAAGATCTTAGTGTTGAGTTTCTGGTCGATGAGGATCTACAGAACTATATGGAGATCCATAAGTGGTTATATGGAATTGGATTTCCAGATAGCCTTAAACAGATTTACGATTGGCAGAATGATCCTGATTCACCAATGGAACAGTCAGAAAGATCTCAACTGAACTTATACTCTGATGGAACGATGAACATCAACAACTCATCAAACATCCCATCATTCAAAGTCAAGTTCCAGAACTTGTTTCCCATAAGTCTCACAACTCTTGATTTTGACGCATCACTAACTGACTTGGATTATATGAAAGCGGTTGCCACATTCAAATATACCTATTATACTATTGAAGAGATTACTTCCTGTTGTTAATGATTGATCTTGAGACTCTACAGAATATGTGGAAGAATGACACCAAGATCGATCGTGACAACCTGCATGAAGAATCTCTCAACACTCCAACACTTCATGCAAAATACTTTGAAGTGTATAACAATGTCTCTCTGCTGAGAGCAAAGGCAGAGAAGAGAAGGTCTGCCATTTACCACAGCAGATACGAATATTACACAGGGAAGGCAGACCCAGAAGTCTACATTGAGAACCCATTCCCAAAGAAGATTAGAGATAAGGAAACTCTGGCAAAGTATCTGGAAGCAGATGAGGAACTCTCAACAGCAAAGTTGAAGGTGACTTATTATGACACAATGTTGAACTTTCTTGAAGACATCATCAAACAACTTCACCAGAGAAACTACCAAATCAAGAACGCCATTGATTATATGAAATTCCAGAGTGGACTTGGGTAACTAAATAACTGAAGGTGAAATCCTTCATGAATGGTTATCATTGAAAAGATTAATGAGGTGTTTCTTCGCTTGGAGATCTCCGAACCTCATATTGAAATGGAGATAAGAGAAAGATTTACTTTCGAAGTTGAGAACATGAAGTTCATGCCTCAATTCCGTAAGAGAAACTGGAATGGCGAAATCCACCTCTTCGACAGCAGAAAGAAAACTCTTTATGTTGGGTTGTTAGATAAACTGGTTGCGTTCCTGGACAATCGAGGCTACTCTTATCAATTCAAGAATAACAAGTTTTATGGTCTTCCCTTCGAAGTCAATGAGATGATATCTCAGGAAGGTGTGAGGGACTTCATGAATGCCATTGCCCCTGAGATTAAACCAAGGGATTATCAGATTGATGCGGTTTATGGTGCTCTGAGATTCAATAGAAAACTCATTCTCTCACCAACAGGATCTGGTAAGTCTTTGATGATTTACTCTGTTGTTAGATTTCATGTTGGTCTGAAAAGAAAGGTTCTCCTGGTGGTTCCTACAACATCTCTTGTGGAACAGATGTTCAAAGACTTTGAAAGTTATGGATGGAACTCCAGCAATCATTGTCACAGGATTTATCAGGGAAGAGAAAGAACCAATGTAAATGAGGTGACCATCACCACTTGGCAGTCTGTCTATAAAGAAGACAGAAGTTTCTTTGAACCTTACGATGTCATCATCGGAGACGAGGCGCACCTTTTCAAGAGCAAGTCTCTTATCTCCATCATGACCAAGTTACACCACGCCAAACACCGTTATGGGTTCACAGGAACCTTAGATGGGACACAGACCCATAAGTGGGTGTTAGAGGGGTTGTTTGGACCCTCTTACAAGGTCACACAGACCAAGAAGTTACAGGATGAGGGACACCTTGCAACCTTGGACATTCAATGTATTGTTCTAAAACACACTCCCAAGACATTTGATGCCTTTGAGGATGAAGTTCAGTTCATCATTGGACACACCAAAAGAAGTAAGTTCATCTCTAACTTAGCACTCGACCTGAGTGGAAACACACTAGTTCTCTTCTCAAGAGTTGAAAGTCATGGTGCCATTCTTTATGAGATGATAAATAATAAAGCCAAGGAAGGAAGAAAAGTTTTCTTCATTCATGGTGGAGTTGATGCAGAAGACAGAGAAAAAGTTAGAAAGATTACGGAGACAGAGAACGACGCTATCATTGTCGCCTCTTATGGGACTTTCTCAACAGGCATCAACATTAAGAACCTTCACAACGTGATATTTGCCTCTCCATCAAAGAGTAGGATTAGAAACCTACAATCTATTGGTAGAGTCCTTAGAAAAGGCAATAACAAAGTCAAAGCAAAACTATTTGACATTGCTGATGACTGCACTAAAGGATATAGAAAGAACTACACTCTCAACCACTTCATTGAAAGAATCAAGATTTATGTATCTGAAGAGTTCAATTACGACATTACAACCGTTGATATGAAGGACGACTAGAAAAGGAGTAAGCCTATGATCGAAGATGATTTCTACGCCACAATCAAGTTTAAGTCTGGTGAGGAGATCTTTAGTAAAGTTGCAGCTGCAGAGGAAGGGGACAGAACTCTTCTGATTTTATCTCATCCAACAATAATTGATTTGATTACTGTCAGAGGAAAACAAGCTGGTTATAAGATGGAAGCTTGGTTGAAAAGTACCAGTGATGATATGTTTATTGTTGATATGGATGAGGTCATGACCATCTCTGAATCAACAGATATTGAGATGATTGTTTATTATCAAGAATTCGTAAGAAGATCTTCTAAAACAAACCACACCAACCTTGACCGGAGAATGGGTTACATCTCCACTGTAAATGAAGCTAAAGCGTCCTTAGAGAAGATCTTTGAGCTTGAATCGGATAAACCTGCTTAAAGCATTCTTGGCCCCTTTATCCAGACAAAAGTATTCTAACAAAACAAAAGAACCCTTGTAAAGTTCTTCCCTTTTGACATGAAGGTCCAATTGGGTTATCCTTTATTGAGATGAAGGAAACATATGGTTATTTCGACTTACGGTACTATGGCAAAGTCCAAGGCAAAAGAACATTACATCAATAACAAGGATTTCTTGGATGCCTTGGAGAATTACTTTGCTCTTGTTGAACGAGAAGCGGAGAAGAATGGAATCGCAAAAGAGTGCATTAAAGATTGGAAAGAGAAACCACCCATTCCTCGTTACATCGGAGAATGTTTCCTAAAGATGGCAAACCGATTGTCATTCAAACCAAACTTTGTGAACTACATGTTCAAGGATGACATGATCTGTGACGGCATTGAAAACTGTGTCCGTTACATGCACAACTTTGATTCTGAGAAATCCAAGAATCCATTTGCTTACTTCACTCAAATCATTTACTTTGCCTTCCTTCGTCGAATCTCGATGGAGAAGAAACAACTTGAAATCAAGAATAAGATTCTGGAGAAGACTGACTTTGATGAAGTCTTCGATGCCAATGAGCTTGACAGTAATAACTGGAGTGACTACAATAGTATCAAGGATGCCGTTCACAACAAGTTGCGTTATCAATGAAGGTTGCAATTATAACGGACACTCATTATGGTGCTCGTAAGAACTCTAAATTATTTCATGATTACTTTGAGAAGTTCTATAATGATATCTTCTTCCCAAAACTTGAAGAAGAGGAAATCACCACAGTAATTCACATGGGTGATTGCTTTGATTCCAGAAAGGGTGTAGACTTCACAGCACTCGCCTGGGCCAAGAGAGTTGTCTTCGATCCTCTCAAAGAGAAGGGGATTACGATGCACCTTATGGCTGGTAATCATGATTGTTACTACAAGAATACTAATTCTGTAACATCAGTCGACCTTCTTTTGAGTGAGTACGAAAATGTCAAAGTTTACACGGAAGCAACTGAAGTCAATCTGGAAGGAAGGGACATTCTTTTCATCCCCTGGATCAACTCCGAAAATGAAAATGACGCTCTCAGCAAGATTAAGAATAGCACTAGCGAGTGCGCGATGGGGCACCTTGAGCTCAAAGGATTTAGAGCTCATCGAGGCTGCATCATGGAAGATGGTCTTGATGGCTCCGTCTTTGAGAAGTTCAGGGTGGTCTACTCGGGGCACTTTCACACTCGATCGGATGATTCTCGAATCTTCTATCTCGGGAACCCCTACGAAATGTTCGCCAACGATGTACTCGATAAGCGTGGTTTTCACATCTTTGAAACAGAAACTCTTCAGAAAACGGAAGTAAATAATCCTTACAGGATGTTCTATAACATCTACTTTGAGGATAGTGATTACCAACTTCTTGACACTTCAGAACTTTCTGATAAGATTGTCAAGGTGATTGTTCGTAAGAAGACAAACATTCAGAAGTTTGAGAAGTTTATTGATAAGATCTTTTCAGCTGGACCTGCTGAAATGAAGGTTGTTGAGAACTTCCAGTTGATTGAAGCAGAGGACTTCGAAGCAGAGGAATCGGAGGACACCATGTCTATTCTGGCTCGTTATGTTGCCGAGTCTGAAACTGAACTCGACAAGGGTGTAATTCAGAATCTTATCCGAGAGGTCTACCAAGAAGCATGTGAGGTAATCTGATGTTCATCATCACTATTCAGGGACACGAAAAGGAAGGAGCTTACTCAGTCATCGATGAGGATGGTGAGGAGGTTTTGTATATCTTTGAAGAGGAAGATGATGCGATCCGTTATTCTCTTCAATTGGAGGAGATGGATTATCCTAAGATGAAAGTGATGAGAGTTGAGAATGATATAATGGTGAAGACTTGTGAGATGCATGGACATCGTTATGCTGTAATCACAAAAAATGATATTGTAATTCCTCCTGAAATCCCACATGATCCTTTTTCATAATGTATCCTGGCGTAACTTTCTGAGCACAGGTAACACACCTTCAACGGTTCAGTTGGACAGCCATCCAACCACTATGATCATGGGATCCAACGGGGCTGGTAAGTCTACAATTCTTGATGCACTTTGCTTTTCACTTTATGGGAAAGCATTCCGTAAGATCAATAAACCACAACTTGTGAATTCCGTCAATGAGAAAGGTTGTTTGGTGACAATTGAGTTCTCTGTGAATGAAACTCAATGGAAAGTTGAGAGAGGAATTAAACCAAACATCTTCAAGGTCTACAGAGACGGGAAAGAACTTGATCAGAAAGCAAATATTGCTGATCAACAGAAGTGGTTGGAACAAACTGTTCTGAAGATGAATTATAAGAGTTTCACACAGATTGTGATTCTTGGATCTTCGACCTTTGTTCCTTTCATGCAACTTCCTATCAACTCTCGGAGAGAAGTTGTGGAGGACTTATTGGATATCAAGATCTTCTCCTCAATGAATGTGGTCATTAAGGAAAAGATTCGAAACATCAAATCAGAAATCAAAACTCTTGAACTCAGAAAGGAGTCTTTGATCGATAAAGTTTCAATGCAAGAAGAATTCATTCGACAGATTGAACAGGACAGTAAGGAACTTATTGATGGTAAGTTGGCTAAGATCAGAGTCCTGGAACAGGAGTCAGATGTAAAACTTGAAGAGAATAATCGACTGAACGGTGAGGTCAATAATCTCCGTGATGAGATGGTAAAGTTTGAAGGAGCGAGTGACGCACTGAGGAAATATGGCACAATCAAAGGTAAACTCTCTCAGAAGATTTCTGCAATCGTTGAGGAACATAAGTTCTTCACAGAGAATACTGTTTGTCCCACCTGTGAACAGGATATAGAAGAGTCATTTCGTGTAAATAGAATTGGAGACTCTCAAAATAAGGCAAAGGAATTGCAGAAAGGGTTCGAAGAACTCAAGCTGGCAATCGAAAAAGAAGAACAAAGAGAGTCCAACCACAAGTCGATTTCACTGGAGGTTACTTCACTTCTTAATGGCATTTCTAAGAACCATACTCAAATCTCTTCATGTCAGAAACAAATCCGAGATCTTGAATCTGAAATTCAAACAATTAACGACAGATCAGAAGATAGAAATTCTGAACATGACAAGTTAGAGTCCTTTAGAAGGAGTCTCCAAGAGACTTACGAGGAACTCGGTAACCGGAGGGAGAGTGTTTCTTATCACGACTTCACCTACAGTCTTCTAAAAGACGGGGGAGTAAAATCTAAGATCATCAAGAAGTACCTTCCTCTTATCAACCAGCAGGTTAACAAGTACCTGCAACGAATGGATTTTTACATCAACTTTAAACTGGATCAAGAGTTTAACGAGAAGATTGAAACTCCAATTCATGAAGACTTTACTTATGCTTCTTTCTCGGAGGGAGAGAAGGCAAGAATTGACCTTGCTCTGATTCTTGCCTGGAGAGAAGTAGCAAGGTTCAAGAACTCAGTCAATACCAATCTGATTTTGTTTGATGAGGTGTTCGATTCCTCACTCGATTCTGCTGGTTCTGAAGAGTTGATGAAGATTCTTCGTTATGTGATCAAGGATGCAAACGTCTTTGTTATCACGCATAAGACTGAAAACAGTGACAAGTTCTCAAGAGTTCTTGAGTTTGTCAAAGAAAAAGGTTTCTCTCGTGTAGTTTCTTGATGTTGTGTTTACCTTTGTGTATTTTTTACAAATGTTAGTAAATTAACACAAACTTCACTAAATAATGACGTTGTTAGGAATTCACTGAATGATTTGGGACTTACTTTGGAAAGTAAAGAAATTTGATTCTTCCGAACAAATCGTGGATGTTATCCAAGATACACAAGACGATCAATTATCTAATTACTACCAATGTATAGTTGAGTGTGACCTGGAGCAACATGTTTGTAAACGGAGGTGTAAACATCTTCTTCTTACTTAGTTTTATTTTTCCCCAAGGAGGACAAAACCGAGTGCCCCGTCGAGAGGTGGGGATGGTGACTGAAATGCTAAATTGAGTTACAAGGCGCCGAACCACCCCCCTTGGGGTGGTTTTTTATGTTATGGTGTAACCACTGAAACGAACAACCATGATCAACCTGGAAACCAAGGGAATTCTGGCTAAACTTCTGGCCACTGAGAACTTGGTGGTTGAGCACCAAAGCGTTGAGACTGCATGTTTCAACGTTGAGAACCGTGTTCTGACCCTCCCTAAGTGGGAGAAGGCATCCGAAGAGGTTTATGACCTTCTGGTGTGTCATGAAGTTGGTCATGCACTCTTCACCCCCAACACCGATTGGGAAACAGAAATTAAAGCAAGCCAATCTTACCTGAACGTTACTGAAGATGCAAGGGTTGAGAAACTAATGAAACGTAAGTTTGGTGGGCTTCCAAAGACCTTCTTCAAAGGTTATCAAGAACTGTCTGAGCAGGACTTCTTTGACCTTGAGAATGAGGATATCGCCAAGATGAACTTAGTTGACCGTGTCAATCTTCACTTCAAGATTGGTCACTTCGTTGAGATTCCTTTTCACAACGATCGTGAACTTGAGATTGTTGATCTCGTCTCCAAGTCTGAGACCTTTGAAGATGCTTTGAACGCAGCTGAGGTTCTTTACGAGTATTGTAAAGAGCAGAAGCAAGATAAGATTCAAGAACCAAAAGAAGCTCCTCAAGGTCAATCTGGATCTTCTCAAGAAGAATCTAAAGGTGGGACCTCTTCTCAATCACAATTTGAGAACAATGAAGATTCTGAGACAGAACAGGATGGTGAAGGTGAAAGTGATGACATTGAGGATGGAGAGTATGGTGACGATGAGGTGAAGACGGATAACGCTTTCACAGAGAACGCCAAGAAGTTCATCAATAAGAACAAGTTTGGTAATAGTAAGTATTACGAACTTGGTGAACTCTACATGAACAACATTGTTATTTCAAACAAAGAGATTCATCAAACCGCTGACTCCTGGTTCTCTGATTATGTGAACAACGAACTCTCTTTTACTGACAGTGAGTTCAACTTTTTCAAGAAGTCTGCACAATCTGAAGTCAACTTCTTGGTAAAAGAATTTGAGATGAAGAAGTCAGCTGACGAATATGCAAGAACTTCTGTCACCAAGACTGGTGTTCTTGATTGTTCTAAACTTCACAGCTTCAAGTACAGTGAAGATCTTTTCAAGAAGATCAATGTTGTCCCTGATGGTAAGAACCATGGTCTGATCTTCATCCTTGATTGGTCTGGTTCGATGGGCAATGTTCTCCTCCCCACTCTTAAGCAACTGTTCAATCTGATCTGGTTCTGTGACAAAGTTCAGATCCCATTTGATGTTTACGCTTTTACCAACTCTTACAGGTTTATCAATCGTTATGATCAAGATGCTGAACCGTGCAGTAAAGTCGTTGAAGGTAAGATTGCAATCACACCAGACTTCTCTCTAATGAACCTTCTTACAAGTAAAGTTCGTAAGAATGTTCTTGACAAACACATGAAGAACCTCTGGAGACTTGCTTATTCCTTCACCAGGGCTGTGAGATTCACTTTCCCTCCACAACTTGGACTTTCTGGAACTCCTTTGAATGAGGCACTTATCTGTCTTCACAAACTGATCCCTCAGTTCAAGAAGGAAAATAATGTCCAGAAACTTCACACCATTGTCCTCACTGATGGTGAGGCACATTCCTTGTCTGTTTATGACAGGAGGTGGAATGATTATCGGAACAAGTGGGAAGTCACAACAAGTTACCTTACTCATGGTGGTGATTATCTCCGTAATCGTAAGACCGGTTATACTTACAAATTGCCAAGTGTTTATGTTGAGTTCACCAAAGTTATTCTTGATGATCTTCGTCAAACATTTCCTGATATTAATCTGATTGGAATTCGTGTTTGTTCAACTCGTGACATTCGTAGAGTGAAGCAGATGTTTGGTGAGTGGTGTAGTGACACTGAAGTGAAAAATATTAGGAAAGAGAAATTTCACACAATGAAGAACACTGGTTACACCAGTTACTTTCTTATGGTTGACAGTGCACTTGAAACTGACACCACATTTGATGTGAGTGTGGATGCCACAAAGACACAGATAAAGAGAGCGTTTATGAAAAGCCTCAAGGGTAAGGCACTAAATAAAAAAGTGCTAAGTCAGTTCATGGACCTGGTTTGTTAAGGTTCGTTTCGATCCCCTCACATCCCTTGTTTTGGGGGTGAGGGGTGTTATGATATCTGTATTGAACAAACAACTCTCATGTCCCTTTCCACTAAAACCGTTGTTGAGTCCCTCATGGAACTCTATGGTGAGAGTGTAACCACAGCTGATCTCAAGGGATATGCTGCCATGAATGGAACCACTTATGTAACCCTGACTCGTAAGTTGGAAGAGTATAAGATTGGTCGTGGTAAGTGGAACCTCACCGTCAAACAAAAACTCGAAGAGACCTATAATGCTCTAGACGCAAAACCAGTGAGTGTTAAGAACCTGGTCCCAGAATGTGATCCAAACTATATTCCCTTTGGAAACTTCGCAGATGTTAAACGCATTATCAAGTCTGGTATTTTCTATCCTACTTTTGTTACAGGACTTTCTGGCAATGGTAAGACCCTCTCGATTGAGCAAGCATGTGCTCAACTCGGACGTGAGATTATTCGTGTTAACATTACAATCGAAACTGACGAAGACGATCTTATTGGTGGTTTCCGTCTTGTTGGTGGCGAAACTGTCTTTCATCGTGGCCCTGTCGTCGAAGCTCTTGAACGTGGAGCTGTTCTACTTCTAGACGAACTTGATCTCGCATCGAACAAGATCATGTGTCTCCAGTCCATCCTTGAGGGTAAGGGTGTTTACTTGAAGAAAGTCAATGAGATGGTCAAACCCGCTGATGGTTTCCAAATCTTCGCCACAGCAAACACCAAAGGTAAGGGATCTGAGGATGGTCGATTCATTGGAACTAATGTTCTCAATGAGGCATTCCTTGAACGTTTTCCTGTCACCTTCGAGCAAGAGTATCCTACCCCTTCCACTGAAGCAAAGATTCTCTCTAAGATCTGTGCTGATACTCGATTTGTTTCTCACCTGGTTGATTGGGCTGACATTATCCGTAAGACATTCAATGATGGTGGTGTTGATGAGGTTATCTCAACCCGTCGTTTGGTTCACATCGTCAAGGCTTATTCAATCTTTGGTAACAAACAGAAAGCACTTGAAGTTTGTGTGAACCGATTTGATGATGAGACCAAACAAGCATTTATTGATCTTTATGATAAGGTCGATGGTGACTTTGTGACTCAACAGATTGACACTTATCGGAATGAGGGTTAGGATTAAACTAACTAAGTGAAATTTTATGGCTGGACCTACTGAAAATGAGTTTTCAGAATTGCTGCGAGAGGGGTTTGAATATACCCCTCCCGTTGATTCTTATGAACACACTCCTGAATATTATGATCGAACAAGAAACATTGATCCAAATCGAGAGGAACGCCACTTGAGTCTTAATTTCGACAAGGTTAGTCCTGCACATTACTGGAAGTATAGTGAAGATTTGACTCTTAATGAGGTCAAAGAATACTTGTCAGGAACTTATAGATCGCATTATACTTCTAAGGACTCAAAGACACAAACTCTTGATTTGATTGAGAGTATTGGTGATGGTGAAGCATTCTGCCGTTCAAATGCAATCAAATATCTTTCAAGATTTGGTAAGAAGGATGGTAAGTCTAAACGAGACATCCTAAAAGCAATTCATTATTGTATTCTTCTTTATCACTTCGCTGGACTTCACCAACAACAGAACAACTACAACTTCTAATAAATGAAACTCTCTGAAACTACATTGAACCTTCTGAAGAACTTTAGTTCTATCAACCAGTCTATTCTGTTTAAGTCTGGAACAAAGCTTCGGACGATTTCGGTGATGAAGAATATCTTGGTTGAAGCTACCGTCACTGAAGACTTTCCTCGTGACTTTGGTATCTATGACCTGAACCAGTTCCTCCAAGGAATGTCACTTCACTCTTCTCCTGAACTTGACTTTGCTGAAGATGAGTTTGTGACTATCCGAGAAGGTAAGATGCGTTCTAAGTATTTCTTCGCTGACCCCTCTGTCATCGTGTCTCCTCCAGAGAAAGAGATCAATCTTCCGTCTGAGGATGTGTCTTTTGATTTGACATCACAACAACTGGAGAAGTTGAAGAAGGCTGCGTCTGTTTACCAACTCCCTGACATCTCGGCCATTGGTGAGGCTGGTGTTGTTAAGTTGGTTGCTCGTGATAAGAAGAATGGAACTTCTAATGACTTCTCCATTGTTGTTGGTGAGACAGATCAAGAGTTTGTCTGTAACTTTAAAGAAGAGAACCTGAAGATTATTCCTGGCAATTATGCAGTCACCATTTCCAGCAAACTTCTTTCTAAGTTTGAAAACACAGGATTGGATGTTGTTTACTATGTCGCTCTCGAACCTGACTCGAAGTTCAACTAAGCCGATTAATCAACCAGATCCTTATATTCTGTTTCTTGAAAATTGGATACCTGGTATAGGTGAAGACACTAAACTCCATGACCAACTTCATATTCATTTTGGTCTTGGATTTAGTGTAAATGATGAAGCAAGACTACTTGGATTTCAATTGGGACACCACCCAGCAGGAAATTTCATTCATGTTGTTGTTTTTTCAATCATGAGTCTTACGATATATCCAAAAGATTATCGTAATACTTGGAAGGACGTGACAGATTTTTATCAGGCATATTTGATTGGTAAATACTGGCAGTCTGTGTCATACTGGTTTATACCAAAAACAATATTATGAGACATATTCTCTTCACTTTGAAGGGTTGTCCTTTTGGGTTGTTGGATGATGAGTCACATGTTCGTAATGTTCTTGCGAATGCTGCCACATTGTCTGAGAGTAAACTGCTCGGTGTTCAATCTCATAAGTTTCAACCTCAAGGAGTCACTGCTGTTGCTCTTCTTGCGGAGTCCCATATCTCTATCCACACATGGCCTGAGAAGGGTATGGCAATATGTGACGTTTTTACATGTGGTGAGCACACAAATCCTATGGCTGGGGTAAGATATGTGTATGAAGCCATGGGTGCTACAGACATGGTTTCTGAAATGTTTACGAGACCTTTTGAATGAACATCTTCGTCACAAGCCCAAGTCCTCACGAAAGTGCAATTGCACTCCCTGATAAACATATCGTCAAGATGCCTCTGGAGACTTGTCAGATGCTTTCCATTGTTTGTTCTGATAAGTGGGGTCATGGGTTTGGGACTCTCCCTAAGGCTGACGGGACACCTTATGCGACCGACAAAGGTGCCTTCCGTAATCACCCTTGTACGGTCTGGGCTAACTCTTTTGTGATGAACTGGCAGTGGCTTCTCCATCATGGTCTTGCTCTCTGTGAGGAGTATAGAGTTCGATATGGTAAAATACACACATGCCACAACACACTTCTTGAGGCAAAGAAGATTCTACCTACAGGAGATCCCACAGGACGATCTGGAAAGAGTCCTGAAAATTTTGTCTTTGCTGGACCTGATGAGTTTAAGCTGGACACATCGATAGACATCTATGACAAATACAAGATGTACATTTCATCTAAACCTTGGGTGAAGGATAATTATCTTCGTCTTCCTGATCGTAAACCGGAGTGGGTATGAAACTGTTAGAAAGAATTGATGAACTCTCAAAGATCGGATTGACTGATGGGGGTGTCTGTAGAAAGTCTGGATCTAAAGAGGATCAAGAGGCAAGAGATCTGGTTGTCCGATGGATGATGGAAGATGGTCTCACTGTTCAGAACGATGAACACGGGAACATCATTGGTCGTCTGGATGGTTTAGGCCCACGTATCGTGACTGGTTCTCACATCGACACAGTAGCCACCGCTGGTAAGTATGATGGTGTGTTGGGTGTTCTCGCTGGTCTGGAGGTTGCAAGGACCCTGAAGGGTTCTCTCAGGGGACCTCTGGAGGTCGTTGTGTTTGATGACGAAGAAGACACAATGAGAGGTTCTATTGGTTATACAAAGGATAAACCAGATATCAAGGCATTTTTGGAACTTCACGTTGAACAAGGTCCAGTTCTTGATGTTCAACAACTTGACATTGGTGTGGTGACTGGTATTGTTGGTCAACGAAGATGTTCATTCACTGTCAATGGTCAAGAAAATCACGCTGGAACCACACCAATGAGTATGAGGGATGATGCTCTCTACAAGGCATCGGAACTTGTTGTTTATGTCAGTGACATGGCCAATGAGATGTATGATGGTCTTGTGGCGACAGTTGGTCAACTCAATGTGTCACCAAATGCCTTCAGTGTTATTCCTGGAAGAGTTGATCTCACCCTCCAGATAAGAGATTTGTCTGTTGAGAATATGGAAGGTTTTGTGGAGAATGTCTCAAATATGTTTGAACTTGATTATAAGGTTGAACATGCCTCAGACCCAGCAATTTGTGATGAGGAAATCAAAGACATTATCAAGTCTGTCTCTCAAGATTTGAATTTGAAACATATTGAGATGCCATCAAGAGCATCACATGACGCTCAAAACTTCACCTTCTGTCCTATGGGGATGATCTTTGTCCCATCCATTGGTGGTGTTAGTCATTCTCCCTTGGAGAAGACATCTGAAAAACACTGCGAGGACGGAGTAAGGGTTCTGACTGAAGTTATTAAAAAAATTGATCAAACCCGAATCAAACCATTTGGTGTGTTATAATTTTATTATCCTGAGGAAAGTTGATGAGTCGTAATGAATTCGTGTGGGTCGAGAAGTATCGTCCTCAAACGATTGATGAATGTATTCTTCCTGACAACATCAAGAAGACTTTCAAGGACTTCTTGGAACAGGGTGAGGTTCCAAACCTTTTGCTTTCTGGACCTCCTGGATGTGGTAAGACCACTGTCGCTAAAGCACTTTGTAATGAATTAGGAGTTGATGTTTATGTCATTAATGGATCCGATGAGGGGAGATTCCTTGATACCGTCAGAAACAATGCGAAGAACTTTGCTTCGACCGTATCGCTTTCGTCAGCTGCTAAACACAAAGTCATCATCATTGATGAAGCAGATAACACGTCCAACGATGTACAACTCGCCTTACGGGCATTTACTGAGGAGTTTGTTGGTAACTGTCGCTTCATCTTCACCTGTAACTACAAAAACAAAATCATCGAACCCCTCCACAGTCGATGTGCGGTCGTGGATTTTGCTATCCGTGGAAAGGACAGACAATCCCTTGCCGCAAAGTTCTTCGGAAGAATCCAAGAAATCCTCACAGGAGAAGGAGTTTCTTTCGAACCTAAAGTTCTGGCGACGCTAATTCAAAAACATTTCCCTGACTGGAGACGTGTCCTTAATGAGTGTCAACGTTATTCCAGTAGTGGAAAGATTGATGCTGGAATCCTTGCAACCTTCTCCAATATTAAGACTGATGACCTTTTTACCTTCCTCAAGGAAAAGGACTTCCCAGCAGTGAGGAAGTGGGTTGTTGAGAACTCTGATGGTGACAGTCATCATCTGTTCAGGACCATTTATGATGGAGCTTACACTCATCTCACTGGTCCTGGTGTTGCTGCCGCTGTTCTTATTATTGCAAAGTATTTGTATCAGTCAGCCTTTGTTGCTGACCAAGAGATAAATACACTTGCTTGTCTAACCGAAATTATGGTGGAGTGTGAATTCAAATGAATGTAAAAGTAATGCGTACAAACATTGGTGAGGAAGTAATCTTTACCCTTATCAATGAGGATGAGAACACCATTGAGATCGAAAACGCACTGGTTGCTGTGCCTAATGCACAGGGATCTATCGGTTTCGGTGCTTGGTCTTATCTCCAAAAGAAAGACACAACACTCACTGTCAATAAACAGTTTGTCGTTTACATTATTGAAGCGAATGATGAGGTTGTTGAAAACTATGAGAAAATCTTTTCTCCCATCCAAACCCCTAGTAAGAGCTTGATCCTATGAAAAGGGTAATTGCCTTAGCCATGTTACTTGCGGTTGGTTCTCCAGCGTTTGCAGACTACAGACAACCTGGTGGAACTCAACAGACCAACTGTTATAAAACTGTGTATCGTGAAAAGTATGTTCCTGGCACCAGAAACAACCCTGGTTATGTGAGAAAGTGGACTGAGAGAGTCAAAGTTACTTGTGAAAACCGTGGTGGTCATTATGAACATCATGAGTCTCATGTGGATGACAACTCTTGTGTTGAGGGTGCAATTCTTGGTGGGATCGCTGGCGGTGGTGCTGGTGCGGCCCTCTCTCGTGGTGATGGACGTTGGTGGGCAATCCCTCTGGGAATTGTTAGTGGATCCATGGTAGGATGTCAAATTGATGGTGGTTGATTTATTATGGAATTGAAGGATTGGTTGAATTCAATCAATAATACAAAGAAGGATCTTCTTCAGGAGGATCCCTCTTTATCGAAGGAATATCCCCCATACATTATTAATAAGTGTTTGTCAGGTCATATGGACTCTGTTCTTTTCGCCAATGAAATGAACAAAGCCCACTTTCTTGATAAAGATATGCAATATTTGTTTTATCTAAATAGTCTGAGGAAACGGAGGAGATTTTCTCCTTGGGTTCGAAAAGGTAAGATTGAAGACCTAGATTGTGTTAAACAATACTATGGTTATAGTAATGAGAAGGCATCTCAAGTCCTAAAGATTTTATCTAGAGAACAAATTGACTTTATCAAGAAAAGACTTGACACTGGTGGAGTGAAATGAATCAAACGACTGAACCGCAGATCAACTGGTCTCAGGATCAAATGATCGAAGTGAGGCTGAGTGAACCGGATGACTTTCTAAAGGTAAGAGAGACTCTGACCAGAATTGGAGTTGCTTCCCGTAAGGAAAAGAAATTGTATCAATCCTGTCACATTCTGCATAAGCAGGGGAGATACTTTATTGTGCACTTTAAAGAACTTTTTGCTCTTGATGGTAAGTACGCAAATCTCACAAGTAATGATATTCAAAGACGTAATAGAATCACAAAACTCCTAACAGATTGGAACTTGATTCAGATTGTTGATGAGGATTCAATCCTTGATATTGCTCCACTTAATCAAATCAAAGTCCTACCTTATAAGGAAAAGAGTGAGTGGGTTCTGGAACAGAAATACAACATCGGTAAAAGGTCCAAGGCAGAGGGTGAAAACCAGTAATAAATGGAGGGTTTCCAACACCCTCTTTTTTTATGCTTTCTGTTATAATTAGTATGTAAGAGGTTCGGGTTCTACGGAACCCCCTTTTACGCCAAAGATGCCTTCGGGGTCTTTACTTAACATACTCGCTTACTAAGGAGATCTATGTCTACACTAGCAAGGTACAATGTTGCCAACATCGACCAACTGGTTGATAGAATCGCAAGAAATAGTATTGGAATGGAAGACTACTTCAATCGTGTCTTCACCCATGAAACAAACAATTACCCACCATACAATCTAGTTGCTGTAACTGAAGATGAGTTCAAACTAGAGATTGCATTGGCTGGTTTTGCTGAGACCGATGTGAAGGTCTACACAGAGAGGGGTAAACTAACCGTAGAGGGGTCTAAGGCCAATCAGACAGCTGAAGACGCATACGTCCATCGTGGACTCGCACAAAGGTCTTTCACAAGGGCTTGGACTATCGCTGACGATACTGAGGTCAAGTCTGTTGAATTTGTGAATGGTCTTCTCACTGTCACCCTGGGTAGAATTGTCCCAGAGAAACATCAGAAGAAACTTTGGTTTGGAACCGAAGACAATTCGTAGTGTAATCTTATACCAAAAGTGTATCACTATGATACATTTTTTCTATATAATTATGTACTTATGGAGGACGACTTATGAATCTTACAGCCGCCACTCTTACAATTGGGACCGCAATGACTCTTTTTTTCAATGGGTTCCTTGGAAGCGCATTCCCCTAATGGTCCCCCTAGTATAGAGACCTTTTATTTTACGACACTATAATGGCACTATTCGCACTCTTCTCATCTCTTACCGCAACAGCAATTTTAGCATACAAACTAACACCAAAATCAGAAGAAGAAGAAGAACTATTTCTTCCTTACTAAATAAACTGACTCTACATCCGCAAACGTAGAGAGTGAGGGGTCTAAACACCCCTCTTTTTTTGCATTAAAATGATCAATAAAGCTCATGATTAAACTTGTAGTTCTTAAAAGTGGTGAAGACTTGATTTGTGACGTTGAGGAGATGGTGGTGGCCGAGAAGGTCGTCGGTTATTATCTCATCAATCCATGTGTAGCTTCAATCTCTCAAGACAAGAGAATGAGAATTACTCCCTGGAAGCCCCTCTCAAGTGATATTAGTATTCCTGTGATTACTGATCACGTTCTCACTATCATCACCCCACAAGATGCACTTATGAATCTTTACGTTCAAACTCTGGAGAAATATGAAAATCGAAAATTTAAAAGTGGTCCTACTAGTGAACAACCTGAGGTTGGTGACACAGATCGAGGAAGTGACAGCGGATCTGGGAGAGCCAGACTGCAAGCTGACTGAACCTTTTGTTCTGAATGATGACGGGACTTTGTCCCCATGGTTGTTGGATGTGACCAATGACAACACATTCATGATTCTTTCTGATAAGATCTTGACTTTGTGTGACCCAACTGGTAAGATTAAAGACAAATACGATAACCTGGTGAAGGGATGAGATTTTATACGAATGTGACAGCTCTTGGAAATAACATCCTTGTCAGGGGTTATGAAAATGGTAAGTCTGTCAAGTTCAAGGAAGAGTTTTATCCTACTCTTTTTGTAAAGTCCAACAAAGAAACAAAGTATAAAACCCTTGATGGTGATCCTGTTGAACCCATAAAGCCAGGTACCATTAGAGACTGTCGTGAGTTCTTCAAGAAGTATGATGGTGTTGATGGGTTCAAGATCTTTGGGAATGAAAAGTACATCTATCAGTACATCTCAGAGAAGTATCCTGAAGATGAGATCAAGTGGGACATGTCGAAGATCAGTCTGGTTACGATTGACATCGAGGTCCAGTCTGAATATGGTTTCCCAGATCCATGGGAATGTAATGAGGAGATGTTGACAATCTCCATTCAGGATTACAACACCAAATCGATAACAACTTGGGGAAGGAAACCTTATTATCCTACTCAAGCCAATGTGACTTATCATCATTATTCAGATGAGCAGGAGATGCTTCGTGCTTTTCTGAATTGGTGGACGATGAACACACCAGACATTGTGACTGGTTGGAACTGTCGTCTTTATGATATTCCTTATCTCTGTGGTCGGATTAATCGCTTATTTGGTAGCAAGGTGATGAGGGAACTCTCTCCTTGGAATTATGTCAATCATGAGGAGATCACACTCAATGGTCGTCCACATAATGTGTTTGATCTGACTGGTGTGTCTGTTCTTGACTATATGGATTTGTATAAGAAGTTTACTTATACAAACCAAGAGAGTTACCGATTGGATTATATTGCAGAGGTTGAACTTGGACAGAAGAAGTTGGACCATAGTGAGTTTGACACATTCCGAGACTTCTATCGTGGGAACTGGAAGAAGTTCGTTGATTACAACATCGTTGACGTTGAGCTTGTTGATAGACTTGAAGATAAGTTAAGATTGATTGAACTTGTTATCACAATGGCTTACGATGGCAAAGTTAACCTCAGAGATCCAATGTTCCAAGTTAGACTTTGGGACGCTATCATTTACAACTATCTGAAGAAACATGATGTTGTGATTCCCCAGATGGACAGGTCTGAGAAAGAATCCAAATTTGCAGGTGCTTATGTTAAGGAACCGATTCCGGGAGTCTATGATTGGGTTGTCAGCTTTGACCTTAATTCTCTCTACCCTCATCTTATTATGCAGTACAATATCTCGCCCGAGACACTTCAAGAGTCTCGACATCCCAGCGTCTCTGTTGAAAGGATCTTGAATGAGGACATCACATTCGAGATGTACAAAGACTTTGCTGTGTGTGCTAACGGAGCAATGTTCAGTAAGAAAGAGGAGGGCTTCCTCCCAAAACTCATGAAGAAGATGTACGCTGAACGTAAAGCATTCAAGACTCAGATGTTGAAGAGTAAACAAAAGTTAGTTGACATTGAATCAGAAATCAAAAGGAGAGGATTATGACTAAGTTTTTGATGTTCACAAAGGAATCTTGCGGACCATGTGGTCTGGTGAAGAGGTATATCAATGCACTTAAAGATGATCGTGCTGAAGTTATTGAAGAGATTTATCTTGAGGATGTGAGTGATGTTCCCATCCCTGAAGAGAATCTTGCACTCGCTAAGTCTTATGGTGTGACCGCGACTCCTGTTCTTGTCATTACTGATGAGGATGGAAACCACCTGGAAACTTACACTGGTGGTGTTCCCATCACACAGAACATTCGTAAGCTATGGGACAAGTATAATGTTTAAGGAGATTACACCTGAGACATACGAAAAGATGAATGAGGAGTTTGAGGAGGAAGGTCTTTCCTTCCGAATCATTGTCCCTACTCAAGAACAAATTGATGAATGGAGGCAACGTGATTGACGACAATTTTAGAGACTCTTCTGTCAGAGCACAATTAGATAACATCTGCAAACTTTTGGGTGGTGAGGTGACGTATCATACTTGTTGTGATAGGACAACTGAACATAAAAAGATCGTAATCAAGTACGATCATCGTAATAAAGAATGAGGAGGTTTGTTAGTGGGATACTTAATTGGAGGTGCTGGTGAGGGAGCAGAGCAGGAGATTGTAACTTCTGATAAAGATTACTCTGGTCTTTCTAATGAACAACTTCTGAAACTTAGAGACCAGACAGTTAAAGACATCGCGAAGTTCAACAACTTCCAGATGGTCAGAAAGATTACTCTTAACTCTTGTTATGGTGCCTTAGGTAATCAATACTTCAGGCACTTTAAACTTGCAAACGCAGAAGCAATCACTCTGTCTGGTCAAGTGAGTATCAGGTGGATTGAGAATCGAATGAATGGATTTATCAATAAGATTCTGAAGACTGAAGATGTTGATTATGTGATTGCGTCTGATACTGACTCCATCTACATCAACTTCGGTGGAATCGTTGAATCGTTTCTTAAGAAGTTCGACGGTGATAAACAGAAGACCGTTGACATGATTGATAAGATTTGTCAGGACCAACTTGAACCATTCATTGATAAATCTTATCAACAACTTTCTGAGTATGTGAATGCATACGATCAGAAGATGCAGATGAAACGGGAGAACATTGCAGACCGTGGAATCTGGACAGCGAAGAAGAGATACATTCTCAACGTGTGGGACAGTGAGGGTGTTCGTTATGAAGATCCTAAACTAAAGATTATGGGAATTGAGGCTGTGAAGTCATCAACTCCAGCTCCTGCTCGTAAGATGATTAAGGATGGTCTGAAGTTGATGATGGAAGCAACTGAGGATGAGATGATTGACTTCATCGATGCATCGAGAACTCAGTTCTATAACATGTCACCAGAGGAGGTTGCCTTCCCACGTTCAGTCTCTGATGTTGATAAGCATAAATCATCATTGAATATCTACGGAAAGGGATGTCCCATCCATGTTCGTGGATCTCTTCTTCATAACCATTACATCAAAGAGAAAGGTCTGGAGAAGAAATACTCCATGATTAACAACGGAGATAAGATTAAGTTTGTTTATCTCAAGAAAGCAAATCCCATTAGAGAGAATGTAATTTCTTTTGCAAATGAGTTCCCGCATGAACTCGGACTTGCCAAATATATCGATTATGAGTTACAATTTGAGAAAGCTTTCCTTGAACCAGTGAAGAACATTCTTGATGCAATTGGTTGGAGTGTTGAGAAAACTGTAAACTTAGAACTATTTTTTGGATAATGGATTTTCTAAAAGAAATTGTAAAAGAGATTGGTGATGAGTACACTCAGTTAGCATCTGATATTGATGAGACAGAATCTTATGTGGACACGGGTTCTTACATTTTTAACGGACTTGTTTCAGGGTCTATATTTGGTGGTGTATCTGGGAATAAGATTACTGCCATTGCTGGTGAGTCTAGTACTGGAAAAACTTTTTTCAGTCTTGCTGTCGTCAAGAACTTCCTTGATTCTAACCCTGATGGTTATTGTTTATATTTTGACACTGAAGCCGCTGTTAACAAGTCTCTTCTCGCAGATCGAGGCATCGATCTCGACAGGTTTGTTGTAGTCAACGTTGTTACAATTGAACAATTCAGACAGAAGGCACTTCAAGCTGTCGACATTTATTTGAAGAAACCTGAGGGTGAACGTAAACCTTGTATGTTTGTTCTTGACTCTCTTGGAATGCTCTCCACTGAGAAGGAGATTACCGATGCCCTGAATGATAAACAGGTTCGTGACATGACAAAATCACAGCTTGTTAAAGGTGCTTTCAGGATGCTGACCTTGAAGTTAGGTCAAGCTAAGATACCTATGATCGTCACTAATCACACCTACGATGTTATCGGAGCTTATGTCCCTACTAAGGAAATGGGAGGAGGTAGTGGCCTCAAGTACGCCGCGTCTACGATCGTTTATCTCTCAAAGAAAAAAGAAAAGGATGGAACAACTATTGTCGGCAACCTTATCAAAGCTAAAACGGCAAAGTCGAGACTGAGTAAGGAGAACAAGGATGTTACAGTACGTCTTTATTACGATGAGCGTGGTCTTGATCGATATTATGGTCTTCTTGAACTCGGTGAGATTGGCGGACTTTGGAAAAACGTTGCTGGTCGATATGAGATGAATGGTAAGAAGGTCTACGCCAAGGCTATCTTGAAAGACCCAGAACAATACTTCACTGATGAAGTGATGCAACAATTGGATGAAGTTGCTAAAAGGGAGTTTAGTTATGGCAGCTGAACTGTCTTATGACTTTTCTAGATTGTCGAAAGAAAGTGATATCATCCAAATCCAGTATGACTGCAACATACACAAATCCGATGGAGAAGAAGCTCAGGTTTGGACATCAGATAATGAAGATGGTTTTTATTCTGACACTCGAAAATGTGATGCTTGGAATTTGGAACCCGAAGATATAAGCTTCTGTGAGAAATTTTCAAACATCATTAAAAGAGTGAATGCAGATAAGTGGAGAATGGATTTGAAGGGTGAATTTGAGATACCCTTACAATTTCTACATTATCATGAACCTGGTCATCATTTTGACTGGCACCATGATGTTATGGTCGACATCGACTTTAATTTAGTAGGACTCCGTAAGATAACGATGGTTTATTGTTTATCTAAGTCGAGTGACTATGAGGGTGGTGAATTTAATGTGATTAATTTTGACCAAAACATACACAGTGTTAAAATGGATAGGGGTGATCTTATGATCCTCCCCTCAGCTGTTATGCACAAAGTCTCTCCTCTCATTAGTGGAGAGAGGAAAACTCTTGTTGGATGGTATGGATAGTATTGAAATTCTGATTCTTAAGAATCTGATTAATGATGAAGAGTTCCTCAGGAAGGTAATCCCTTTTCTCAAGAAAGATTATTTTCAAGATTATTCTCAGAAAGTTACCTTTGAGGAGATAAGTTCTTTTGTTGAGAACTATAATCGTATTCCATCTAAGGAAGTTCTTCTCATCGAGACCGAGAAGAGAAATGATATGAATGAGACAACCTTCAAAGAGGTTGCCACTTTCATTTCAAATTTGAATGAGTGTCCTGCTGAGTTTGAGTGGTTGTGTAACACCACAGAGAAGTGGTGTAGAGATCGCGCAATCTATCTGGCATTGATGGAGTCCATCAACATCGCTGATGGTAACGATGAGAAGAAGTCACCTGATGCGATTCCAAGTATTCTCTCTGATGCTCTTGCGATTTCATTTGATAATCACGTCGGTCACGATTATTTACAGGACTATGAAACACGTTATGAGAGCTACCACAGGAAGGAAGACAAGATTGAATTTGATCTCGAACACTTTAACAAGATTACGAAAGGTGGTCTCCCTAACAAAACTCTTAACATCGCGCTTGCTGGTACAGGCGTCGGCAAGTCTCTATTCATGTGCCACATGGCTAGCTCCGTCTTGCTCCAAGGACGGAACGTTCTGTACATTACAATGGAAATGGCAGAAGAGAAGATTGCTGAACGAATTGACGCAAACTTATTAAATGTTAATATACAGGAGATCACAGATCTTCCTAAACAAATGTTTGAAACCAAGGTAAATAACCTTGCGAAGAAGACACAGGGAACCCTGATCATTAAAGAGTATCCAACAGCCTCTGCTCATGTCGGACATTTCAAAGGACTTCTCAATGAACTTTCTCTTAAGAAATCATTTAGACCTGACATTATTTTCATTGATTACCTTAATATTTGTGCTTCCTCTCGGTATCGGGGAGGCAGCAATATCAATTCATATACGGTTATCAAGTCTATTGCTGAGGAGCTTAGAGGTTTGGCGTGTGAGGCAAATGTTCCAATCGTCTCTGCTACTCAAACCACTCGTTCTGGTTATGGTAGCTCTGATGTTGAGCTTACTGATACTTCTGAGTCCTTTGGTCTCCCTGCTACTGCTGATCTTATGTTTGCCCTTATTTCAACTGAAGAGCTTGAAGAACTTGGACAAATTCTGGTAAAACAACTCAAAAACAGGTACAATGATCCTACCATCCACAAGCGCTTTGTTGTCGGCATTGACAGGGCTAAAATGCGTCTCTATGATTGTGAGCAATCTGCACAAGATGACTTACTCAATTCGTCGTCCGATCCGGAGAATGTTGGGGAACAACCAAAACCAAAGAAATCATTTGAGGGATTCAAGTTCTAATGGAAAGTAATGAACTGAGTGTAAAGAAAGAGAGTCAACTCGCAAGGAATGATGCACCTCATTATTATGAGGTGAAGATTAAAGGTCATCCTAATGGTGTGCCACAGATGCACTGTGGTAAAATCAAAGATGCAGAAAGACTTCTGGAGATGTATCCAGGCTCAACTATGAGCAAGATCTACTTTCCCCATCCACCCGAAACGGTTGACGTTTCTTATGTTACAATGGAGAACGACAAGCAACTTCCCACAATCAAAATTAGAGGACAGGAGATCTTCATCCAACAACAGTTGCCTCAAAATTGTCAAGAACCATTTATCCCTGATTTTCATGACTAAACAAGTTGACACTGACAAGTATCTGGAGTTTGTTAATGGAGTTACCTCACAGCCAAGTAAAGATCACGAAGCTTTCATCTATCGTCTTCAAGAGTTGGAAGGCCAAGGATTTCATTCCGAGCGACTGCTTACTGCTGCTGTAGGATTGTGTGCAGAGAGTGGTGAGTTTACTGAGGTTGTGAAGAAGATTGTGTTCCAGGGTAAACCTGTGAATGAGGATAACATCTTTCACCTCAAGAGGGAACTTGGAGATGTGATGTGGTATCTTGCACAAGCTTGTATGGCTCTGGACACAACCATCGATGAGGTTATTGAGATGAATGTTGATAAACTTCAATCTCGTTACCCTGGTGGTAGTTTTGATGTACACTATTCTGAAAATCGTAAAGAAGGAGACGTCTGATGAATGGCAATTTAGAACCAGAGGAGAGAGTTATGGACGATGAGCTGATTGCAAATCGTAAGTCTGCTGCTGTGATGAAGGCATTGCATGACAAGATTAAAGAAACGATCGCAACTCTTGGTTGGGATTGTTATGATAATGTTACCGTTGAAATTGGAGGTACTCAAGTCTCTGGTATCGATGTTGGTGAGGTCTACAATAAGAAGTGGCAGTCACCTATTGGTACTCGCAAGTACAATAAAGACGCCTTCATTATTATCAAGAACCAGGATCGTAGAGACTTGAGTAAGTCTGAACCCTTTGGTGATGGTGAGTTTAAACCACAACACCCATACACTCCTCCCTCTGAAGATCAAGAAATTGTTGTAAACATGGATGGTGGAGTTGGTGGGTCTTGGGAAGTTAAAGAAGAATCTTGAACACTTATCTTAGAAAATTATGATCAATGTAGAAGTACCAGTTAGAACTGCTGCAGCAGTCAGACAAGTTCTGTTTGATGAACAGAAAATTTATACTCATGATGATGACACCACTCCAGAACGAATCAAAGAAATTCGTGGAGTGATTCAACAACTTGACGAAGGAATTGAAGCTGCTCTCAAGACACTTGAAGAACAAATTCAGAAGGGGTCTGAGGAATGAAGTATCTTTTTGTTGGTCTTGTTGCCACTCTTGTTTGGGAGTTTGGTCACCCTTACATCCCTGGATTGGTTGTTGATCATGAACACACACATGTGGAGGAAGTTCGATGAAAATTCTTACTCTCGAAGATTATCAAAAGGCTGGTGAACATTTCTGGTCAAAGTACTGGTATGTTGCTAAAGAACTTGGTGAAGATGCCAAGACAGAAGACATCCTGAAAGTCATGGAGACTCTCGGTGGTGTAGCTCTTCAGTTCAAAAACGAGGAAGATGGTGTAGGACCATTTGGGTTCAACAAAGGCGAGAAAGAAGAAGCATAAATAACTTCTAGGAATATTCTAAAAGTAAGATGTCAGACATGAATGACTTGTGCAGAGTGTATTCTGCTGTACATAATTCGGAAGTCAAAAAAGAAATCACAGAGGCTAGAGATGCATTTAGTGAGATGGATCTCTCGAAGATGACTAAGTCCGATCTTTATGAGATGGCTGAAGAAATCTTTGAAGAGATCTTCTCCACCGGACTCACTCTCAAACAAGTAGACACTGTTCTTGGTTCCGTTATGGAGGAAGTCTCCTCTGTCACCACGTCTGAATTTAGGGCTGATAAGATTGAGAGATTGGCCGAAGCTTTTGATGAAGTGTTTGAGAAGGTCACAGAGAATTCTGAAAGAAACTGCGTTGAGATGTTCCTCAAGTATCGGAAGAACAAGCCTCTCAATGAGAAGTGGTACAGCAGAGTTAATCATGAACAAGGAAATGATAAAATCCACGCAGCTCTGATTGCTCAGGACAAGAAGAACATCAAGGAAAGCATTCTGTCTCTCGTTGAGAAGAAGGTTATGGATTCTTCTTACCTTGAGACCAATATGAAGAAGAGACAAGAGAATAACGAGAAGGCTCGTAAGGACATGAAGAAGATGGGCACTTCTATGAAGAACCCTCACTTTGAAGAAGTTTCTCAGATCAGAAAGGACTGGTCCGGAGCTTACTCTTCCATCTATGAGAAGAAGCTTGATCCCGTTGGTCAGGAAGATGGTGACATCGACAATGATGGTGACGAGGATTCCTCTGATAAGTATCTCGCCAAGAGACGTAAGGCCATTGCCAAGGCCATGGGTAAGGACAAGGAAGAGATGAAGGAAACCTACACTGTCACTAATGCTGACAAGAAAGGTAACACCAAAGCATATCAGAACTACAAAGCTGGTATGAAGAAGAAAGATGGTAGCCCAATGTACAAGGCTGCTGATCACATGAAAGAGAGTAAGTTCTCCGAGGCTGAACTGAAGGCTATTGAAGAGAAGGTAAATAGCTGGGAAGACTGATAAACTGGAGGATCGGTAATGAGAGACGTTTTTAAGTATTTTAAATACGCAAGATCCGTCCAACAAGATGTTATCTCTGAGAGCACAACTTCTGAAAGAGCTCATGAACTGGGTTATGAATATCAGTCTCGTGGTGTCTGGTTAGACCCACAGACTGGTAAGAAGTATCGTGCTCAGGGAACTCAGTTCAAAGAGATTGATACTGTACAACCAAAAGAAAGAGAGCCAGCTGCTCAAGGGGAACCGAAATCTGAGAGAAAACCTGCACAGTCGGAAAAAGAAGAGGGTGGTGAGAAACAAGTTCTATCTAATCCTCAGGTCAACAGAGTTGTTGCTGGTGGTCCGACGGCGACTGCTCTTGCTACTGGAGATCAAAAGTCTGTTGAGAAACAACTCTCAAGAGGAAGAGAGGATGTCCAAAGTGCAGAGAGAAAGGCACAGATCAAAGCTCAGGCAGCTGCTTTGATTTCTGCAGACAGGGCTAAGAGACAGGCTGAAGCTGATGCCGCTGCTGAAGCAGAAGCACCAGAGGGTCTCGATGATCTTCTTAGTGACATCAGGGATGAGGAACCTGCGAAGAAACCAGAAGACTTCCCCACAGTTGATGATAAGATTGCTGAAGTTGACCAAGAACTGGATGGTCTTGACGACGATGAGGCCTTTGAGTATGAGTATGATAGGTTCCAACAGGATCTTAAGAAGACCATGAAGGACTTGACTGATCGTCAACGTAAGATGATGGAGAAGAAGTTCGCAAATTTCCGAGAGAGTCTAAAGAACATTCCTTCTGCATCTGATAGGAGGTCATTCATTCAGTCCATGGCACATGCGAAGACTTTTGAGGGTAGAACGAATGCAGGTGCAGGTAAGAATAACCTGGGATATGCCGATGTTCAGAATCTGATGGCCAATCGTGATAGGTTGTTGGAAGGTTATGGTGACGGATCACCAAAACAAATTAAGAAATTTGTCAAATCTGTCAGATCTAATAAAGTATCTGATGATTTTGTTGATGCATCTTTTGAGATTCTCCCTGACGTCTTCAAGAAATCATTGAGTGGTAAAGGTCAAGTGACCAACGATAAATATGTGTCCGACGACAAGGCTCATAAAGACATTCATTACCTCGGTAAAAACAAGGATGGAACAATTCGTCGTGGACCTGCATCCAATAAAGAAAGAGCAAAACATATGTGGAGGATCTACCTGGAACAGGGTGGTCGTGACGCATACACAGGTCTCCCTCTTGACCTGCAAGCCATGGATCTTGAGCACGTCCGTGGTTTTAACAATAAAGATGGTGGCGCGCCGGGTAAAGAACAGTGGGAACAGAGAGAAAATGATGATAACATGACTCTCATCAACTCAAACATCAACCAGAAGAAGGTTGATCTTTCGATGGAAGATTTCTTCAAGAGAGAAGTTGATCCCCATAAGGATAAGTCTGAAGATGACTTTGGAGGAATTGAGAAACTCTTTGAGAAGCAGAACGAGATTGGTAGTGTTGGTGATCAACTAGCCAAAACACTTCTGGGTGAAGGTGGTAAGGGACTTGGTGATCAAGTTACTAAGGACATTCTCCTTCAATACTTCTCGGATGATGACAAAAGATATACTGATCTTAGAAATGAGTTCCGTAGAGTAGCAACAGATGATAAGGATAAAAAGAAAGCAGCTGGTATGAAGTCAAAACTTGGTAAAACACTCCTGAAAGCCACTGGTTTGTCTCGTGGTATTACTGACCCATCAGGTAGAAGGACAGTTGCACTTCAAGAAAATGTGTATCGTGGTTTCCTTCAGTCGATGGCTGGAGCAAAATCAACAGATCGTCAGAGATATATGGATGGTTGGGCTCAGGCCATCAAGGCTGGTAACGACGAAAGATCACCAAAGGCAGTTAACAGAACACTGGTTGAACTGGGACTGATTGATGAGGATATCTTGAACGATAGGAAGGCTGGAAGAGTGTTCAAAGAGGAATTGGAAGAGTTGACAAAACTATCAGGACGCGATAGAATTGAAAGACTGAAAAGATCTCTAAGAGACATTTGAAAACCCACTAGATATTTTTAATGACACTTGAAATTAACAAAGTTCACTTGATGAATAACATTGAGGGGACTCAATTGATGGAGCCTGACTCAGTCAATCTGGTTGTCACTTCTCCACCCTATGATAACCTCAGAGAATACAATGACTCCTCTTCTTGGAACTTTGATGTGTTCAAGAAGGTTGCTGATGGACTCATTCGTGTTCTCAAACCAGGTGGTGTGATTGCATGGAACGTTGCTGATGCCATCGTTGAACTTCACAAGAAGCAAGGAACTTCGAGAACTGGTTCTTCATTCCGTCAGTGTCTTTACTTCCAAGAACAGGGACTGAACTTCCACGACCTTATCATTTACGAGAAACCAGCTGCTCGTTTCTCAGCTTCTGTAACTGGACTTCGTTACTCTGATGTGTTTGAGTATGTCTTCATCATGACGAAGGGGAAACCAGATCACATGCAAGTGATTGCAGACAAGAAGAACAAAGGTTTCGGAACAACCTTCACCAAAGATGGTGGACGAAACAAGGATGGAACTCGTAACCGTGACGCAAAGAAGACACAGATTGCTGTGAAGGAGTTCGGTGTTCGTCATAATATCTGGAGAATCAATAACTCATGTGGAGCTCACGGGATGCCCAAGGAGGCTTACGAACACCCAGCTCTGATGCCACAGGAACTGGCAGATGACCTGATTCGTTCTTACTCTCGTGAAGGTGACCTGGTGTTGGACCCCTTCATGGGTTCTGGAACCACAGCAAGAATGGCTTACAAGAACAATCGTGATTATATTGGGTTTGAGATCGACCCCACTTACCATGAGTTGTGTGTCAACCTCAACGCTTCCGAATGTAACTCCGTATTTGACAAACTCTAAAACACCTGTTAGTATAAGATCCCATCACACATCACCCATGCAATTCGCCAAACAAATTGATCACGTTGAAGAAATTGAACTTTGTAAGAAGGCACAACAAGGAGGAGATGAGGGTGAGAGGGCTAAGAGTGTAGTGGTCAATGCCAATCTTGGTTTGGTTGCTCACATCGCAAAGAAGAACTATTACAAGAACGATCAATATTCTTTTGACGATCTCTTCCAAGAAGGAGTGTTTGGTCTTGTTCGTGCAATCGAAAAGTTCGATCCAACAGAAGGTTGTAGGTTCTCAACTTATTCTTATTACTGGATCTATGCTTTCGTTAGTAGGTTTAAGAATAATAACAGGGGAAGCATTCGTCTCCCTCTTCATGTGACCGATAAGATGAGGAGTCTTGAGAAGAAAGACAAGGTTGCTTTTGAGGAATATAAATCGAAGATCCCTGTGGTGGTCTCTCTGAACAAGATGATTGGTGATTCTACTTCTATCTTGGACTTGATATCTGATGAAGATGAAACAAATATTCTTGACCGAATCGATAACGAACTTCTGATGGAACAAATCAAAGAACTTCTTTCTGAGAAAGAGTTTGATGTCCTTTGTAATCGTTATGGTCTTGAGGGACGAGAGCAGAAGACTCACCGTGAATGTGCCAAGATTTATGGAGTCTCCCACACCGCAGTTTATCTGATTGAGAAGAAGGCTTTTGAGAAAATTAGGAAAACATTTGCCACTAAATAATAAAAACACTGAGTGTAAGTGTAGTAAGTGATGAAAAGTTTTCTGAATTTCTTCTCCGAAGCTAGGGTTACCCGTGCTGCACAAGAGGCAAAGAAGAGAGGTTTAACATATAAGGATGGTTATTGGGTAAACAGATCTGGTAAAAGGATCGCGAGAACAGAGGATGGAGAGCTCAAGTTGCTCTCAAATAGAGAAGCTGCACAGGAAGAAGAACCCACTCAAGGAAAGGAAAAAGAAGAAGATCAACAAGTTCAGAGTTCTGGTGAAGAAGGGGAAGAGACTCCTAAGAAGACTGAGGAGAAAGATGTAACGATTGTGTTTGGGAGATTCAATCCTCCTACAATCGGACACAAGTTGGTTCTCGATAAAGCTTCATCTCTTCCTGGAGATTATGTGGTTTACCCTTCGAGATCAAATGATCCTCAGAAGAATCCTCTTGATCCTTCTGAGAAGACGGAAATGATGAAGAAGATGTTTCCCAAACATGCTAGTTCTATTGTTAATGATGATAGCATAAGGACAATCTTTGATGCTCTTAAAGTTGCAGATGATCAGGGATATACAAATGTAAATATCGTTGTCGGTTCCGATAGAATCTCTGAGTTCGATTCGTTGGCTCAGAAGTATAACGGAGAGATGTATAACTTTGAAGAGATCAACACGATCTCTGCTGGTGAAAGAGATGAAGAAGAGTCTGGTGTTGGTGGAATGTCAGCATCCAAGATGAGAAAGGCTGCAGCCGAAGATGATTTTGACTCTTTCAGGAAAGGAATTCCAGAAGAAATGGATGACAAAGATGTTAGATCTTTGTTGAATCTTCTGAGAAAGAGAATGAATGTCACAGAAGGTTGGAACTTGTGGGAGATTGCTCCTAAGTTTGATTGGAAGAATCTTCGTGAGAATTATGTAACTGGTAAGATCTTCAATCTTGATCAAATTGTAGAGAGTCTGAAAACAGGTTTGATCGGAAAGGTAATCAGAAGAGGAACTAATTATCTGATCTGTGTGACAGAAGAGGATGTCATGTTCAAGTCTTGGATTCGTGATCTCAAAGAATACACTGAGGTCAAGATGGAACGTAAGATGAGAACAAAGAATAAGCCAAACACTCTTGAGGGAACTGGTGGTTACTTTAAGAACGTAGCTGCAATTACCCCTGGATTTGAGAAAGGTGATAAGACCAACCTCCAACCAGGTGGTAAGCCTTACAAAGGGTATCAGAAACAAACAGTCAAGGAATTCATAAATAGGTTTAGGAAAAATTAAGATCTAACATGAATAACCAAAAAAGAATGTCAGAGGATTATTCTGACTGGAGAAGTGACCTGATTGAAGTCAGTGGTTATTCCTATGCTGACAAAGCTGATGTCGTTCCGACTAAAGGAAAGAAGAGTGAAGAGAGAGATAAGGAAATCACAGTCAAGAAGATCAACAATAAGATTCTAATTAATCCAAACATGAGAGAGGAGTTTGCTTCGATCGGTGCGGAAGTCATTGAAGTTTCTGAGATCGATGAAAAGATCAACATGAGAACGGCAGATGTTGGAGAGGTTGTTAAGGATTTCTATAAGTCTGATGCTCCTCAGTTCAAAGGCAAGTCAAAAGAGAAGAGACGCCAGATGGCGATCGCTGCTAAACTTGAAGCCGAGGAACAGAATGAGGAGTTCACTGTTGATGATGTGATTGAGTTTCTCGTTACTGAGGGTTATGTTTGGGACCGTGATGGTGCTGAGAAGATGCTTGAGGAAGCTTCTGAAACAGAACTGGAACTGGTTGTTGAAACATTCATCAAAGAGGGTCTTTCTATTGATGATCAGATGAAAATGGCTCGCGAGGCAGCAAAGAAGAGAAATCCCAATCCTGATCACAAGGCAATTCGTGCCAAGATGATGAAGAAACCTCTTCCTAAGGACACCAGAACAGATGCCCAGAAGATGACTGACGCAACTGGACCTCGTCCTGGTTCCCGTTACAGAGGTGATTGATAAATAACTAAAGATATTTGGTAACTATTATGTGGGAACTCTTTCTTCCTTTTGCGCGTTCTGTCGCTTTGCACCTCATTGATTCTCCGAAGATCAAACTTTTGGTTGTAGAACTCCTTGAGCAACTGGCATTACGCACCGATAACAAACTCGATGACCTCGCTGTCGCTCAGGTTCGTAAAGCCTTGATCGAAGAAGAGGAATGATAACAATGGGGGGACATCTTATGTGTCCCCATTTTTATAAATATTCATTAGCACAGAAATTCTACTAAGGGCAAAGACATGGCACTTTGGGGCAATAACGACAATGTGACTTCTACCGGAACGGTCTCATTGAATTATGATACTGGTGTAGTCACTGGTTCCGGAACCACATTCGTAACTGACCTTGCAGCGGGACAGGTAATTCGCTTTGGTACTAGAGACAATGTTTATTTCGGTGACGCTGTAATTACTGGTATTACTAGTGCCACTCTTCTTACCATTGGTAGTACCGCTGGTTTGAGTGGAGCAGCTATCGCATCCACAGACTTCCAGGTAAGTGAACTTCCTAAGTCCTCGGTTCTGGATTCTACTTTCAGTGAGGTCAACAGCGACTTCGACAAGTATATGTACGGTGTCGCCGCTGAGGAAGTTTCCGATTCTGCTGGTGGACAATTTGAAACCGGTGCTGGTTGGGTTGGTGTTACTACTTACATGGATAATCACGGAAATCTCAGAGTGAAGAAGGAAATTATGGTTGCGATGTCTGGAATCACAACTGGTAATACTCCTCTCTATCCTCCTGCTTGATATGTAAATGTTTTTCACTGAATTGAATGAGGAGAACTTTCTCCTCTTTGCTATTAAAAATTATGAGAACCCTCAGGCAGTGACCAAAGAGGACTTTGAAAAGGATTTAAATCATTTCAAGTACATCAAAAGGTTACTTAAGAGATATAAAAACAATGGTGAGTTGAGATCTCACTTGTTGATCAACCACTTTATTGTTCTTTACAATATTTTTGGTGAGGCAACTACACCAATGCTTTTTTATAAACTTGAGAATAATCTCTGGCCTGTCATTAAGACATTTGTTGTCTTTCTTGACAGACTTCCTGACTATCCTCGTACATACATCCATGAAATTGAGATGGATGAACAATGTCTAAAAGAACTGGAGAGAATTACAGATGGAAAAGTCAAAGATTGACAAGGTCATCAATGCATTTAGAAATGCAATGTATCAAGAGTTCAGTGTTGAAGATAGTGTCAACGAGGAAGGAATGGTAGCGAACCCTCCTGGGGGAAGTGGTGGATTCAGTGGGTCGTCTCCTGCTCCCGGCCCTACGGCTGGTTTTGATCCAGTTATGAAAATGGATGGTCGAAGGAAGTATGTCAAGAGATATCTTGAGAAGCTTTCGAGAGACAGAGAAAAAAGAGCAGAGAGAAAAAGAAAAAAAGAAGCTTCGAAGTTCAACCCATTCTTTACGACCGATGGACGAAAATGATGTCCCAGTAAGAATAGCTGTATCAGAACAAAGGATCAAGGATCTCAATGTTGTGGTGGTTAGGGTAAACACTGCAATTGAAAAACTGAGTGAGGTAAATACATCAGTTAGCAGAATGCTTGCCCTCCATGAAGAGCGTATATCGAAACAAGAAGAGATTGACTCTATACTATTTGCAAAGATTGACCAACTCCGCGATAAAACTGACGAGCATCATAACAATCTCTTGCAAAGAGTTTATCAATTAGAGCGAAAGGTTTGGACAGCCTTTGGTGTTGCAGTTACTATTGCATTCTTTGTTTCAAATTACGCAGACTTTTTTGAAAAGTTCACCCCCACCAACTTGACCCCGTCTCACAACTCAGTTATCATTGAGAAGACTAGCCGTGACATTTGATGGATTATATTGATGTTAAGTACATCAACCTTCTTTCTCCAAGACTTGAGAGGTTCAAGAAGGTAAAACCAAATCTCTATAATTGCAGATGTCCCCTTTGTGGAGATTCCAAAAGGAACAAGACAAAGGCAAGGGGTTACTTCTACCAGGTAAAGAATAATACAAACTACAAGTGTCACAACTGTGGAGTTAACATCTCTCTTAGCAATATGTTGAAAGAGGTGGACCCTGTTATGCAAAAAGAATATATCTTTGAGAAATTTAAAGAGACAGGTACAGGTTCTTCAACAAAAAGACCTGAGGATATCCTTTCTCAATTGAAGTCATCTAAACCTCAATTCAAGAAGAAGGTAATGGTAGAAGAGTTCAAGGATTTGAAAAAAGCATTCGAGGTTGATGTGTCTCGTCATTACCTTGAGTCAAGGGCAATCAACTCCGGTGAGTTTTACTTTGTTGAAAACTTTAAGGAGTTTATCAACACCCTCAAGCCAGGAACATTTAATGATACTATATTTGGTGAACCGAGAATTGTGATTCCTCTTGTTAGGAATGACAAACTAATCGGAGTTCAGGGGAGAGCTGTATCCTCCAACCCTGTTAAATACTTAACCATCATGTTTGATGAAGATGCACCAAAAATCTATGGGCTTGATAGAGTTGATCGAAAGCTTCCCATCTTTGTCGTCGAAGGACCGTTCGACAGCACTTTCCTCCCTAATAGTGTGGCTCTGTGTGGTAGTGACGGTGAAGTTGGTGATCTTGAGGGAAGCGATATTGTTTTTGTTTATGATAATGAGCCTCGTAACAAAGAAATTGTTAGAAGAATCGGAGACACAATTGAGGGAGGAGGAAAGGTCGTCATCTGGCCACCCAACATAACTCAGAAAGATATCAATGACATGGTCCTCTCTGGACATAATGTGGTTGAAGTTGTGAACCAGAACATTTATGAAGGGCTTCAAGCAAAACTTAAATTTACAAATTGGAAAAGAGTATGAGTAACGGTACAAAGGTTAAGAAGAGAGACGGAAGAATTGAGTCTCTCGATCTCGAAAAGATGCACCTCATGGTTCAGGAAGCATGTGAGGGACTGGCTGGAGTTTCTGCATCTCAGGTTGAGATGACATCTGGAATCCAGTTTTATGATGGGATTACAACTTCTGAGATTCAGGAGATTTTGATCAAGAGTGCCAGTGACTTGATTGATTTGGAAAACCCAAACTATCAGTTTGTTGCTGCTCGTCTTCTTCTATTCTCTGTTCGTAAACAACTTTATGGACGCAGGAGTCAACTCCCCAATCTGATTGATCACATCACTTCTTTGGCTTATCAGGATCTTTATGATAAGGACATCTTCAATCATTACTCAAAAGAAGAGATTGAAAAGGTTGGTGGTTGGGTCGACCACTCAAGAGATTTCCTGTTTACTTACGCTGGATTGAGACAAGTTGTTGATAAGTATCTCGTTCAGGACAGGAGCACTGGGGAGGTCTATGAAACTCCACAGTTCATGTACATCATGATTGCTTTGACCATCTTTAAGAATTATCCCAAAGAGACACGACTTTCTTACATCAGAAGGTACTACGATGCAATCTCAAAGCACAAAATCAACATCCCCACACCAATCATGGCGGGTGTCAGAACTCCCCTCCGTCAGTTTGCGTCTTGTGTTCTGGTTGATGTTGATGACACCCTGGACAGTATTTTTAGTTCTGATATGGCCATTGGCCGTTATGTCGCACAAAGGGCTGGTATCGGTATCAACGCTGGGAGGATTCGTGGGATCAACGCTAAGATCAGGGGTGGAGAAGTACAGCACACTGGCGTTGTTCCTTTCCTTAAAAAGTTTGAATCAACTGTACGATGTTGTACACAAAATGGCATCCGAGGTGGAAGTGCAACAGTCCACTTCCCAATCTGGCACCAAGAGATCGAAGACATCATCGTTCTGAAGAACAACAAAGGTACAGAAGACAACAGGGTAAGGAAACTTGACTATTCCATCCAGATTTCAAAACTTTTCTACGAACGTTTCATCCAGGATGGAGAAATTAGCCTGTTCTCACCGCACGACGTACCAGGTCTATATGACGCTTTTGGTACTGATAGGTTCGATGATTTATATGTGGGGTTTGAACGAGATGAGTCTATTCCAAGAAAAGTTGTCGGAGCTCAAGAACTCATTCTGGACCTCCTGAAGGAAAGAGCAGAGACTGGTCGTATCTATATCATGAACATTGATCACTGTAACAGTCACTCCTCCTTCAAGGATAAGGTGGAGATGTCTAACCTGTGTCAGGAGATCACTCTTCCCACTTATCCTCTTCAACACATTGATGATGAGGTTGGTGAGATTGCCCTGTGTATCCTTTCCGCAATCAATGTGGGTAAGGTTCACTCTGACAGGGAACTGGAAGACCTCTGTGACCTCGCTGTGAGGGCTCTGGAGGAACTCATTGATCATCAGAACTATCCAATCAAGGCAGCTGAGATTGCCACCAAGGCTCGCCGATCACTTGGAGTTGGGTTCATTGGTCTAGCTCACTATTTGGCTAAATTAGGTTATGGTTATGATTCGCAAGAAGCTTGGGATGCCGTTCATTCTTTGAGTGAGTCCTTTCAGTACTTCCTTCTGAAGTCGTCTAATGAAATTGCCAAAGAAAAGGGACACTGTGAGTACTTTGGTAGAACTAAGTACGCTGATGGGATCCTTCCTATCGACACCTACAAGAAGGATGTTGATGAGATCTGTTCACAGCCTCTTCAACACGATTGGGAATCGCTTAGAAAGTCGATTCTGGCTCACGGATTACGGCACTCAACATTGTCTGCTCAGATGCCATCTGAAAGCTCGTCCGTTGTGTCAAACGCAACAAATGGAATCGAGCCACCTAGAGACTATTTGTCCATTAAGAAGAGTAAGAAAGGACCCCTTAAGCAGGTTGTACCGTCTTATCAAAAGCTTAAAAACAATTACACACTTCTCTGGGACATGAAGAGTAACGATGGTTATGTGAATGTGGTGGCAGTGATGCAGAAGTTCTTTGATCAGGCGATCAGTGGAAACTGGTCTTATAATCCAGAGAACTATCCTGACAATGAGGTTCCTGTTTCTGTCATGGCACAGGACTTCCTCAACACTTATAAGTATGGTTGGAAGACCTCTTATTACCAAAATACATATGACAATAAGACAGATGAAGTGAAAGAAGAACCAGACAATTCTAAACTAAACGACATCTTAAACGAACTAACCAATTCAGAGGAGGAAGCTTGTGAAAGCTGTGCAATTTAAAGTTTCACCAGAGATGATGAACAATGGTATTACAGATGTGAAGAGATTGACTGTATTCAATACAGAGCAAGTTAATTCCAAGAAACAACCAATGTTTTTTGGCAAACCGTTGGGAGTTCAAAGATACGATTCTTATAAGTATCCAGTCTTCGAAAAACTAACAACACAACAACTGGGTTATTTCTGGAGACCTGAGGAAATCTCCCTTCAGAAGGACAGAGGTGATTATCTCACCTTGAGACCGGAACAGAAGCACATTTATACTTCTAACCTGAAGTATCAAATCATGTTGGACTCCGTTCAAGGTAGAGCTCCTGGAATGGCTTTTGCTCCCTATTGTTCTCTCCCTGAACTTGAGTCTTGTATGAAGGTGTGGGAGTTCATGGAGATGGTTCATTCTCGTTCTTACACTCACATCATCAAGAACATCTATTCTGACCCCTCAGAGGTGTTTGACACCATCCTGAAGGACGATCGAATCCTTGAGAGGGCAAAGACTGTCACTGAGTCTTATGATGACTTTGTCAACAGCGCTCATGTGTATGATCAGAACAACTTCTGGGAACTTGCCAACGAAGGTCACGATCTTGGTAAGTTTGAAAGGAAGGAACTGAAGCGTAAACTTTATCGTGCAGTTGCTAATGTCAACATCCTTGAAGGTATTCGTTTCTATGTGAGTTTCGCTTGTTCTTTCGCTTTCGGTGAACTCAAACTCATGGAAGGATCGGCTAAGGTTATTTCCTTTATCGCAAGGGATGAGAATCAGCATCTTGCAATCACTCAAAACATTCTGAACAACTGGAAGAAGGGTGATGATCCTGAGATGGTAGAGATCGCTAAGGAAGAGGAGGAGTGGTTCTACGCAATGTTTGACAGAGCCGTGAATGAAGAGAAGAGATGGGCTGATTATCTCTTCAAAGAAGGAAGTATGATTGGTCTCAATGACAAACTACTACAAAAGTATGTTGAGTGGATTGCTAATCGTCGTATGAAGGCAATTGGTCTGAGACCTGTCTATGATGTGGCAGCCAAGAACAATCCTCTCCCCTGGACACAACACTGGATCTCTTCTAAGGGTCTCCAGAATGCACCACAGGAAACTGAAATTGAATCGTATCTCATTGGAGGTATCAAACAAGATGTCAAGAAGGACACCTTCTCGGGATTCAAACTCTGATGTCTGGGAAGACTTCCCACTGAGGGAAGGAGATTATATCACTGGTCATCCTCTAAATAATGAGACTGATGATGATGGCCAGTGTGTGACTACGAGAACCCATGGATCTATCTGGAGAAACCCTTTACTAGTGATGATGTTCGGGACTTTTATGGTTTTGTTTATCTCATTACCAATCTCTCCAATCAACGACTCTACATTGGCAGAAAAGTTTTCTGGTTTTATCGAAAACCTCCTGGAAAGAAACGAAGAGTAAAGAAAGAATCTGATTGGAAGCTGTATTACGGATCTTGTGATGAACTGAAAGAAGACGTTGAACTCCTCGGAACTCACATGTTCAAGAGGGAGATTCTTTCGCTGCATAAAACTAAAGGTAAGACAAACTTTGCCGAGACTGAGGCACTGTTCAAGAACAATGTCCTCACAGAGTCCATGAAGGATGGCTCTCCTCTTTATTATAATTCCAACATTATGAATCGTTACTACAGAAAAGACTACTTCACAGGCTTGACAGAGGAGTGAGGTTTTGGATAAGATAACTAGTGTTAGAAGTTAAGGCTTTTAAATGGAAGACATTTCCACAGAGACTCTTGTCGAGAATATTCATGAATGGGCTTGCGAGCGCATGAATGAACTGGAACAAAAACGAAAGTATCTTGATCTGGTTGCTCTTTATGAAGAGTATCAAGAGTGGATGACCAAAGACGACGACGAGGACATCGAGGTCATGTCCATCACAAAGATTGACACTGATGATCATGAAGATTATGGATGGTATGATTAATCTAAGAAATTTCTTTCTCTATTACAGAGACAAGTTTTCTCAACAGCTAGGTGTTGAGAAACTCTATGAGGACATCAAAAGAGATGCACCGCATCTCTTGGATGAGAATTCAGAGTGGGTTAGAATTTACAGAGATCAAGTTGAGACACTCTCACCTGTGTCTAAGACTGGACTTGAACTCATCAAAGAGTTTGAGGGTCTCCATGAGGTCCGCTCTGATGAGGAGTTCGTCCACGCTTATTATGATCCTCTCAGTGGAGGACTTCCTATTACCATTGGTTATAAATCTACCAAGACAATGAGTGGTGGCCCTTTCTTCATCGGAGACTACATCACAAAAGAAGATGCAAGTGATCTTCTTGAAGTTCAGGCAGAGAAAGATTATTGGTCTGTCCTTGAGAAGTCAATCCCTTATTGGAATGAGATGAATGACAATCAACGTGGAGCACTGCTGAGCTTTAGTTATAATCTTGGAGCTCACTTCTACAACACAAGAGGATTTGATACTATTTCACGAGTTCTTAGGGAGAAGGACTGGGATGGAGTTCCTGATGCTCTTTTCCTTTATCGTAGCCCAGGTACCAGTATTGAAGCTGAACTGGCAAGAAGAAGGACTGCTGAGGGTGAACTTTGGAAAAAACCAGTCTATGTTCCCTTTCATCATCCAGTCTAATATTAAGAAATATGTGTTAGGGTCTATATATAAGATGGGAGAGAATGATGATGAGTCACCTCTCTCTTCTTTTTGCCCTATAGTAATGGAACATGAAAGTGCCTAATATTAAAACTAGTGTGGCTATCGTTGGAGCTCTAGCATCCTTCGTTGTGGTGACAGATTATATATCAATTAAATTTCAAAAGCCACCAGTCACCCTCCAATCAACAGAACTTCCACCTCCAACACCAAAAGAACTGAAACTCAGGAAAGCTACAGAAACAGAACAAGTGGTTCTTGATTTTATTGTTGATGTTGGAATTACTGATAAGAATGCGGTTGCAACTGTTCTTGGAAATATTAAACAAGAGTCAAGGTTTGATACTTATGTATGTGAAGGTGGAAAGAGAACCGGGTATAGAGGTTGCCACAAAGGTGGATTTGGTCTCATTCAATGGACGACATTTGGAAGGTATAATGGACTTGGTAAGTATGCTCGTTCGAGAAATGCCGATCCCAACAACCTTCAAATTCAATTGGAATACATGTTGACAGAGAGACCATGGAAGAGAGCTGTCGAGACATTCAAGACACCTGGTAAAACCATTGACAGTTATATGGATGCTGCTCACATCTGGTTAGGGTGGGGAGTTCATGGAGCGAGAACCAATTACGCTCACGATTACGCAGACCGACTTTATTGGGGATAGAGGTTGACACCGTCCTCTCAGGAGTTATAATAAAAGGGTTGAGAGGGAAACCACTCAACTGCGGTGACTCCCTTGGTGGTTCAGGGTCAGCGGCGATAGGAACCACCTAATGGGTCCGTAGCTCAGTGGAATAGAGCATCGCTCTTCTAAAGCGTTGGTCGTTGGTTCGAATCCAACCGGACCCGTTGGTAACTCTGTTACCTTTGCCTTCTTAGCTCAGCTGGTAGAGCAGGGCTTTTGTAAAGCTCAGGTCGTCGGTTCAAGTCCGTCAGAAGGCTCCGCGGAATTAGTTCAGTGGTAGAACGCCATCCTTCCAAGTTGGATGTCACCGGTTCGAATCCGGTATTCCGCTTTCCCTTCGGGGAACATTCCTCTGTAGCTCAGCGGTAGAGCCATCGACTGTTAATCGATTGGTCCCAGGTTCGAATCCTGGCGGGGGAGTAAACGGACTGGAATACATCCGTGCTCGCGTCTCCAGGAGAAAAAAGAACTGGAAAACCAACCCACGCGGGAGAGAGGTGGGATCCCTCTTGGTGCCCCCTCTGCTGACGAGCAGAGGGTATTATAAAATACCAGGACTTTGGTCCGAATTGCAGGTTGGTTCACCTGCCACGCCCGAATAGCTCAGCGGTAGAGCACCTCCTTTACACGGAGATTGTCGGGGGTTCGATCCCCTCTTCGGGCATTTCATACAAAGACTTATGTGGAGAATCTGGTGTTACGCACTTGGTAAAAAGGAAGGCCGCAACAAGAAAGATGCAGATCGAATTGCTCTCATAAGATCTTTCATACTTCTCACATATCTCATCACTAATTGCTTCATTATCGCTGGTGTTGTCAGACACTGGAACACTGAAGGTAAGACATTGATTTACATGTGTCAGGAAGAAAGAAACATGAGAAGGTCTTGTACATTAGTGTCTGAAAATTAACACATAAGATTTATTATTAACATTAATTCTCTTATAATTAGTTGAGCAATAAAGATTTTTGTATGAAATTTCTATTCACACTAATCGCAACATTGTTCATCGCTTTCCCTGCCTGGGCAGTGGATGTAACCATGGGATCAAACGGTAATCTGGTTTTTGAACCAAATGAAATCACCATCTCTTCAGGTGATACTGTTCACTTTGTGAATGGTATGTTACCCCCACACAATATCATCGTTGAGGGAAGAGATGATCTTTCGAAAGACCAACTCCTGTTTGCAACAGGAGATACACAAGACATTGTCTTTCCCGATGCTGGTGACTATAATTTCTATTGTGGGCCTCACCAAGGCGCTGGAATGACGGGAGTTGTGCATGTACAATGATTGATGAACATGGTTGGACACAAAGAGATCCTATCAGTGATGATGAGTTGATTCTTTTGTGTGTCAAGAATGCCCCTTGTGGTACAGATAGAAAACAAGTATTGGCCCTTATCAAAAAGTACGAAGAAAAATTAAAATGAAAATCTTTTTAGACACAGCTGACACTGAAGTAATTAGAGAGTACTTCGATACTGGTCTTGTTGATGGGGTAACAACTAACCCAACTCTTATTCGAAAGTCTGGACGGAATCCAGAGGATGTTTATCAGGAAATCAAAGACATTGGTGTCAAGGATATCAGTATGGAAGTTAGTGGAACTGCTGCTGAGATGTACCATGAAGGACGTAGACTTCACTTAAAGTTTGGTGATGTTACCACTATCAAAGTTCCTTGTACCAGAGATGGTCTGAGTGTATGTAAACAGCTCTCCAGGGAACTCATCAAAACAAACGTCACACTCGTCTTCTGTGCCAGTCAGGCAATCCTGGCAGCCAAGGCAGGAGCAACTTATGTTTCTCCTTTCGTTGGTCGTCTTGATGACCAGTCCGTTGCTGGTCTTGAGGTGGTCCGTTCTATCTCTGAACTTTACAGAATTCATGGGATGAGAACTCAGGTTCTTTCTGCATCGATTCGTTCTATTCAGAGAGTTGTTCGTTCCTATTACAATGGAGCTCAAATCGTCACAATGCCACCAGACATCTTTGATAAGATGTATGATCACATTCTTACAGACGCAGGAATGGAAATCTTTGAGAAGGATCTAAAGATGACTGAAGCATTGACGAGACTTCATAATGACATCCGTAAAGCTGAGGCCGAATCCTCAGACTATGGTGTCGGTAAATAAATAACCAAGTAAACTTTTACAAACATATGAAACTTTTACAAATTGCTGGACTCCTCGGAGTAGTCGCTTTCCTTGGTGCTGGCGTGATTCACGGCCAGTTCCATATTTACAATAGCTCAATTCCTCACGTTCATGAGAATGGTGTAGTTCACGCTCACTGATAAATATGTTCATGAACATATCATATTATGGATTACAAACCTTATTCCCCAGAATGGCATCGCAAAAGATACCTAAAAGAGGCACTAGATAAGTACCTTGATGACTATATTGAAAATGACATTATTGTGGGGGACATTCTGAATATTATTTGTGCTCGTCAGGAACGGGCACAAACAGAATATCAAAAATTAGAAGACTTAGAATCAAAACTTCGCAAGAAATAAAAAAATGCTATCTACCCAATATAGACTCCGTTTAGAGTCCATTTGTCGGTGCATCGCAAATAAAGAAGAGGTGCCACTAGAAGACATGATCTGGGCAGAGAAGTTAGCTAAGGCAAACACAACAGCTCGAGATTGGTTGAAGAAGGCTCGTCGTCAATCTTCTCAAGATATCGAAGAAGGTTCGGTCGATGATTTTATGAATAGGATGGGTCTTGGGGACCCCGATCCATCTAATCACAAAACGGGGTTCTCTGGAGCGGATGAAATCGTGGATTGGTTTAAGCAAGATAAACCTGATGATTGGAGGCAGAGGGATTAATGCAATCAGTAATCTATTCAAATAAAAATCAAGAGTCAGAAAGAGCTGTTATGCTTCTCTCAAATGTGAGAGAAGATTTCCATGAGTATGTTCTGGGTAGGGACTTCACTGAGAATCAATTTAAAGCAGAGTTTGGTGAAACTGCTGAATATCCACAGATTGCTATTGGATTAGTTCATAGAGGAGGGTTGAAAGAGACTCTTCAGTTCATGAAAGAAAACAATTATTTTGACTTAGAAAATGAATGAGGTTGTTAGAGGTCTTATGGGGAATGACTTTTTCCTCGCCTCACTTTGTTATCTTCTAGTTGTAGTTCCCACACTGGGGATTGCTTATGTCCATAGACCAAAGAAAAAGGTTGAGTTGTCTGATGAGGACAAACACCTTTACACAAATCACGATGAGGGTCCTTGACAGAAACCTTCCTTTCCCTTACAATAAGAGAGTAAACAGTTAAATCATGACCATCACAACAAAGTTCAAGAAGGATCTTCAAACTCTTGAGGGTGCTGCTAACGGTGACTTCTTCCTTGACGTGAAGAATCCAAAACTTTTCAAAAAGGTCCGTAAGTTTTATGAGAACGACGGTGTAGAATTCTCTGGTGATCCTCTGGATGACTATGATATTCTTATTGATTGTATTGCTGAAGACCTGGAAACTAAGTGATCATGACAACTAAAGTTATTTTTGAAAGGTTCCCGTACAGGTACGTTGAAGTCGGCATGCTGGAAAACGGATGTGGGGATTACCGAATTCAAAAAGCAGATAACTATACTAACAGGTATCGTGACATGTATCTTCTGGATAACAAGATGCAAATGATCACGGCAATTGATGACTTCGAATATACGAAGTGGCTTGATCCCGAAGGGATTCCCTGTTATATTAAAGACACAGTATCAAAAAAAGAGACTTATGACTGAGCAACAAGACCATCTGAAAAGCTTGATTCAACAATCAGACAATCTGGCAAAAGAACTTCAAGAACTTCAAGCACAGGTTGATAACAAACGCCAATTGTTACTTAAAGTTCAAGGTGCAATCGAATACCTTATTCAAACTGGAGTTAAACTCGATGAAGAGCCAGTAGAGGAGTCAGTAGAAGAACCAACTGAAGATGAGTAAAACTTAAAAGGAGACACGATGGCCCTCAAATGGGAAACAGAAGAACTGGAGATCCTCAAAAAGAGGGAGGTTATTATCTTTTCTGAAAACATCAAGAGAGAAGATCTGAATGATTCAGAACTACCAACAGATATTCATCTTGTCGAATATCGAATTGGTACAACACTTTTCTGTGATGCTGTTAGGTGTTACAAGAAAGTTCCAATCTTTGATGTTTACTTTGATAAGTTGAAACTCCTTGGTGGGGAGATCATCTCCATCACAAATGGTTATGGTAAAATCAAACCAAATCTATATCAAAAAGAAAAAGCAAAATAAATTCATAAAGTAATATGGGGAAGTTCGTCTTCCCCTTTCTTTTGCTTCTAAATATTAGAAAGTATCCATATCATCTAAGGTGTGTCATTATGGACCAACACGATGAATACAGACAACTAGAGTGGGAGATCTACAAAGCAAACCAAGAAGTTCTAACCTCAGTAGTTGAGAACTTTGGAAAGCTGTCTGTTTCTGGAATAGACATAAATATGGATAGTCTAATTACAGGAATTTCACATGGAAAAGAAAAGGACGACTAGACCCAGATCTGAAAGTGGTGCATCTATGTCGAAGTATGACGTTGAAGTAGAAGCAAGACTCCAAGCTCTTGAGGCAAAACTCGATGACCTCATCAAGAAGCTTTCCAAAAAGATGTCTTTCTGATAAAATACAATTACAGTAAATCTTAAATCATGGTTGACTATAAGAAGACTGCACTTGTTCTTGGTGCGGGTGGATTCATTGGATCTCACATGGTGAAAAAGCTTCGGAGTGAAGGTTACTGGGTAAGAGGCGTAGACCTCAAGCGACCTGAATTCTCTGAGACACAAGCCAACGAATTCATTCAGGGGGACCTGACTGATGTTGGTTTCGTTCGCCGTGTGTTAGAATTTCGTGGTTATAGTGGTAACTATTATGCGTCTGTTCCTTACAGACTCGTTCGTCCCTTTGATGAGATCTATCAATTCGCTGCTGACATGGGTGGTGCAGGTTTCGTCTTCACTGGTGAGAACGATGCTGAAATCATGCACAACTCTGTTACCATTAACTTGAATGTTCTTGAGGAACAACGCAAGTTGAATGACCAGAAGGGATCTAATTATACCAAGATCTTCTACTCTGGATCAGCTTGTATGTACCCAGAACACAATCAACTTGATCCTGACAATCCTGACTGTCGTGAAGAATCAGCATACCCAGCAGACCCAGACTCAGAGTACGGATGGGAGAAACTCTTCTCCGAGCGTTTGTACTTTGCTTATAATCGCAATCATGGCATCCCTGTTCGGGTTGCTCGATATCATAACATCTTTGGGCCAGAAGGAACCTGGGAAGGAGGAAGGGAGAAAGCCCCAGCAGCCATGTGCAGGAAGGTAGCATATCTTCCTTATGATGGTGGAGCCATTGAGGTGTGGGGTGATGGTGAACAGACCCGTTCATTTCTTTATATCGATGAGTGCATCGAAGCAACTCGTCGGTTGATGGACTCTGACTTCATGGGACCTGTCAACATTGGTTCTGAGGAGATGGTCACCATCAATAAGTTGGTTGACACGGCAGCAAAGGTTGCCAATAAAGATGTTAAGAAGATTCACGTCGACGGACCTCTCGGTGTTCGTGGTCGTAACTCTAACAACGATCTCATTCGTGAGAAGTTGGGTTGGGATTACTCACAGACATTGGAAGAAGGGATCCGTAAAACATACGAATGGATTAAAGAACAAGTATCATTGAATAACAATAAATGACAGTTCTTATTTTCTTGACGAGTGTGAGTGTTACTTTTTCTGGCCATGTGCCCGAGGAATGTAATCAGAATCACAGACAATATGATACTCAAAAAGAGAATCATATTCAAAGAACTTGTATCATTGAAAACAATAAATGAGAGTTTTAATTCTTGGGTCAAGTGGGCAGATCGGTGCTTACTTGACCACTTACCTGAGAGATCGGGGACATGAGGCGATTGAGTTTGACGTTGCTAGACATCATGGTCAAGATCTGACACAGATCCCAAACCATAATCTTGAACGTGAGGTGGAGAAGGCAGACTTTGTGTTCTTCCTTGCGTTTGATGTTGGTGGGTCACGTTATCTAAAGAAGTATCAACACACCTTCCAGTTTATCAATAATAACGCCAGGTTGATGGCGAACACATTTGGTTGCCTTGAGAAATGGAATAAACCATTCGTCTTTGCATCATCTCAGATGAGTAACATGAGTTACTCTCCTTATGGTGTTCTGAAGAATGTGGGAGAACTTTATACCAAATCTCTTGGTGGTCTGATCTGTCACTTCTGGAATGTTTATGGTATTGAGAAGGATCACGATAAGGCACACGTCATCACGGACTTTATCCGTAAGGGATTTGAGACTGGTGTGATTGACATGATGACTGATGGCACAGAGGAGAGGGAGTTCCTTTACGCAGAAGATTGTTGTAAGGCATTGGAGATGTTGATGAACAATCATGAGAAGTTCACTCCAGAGGACCATCTTCACATCACCAGTTTCCATTCAACAACAATCAAAGAGGTTGCATCGATCATTCAAGGTCAGTTCAACATCATTGGTAAGAGTGTTGAAGTCCAACCAGCGGAAGCGAAAGATCAAGTTCAACTTGATAAGAGAAACTCAGCAAACACTTTTATCACAAAGTGGTGGTTACCAGAGACAACGATTGAACAAGGTATTTCTAAAGTATTTGAGGAAATGAAGAATGACTATTTCGTTCAATGATCTTGGTAGAGCAGGTCGTCTGGGTAACCAGATGTTTCAGTATGCTGCTCTGAGAGGAATTGCAGCACATAAAGGTTACAACTGGATGATCCCTCCTGAGGATGTTCCTCGTCCAGATAACTATGGTCTTCATGAGGCATTCGAACTTACTAATTGTAAGCCCGAGAATGTTGGTGAGCAAAGAACAAAGCAACTCTCTTGGAGAGAGTTTCATTACAATCAGGACCTGATGGATAACATTCCTGATGGAATTGATGTGGATGGATACTTCCAGACAGAGAGATGGTTCAAACACATCGAGGACGAGATTAGAGAAGACTTTACTTTCAAGAACGAGTGGCTGGATCCTTGTCTTGAGTACATTGAGAGTATTGGAAATAAGAAACTGGTTTCTCTTCACATCAGAAGAGGTAATCCCAACCTCCAGGGTGAGAGAGGAGAGAAGTGGTCTTATCAACTACTTCAACACACTCATCCTTTGATGAAACAAGAATATTATGAGAGAGCACTTTCACACTTCGATGATGATTATCAGGTGTTAGTGTTCTCAGATGTGATTGATTGGTGTAAGAGACAACCATGGTTGCAAGGTGACAGGTTCCTTTTCTCTGACAACTCAAAGATGTTGTTTGAGGATGGTGCATCTGTTCCATATGTGGACCTGTGTTTGATGAGCCTCTGCTCTGATGCCATCATCGCCAACAGCAGTATGAGTTGGTGGGGTGCTTGGTTGATTAACAATCCTGACAAGAAAGTGGTTGCACCTAACCCTTGGTTTGGACCTGCAGTATCTCATTACATCATGGACGATCTGATCCCTGAAGGTTGGATCGAGGAGTATAACGACCCTGCAGAAGTTCCCCCAGAAGTATGATTGGTTTTAATTATCTTGGAAAACTAGGACAACTTGGCAATCAGATGTTCCAGTATGCGACTGTGATGGGAGTGGCAAAGAACATTGGCACTTCCTATTGCATTCCAAATCATGATGAAGTTTTTGATGATGGAATTGGAAACAAACTTAGGATTGAATTGTTCAATGCCTTTGACATTAATCCAGAGAGAACTGGTTTTGTTCCTGGACCAAACATTCAAGAGAAGGACTTTACCTTTGACCCTTCTCTGTTTGAGATCCCATCTAGTCATGATGTATCTCTTGTTGGTTTCTTCCAGACACAGAGATACTTTGAACACATTGCCGATGAGGTGAGAAAGGAATTCAAGTTCAGACAACACATCGTTAATGATTGTAAGGAGATTGTTGAGGAGGTCTTTGAGGACCCCATTGCACTTCACATTAGAAGAGGTGATTATCTAATCAACTCTGACAATCATCACAACTTATCTTTAGAATATTACAAACAAGCACTCAAACAATTCTCTAGAAGGAGACAGGTGATTATCTTTACAGATGACCCTGAGTGGGCATCTAAACAAAAGATATTTAAATCAGATAGGTTTGTAGTTTCAGAAGGGACTGGTTCTTACCATGACCTTTATCTGATGACACAGTGTAGTGATTTCATTATCGCTAACTCAACTTATTCTTGGTGGGGTGCGTGGTTAGCAAACCACGGAAGAGTGATTGCACCAGCAAGATGGTTTGGTCCCAACAATCAACATAAATCACTCAAAGATCTTTATCCATCTCATTGGGAAATCTTAGATTATGATTGATCTCAAACAGACAACGTTTATCATTCCTCTGAGGATTGACACTGGAGACAGACTTCGTAACGTCATCCTCTCAACTTGCTTTCTTCTTCATCACTTCGACACCACTGTGTTGATCAAGGAAGTTGATAGTGAGAGGAGGTTTGAAACCTTTGCTCTTCCCATCATCAAGAGACTTGTTGATACAAAGAACCTGGTTCACGTCTTCGAAGAAGATACAAGAACCGATGATGCCTTCCACAGGACCAAGGTTCTGAATGACATGGTGATGATGTCAAAGACTGACATCGTTGTGAACTATGACACGGACATCATCCTCCCTGTTTCGAGTTACACAACTGCAGTAGAGATGTTGTCTGGTGAATGTGATGTTGTTTATCCATATAAGTTTGGTGAAAAGGGAGAAAGGAAAGTCAATCTTCCTCTCACCATTGACACTCAGGAGGACATGGATGAGTTTGAGAACAACGATTGGGTTAAGGAGTTTATCGGGACTGGTTACTCACCAGATCTCCTTAATAAGAACGCCTTCTATGCTCGGAATGTAAATGGTATTGGGTGGGCAGAATATGGAATGGTTCAGTTTTTCAACAGACAAGTTTACATTGATGGTTACCTAGAGAACGAGGGGTTTATCGCGTATGCTCCGGAGGATGTAGAGAGACATCACAGATGGAAGACGTTGGGTTATAATATTGGAAGAGTGGATAGACATGCTTATCACCTTGAGCATGATAGAACTCAGAACTCATGGTACACTAACCCACATATGGTTAGGAACAATCAACTCTGGGAAGAACTGAAAGTCCTTTCAAAGGAACAATTGATTGAGTATTACACACAACAAGATTACGTCAAGGAGAGGTTGGGATGAAGTTTTGGAACTTAGTTACATTTGCTGATAAGGACAACTCTGTAAAGCAGAAGTACTTGAATGATTATGCAGAGTCCTTGGGTTTGATAACTCATCCTTTCACTCAAACATGGCTGAAGAAGCAATCTTTTTACAAGGACAACAAAGAGATTCTGAGTAGTAAGACAGGTGCAGGTTATTGGTTGTGGAAACCTTTCATCATTGCCAACCTGATGGATAAACTCAACGATGGTGAGTTGATTGTTTATTCTGATGTTGGTGACATGTTCCATCCAGAACTCTTCCCTTACGTTGAGGATCTGATGGATCCTGATGATCCTTGTCTTCTTTTGATTGGTGGTTTCCCTCAGAAACTTCTGACTAAGAGAGACTGCTTTGTTTACATGGATTGTGACGAAGAGGATTACTGGGAGTGTACTCAACTTGAAGGTGGAATGCAGTTCTGGAGAAACACACCAGAGGCAAGAAAGGTTGTGGGTGAGTGGCTGGAAGCATGTACTGATCGAAGGATTCTTACAGATGATGAGAATGTTTCTGGTAAGGAGAACTTTGATGGGTTCCGTGGACACTTCCATGACCAGGCAGTTCTGACTAATCTGGCGTGTAAGTATGGTCTCTCTGCCGTCCCTCAACAGGATCAGATTAGACATTACCTTGAGTGTAATGTTGATTATTGGTATGAGAGAAATGAGAAGAGTGGGTTTAACATGGGAAGACCGATTGAGTCACTCTTGTTACAACTGAAGGAGGATTCTCCACATGCTGCATAGTATCATTCTCACAGTTCACAATAAAGATTATCTCATTGAGAATGTCATTCGAGGAATCTACGAAAACACAGTGGGTGATTATGAACTCATTGTTGTTCTGGATGGTTGTACTGACAACTCAGCATCAGTTGTTGAGAGTGTTGTGAATGATAAGACAACTGTCATTGAAACACCTGATGTTTTTGAGACCAAGGCAAACAATGCTGGATTGAAATTTGCAGAAGGTGATTATGCCATCATAGTTCAGGATGACATCATCGTTCGTGAACCTGGTTGGAACTTGAGAATGATGGAACCCTTTGAGGTGTTTGATGATGTGTTTGCCGTCACTGCCAACACAGCACACAACTGGGTTCCCAATCCTCACTCGATTCATCTGGGAATGAAGGAAGACCTTGACTCTTGTTGGTGTGACATCCTTCACCACACAGACCATGCACAGAGAAGGAATACTCCAAGAAATGAATTTGCTGTCAGAGCAACTGCCAATCGTGGTCCTCTGATAATTGACATGTCTGACCTGAGGAAGTTGAATTATTTTGATGAGGAGTTCGCACCTCAGGACATGGACGATCATGACCTGATGTTTAGGATGCACAAGGAGTTAAATAAGGTGTGTGGTTGTTATTGGATTGACTTCGAATCAAGAGATGAGTGGGGTGGAACTAGAGTGTCTGGATCTGTTGCTCCTTGGTTACTGAAGGCAAACCAAAAGAACATGAAACTATTCTATCAAAGACATAAAGATCTTATTGATATGGATTACAACAATGAGAACCGTGTGATTAAATGACTTATTCTAAGAGATTCAGTAGCAAATTCTTTTCTAAACTTCTTCAACCAGCAGGAAACAATCCTCAGAGAGACAGAGCATCTTCTTTGGAAATTGTGTTTGAGGAACTCGATAAGAAGAAGATCAAAGACTTTTTTATCGTCGAGACAGGTTGTATGAGACCTGACCATGGACACCTAACCTTTGGTGATGATGGTGCCAGCACTTATATCTGGGACGACTTTGTCAATTATTATGAGGGAGATGTTGCATCTGTTGACATCAATCCGGTCAATGTTGATTATGCCAATGCTAACACGTCGGATAAGACACAAGTTTACTGTCAGGACTCTGTTGAGTATCTATGGGATCTATCTGAAAAGAGAAAGATTGATTTCCTTTACCTTGATTCCTACGATTTCGTTCCTACTGATCCTATTCCTTCACAGCTTCATCATGTGAAAGAACTCTGTGCGTGTATGAAGAACCTCAAGAAGGGAACCATTATTGCTGTTGATGATCATCTAAACACCCCTGTGTTTGATCAGTATAGATCAACTCTTGCACAGGGTGGAAAGGCAAGGTTTGTTGAAGACTTCATGAACAACATTGGAGCAGAACTTCTTCATGATGGGTATCAGATCGTATGGAGACTTTAACTTTAAGATATGATGGTGACCCTTGTCTAAGGAGAGTGTCCCATAAAGTGAAGTACTTTGATGAGCCTTTGAATGTCCTTTTGGGTGAGATGAGAAGGATTATCAAAACTGAGAATGGTGTTGGTCTCGCTGCACCTCAGGTTGGTGTCAACACAAGAGTTATTCTTGTGATTGATAATGACATTACTGAGATGATTAACCCTGAGATCACTTGGACATCTTCTGAGTTTGTTATGATGGAAGAAGGATGTCTGAGTGTTCCTGATCACTATATTGACATCGAAAGACCGAGAGAGATCAAGGTCAAGTTTCAAACAAGAGATGGTAAGTATAAGAAGTGGAAATTGAAAGGACTCCAAGCAAGGATTGTTCTACATGAGGTTGATCATTTAGATGGGAAGTTGATGACGGACTATGAGTGATGTTTTATTGAGACCATGGCATGGAGGCCTGGGGGATCACCTTCAGTTTTCTACGTTGCCTGAAGAGTTTCACAAACAACAAGGAAGAAAGACTTATCTTCTCGATGGAGCAGAGTTCCGTAATGAGGAGATTTATAAACTCGTCTGGGAACATAATCCTTATGTCTTGGATGTGAAGGAAGGTGAGTGGAACGCTGGTGACCTCCCTCACTTTGACATGTCAGAGTGTAAGACCGGGAACTGGATTAGTAACTGGGAGAGGCTTCATGGTCTCGAACCAACAAACACAAGACCAAAGATTTATTATGAACCACAAAAGGTTGATGGTCTCAGTGATACTATCTTAGTGGATCTTTCAAGTATCTCTATCAGTCATGATGGAAAGGTTCTTGGTTATACCGTGGAGGAAATTGATAAGACATTTAAAAAGGTACACAAAATTTTTTCTGGCAAGAAATTCGTCTCTATAAGCTTCAAAAACTACATCGCAGATGACATCAACAGGTTCGAACCAGAAGTGGATGGGACTCTGGAGATCGAGAGTATCTTTCACTACTGTGATGTGATTCGATCTTCGTTTGGTATCTGTTGTCTTTACAGTGGACCAATGGTTCTCTCGACGGCAATTCAAAGGTTCAACCCAGACTTGAAGATCTTCTGTATTACTTCACCGCTCACATTTAACAGTGACAGAATTCAGAAACAAGGGATGTTTTATTTCCCTGAGTATGTTGATTACATGGTAACAGAATGAACAACAGAGTTTTTATTACAGGGTGTGGGAGTGGACTCGGTAAGTCTCTTTATTTGAAAGCAAGTGGGACTTCCGCGGTCTTCCCCCATTATCGTAAAGGAGACCCAACAATTGCAAGATTGATTGGAGACCTGAGAGACACTGACTTTCCTGATAAGGTAGATGAGTTTATTCGTCGGTCTGACATCAATGTGTTTATCAATAACGCTGGTGTGCATCTGAATAAGTCTCCAAGAAAAACAACAGATGAAGAAGTGGATGAGGTGATTGAGAGTAATCTGACTTCACAAATCAAAGTTATCAACAGAGTTTACAATTACTTTGTTGAGAAGAACAATGGAATGATTATCAACATCAACTCTCTGTGTGTCAGACATCCATCACCGACAGAGAGTGTTTATTGTGCTTCTAAGTTTGGTCTGTTAGGTTTCTCAAAGGCACTTCAGATTGACGCTCTGGGACGAAACGTGGAGATTGTTGATATCTTCCCTGGAGCAGTTCAAACAAGAATGACAAGAAACAGAGACAATTATGAAACTCTGATGTCCGCTGATGAGGTGGCAGAGGAGGTTGTTTCCCTTCTTGATAAAAGAGGGAAAACGTTCTATAATAGTGAAGTGGTACTTAGAAAGAGAAATGAAAGCAGCGGTTCTTGAGAAGCTGAACTCACCACTGACAGTCCGGGAGGTTGAACTGACTCCCCTGTCGATCGGTCAAGTTCTTGTACGGGTACTGACAAGTGGAATCTGTGGAGCACAACTCCATGAGATCAAAGGTTATAAGGGAAACAAGAAGTTTCTTCCACATCTGATGGGTCATGAGGGGTGTGGAATTGTTGAGTCTGTTGGTCTGGGTGTCAATACTGTGGAGGTTGGTGATAAGGTTGTGATGCATTGGAGACCAGGTGATGGAATTGAATCACCGTTTCCTTCTTACATGCTTGATGGGAAGAGAATCTCAAGTGGAAAGGTGACGACACTCAGTGAGTATTCGATTGTCTCTGAGAACCGACTGACCAAGATTGATCCCAAGACACCAACGGTCTTGGCTGCGATGTTGGGTTGTTCGATGACCACAGCTCTAGGTCTAATTGATAATGAGATCAACCTGAAGTTTGGTGAAAGTGTTGCTGTCATTGGTTGTGGTGGGGTGGGACTCAATCTCATTCAGGGATTGAAGATGAAAGGAGCACATGAGATCTTTGGTGTTGATGTCAATGAGTCACTGGGTGACATGGTTCTGGATCTTGGAGCTGATTACTTCCTCTACAATGTTGAGGCTCTTCGTAATGTGGATGTTGTGATTGACACCACTGGTAACCCATCTGTAATTGGTAAGTCATATGAGAGGCTAAATCCTAGTGGTCGTTTGATTCTTGTGGGTCAACCAGCACCAAAGATGGCGATTGCAATTCCAAATGCAGTCTCTATGTTCGAGGGGTCTGGAAAAACTATCAAGGCAACACAGGGTGGAATGACAAATCCAACTGTGGATATTCCTCGTTACATCAACTTGGCACTTGCTGGAAAACTGGAATACGAGAGTATTCATACTCACACATATACACTGGATGAAGTGAATGACGCATTTGACCTCCTTCGAAGTGGAAATGCTGGAAGGATTATGATCAAGATTGGAGAAGAACAATGAGAAAACAATGGACTAAACAGGAACTGATTGACTTTGAGAGTGAGATTGGTGTTCTTTATGAGAACAACCAACTCCCCTTCTTGTTTCACCTCTCAGGAGGAAATGAAGATCAACTCATTGATATCTTCAGTCAAATTAATGAAGGAGACTGGGTGATTTCGAATCACAGAAGTCACTATCATGCACTTCTTCATGGCATTCCTCCTGAGATTGTCAAACAAAGAGTCATTGATGGACGAAGTATGTTCATCTACGATAAACAACGGAAGTTCTTTGTCTCTGCCATCATTGGTGGAACTCCTGCCATTGCTGCTGGAATTGCCTGGGCATTGAAGAAGAAAGGAAGTCAGAATAAGGTCTGGTGTTTCATTGGTGATGGAACAGAGGATAATGGACATCTGTTTGAGGCTGCTCGTTATGTTGATGGTTGGAATCTTCCTTGTAACTTTGTGATCGAGAGTAACAATCGATCTGTGGAGGCATCCAATGAGGACCGTTGGGGAACTCAATCAAACCTTCAGTGGAACTTTGATTGTGTGACCAAGTATGAATATGAATGTTCTTATCCTCACTGTCGTAAGCCTGGAATGATTGACCTGGAGGAGGCTCTGAAGGTCAAGAAGACTGATAAAGAGTACTTCCCTCCCCTTCCTGACTTTAAGTATCCTGACCTCTCTTCAAAGGTCCTGGAGGACAAACCCACTTACAAGGAGGGTGTCAAGAGATCAATGCAGAAACTGGCTGAGAGAGGTGCCATCTTCATTGGTTACAACGTCAAGTATGGAAAGGCAATGGGAACACTTGAGGGTGTTCCTGATGACCAACTGGTGGAGACACCAGTTGCAGAGAACCTGATGTCAGGACTGGCCATCGGAATGAGTTTCGAAGGTTTCCTTCCTGTCATTTACTTTGAACGACATGACTTTATGTTGGTGGCAGCAGACGCCATTGTGAATCACATTGATAAGATTGAACGCATTTCTCATGGTGAGTTCAAGGTTCCTGTTATAATGAGAGCTGTGACCGCAGACGCTGGTCCATTCTACTCTGGTCCAACTCACTCACAGAACCTAACAGAAATGTTTAGACGAGCTGTTGACTTCCCTGTCATCTGTCCTCAGGATGGTCTTGGTGTGATTTGGGCTGTGGATGGAGCACTTGCAAGTGGTCAACCCATGATGTTGATTGAGAAGAAATCACTTTACTGATATGACAAAGAAACGTATTCTTGTTATTGGTGACAGTTGTAGAGACGTTTACACTTATTGTGAGGCTTCACGTCTGGCTCCGGATCGTCCGGTCCCAGTCTTGGAGCCTGTTCATGTAGATAAGATGCCTGGGATGGCAATGAATGTCTATGAGAACTTGATTAAGATGACATCAAAGAGTAGTGTGGACATCGTCACAAACTCTAACTGGAAGTCAATTCGTAAAGAACGATTTGTTGATTCCAAGAGTAACCACATGTTTATTCGTGTGGACCATGGTGAAGAGGTTGAGAGGTGTGATGTGAGTCAGCTCAACCTTGATTATGATTGCATTGTTATTTCAGATTACGATAAAGGTTTTCTCACAGAAGCTGACATTGATGAGATCTGTCGGAAACATGACAACGTGATTCTTGATACAAAGAAACAACTGGGTGTCTGGGCAACAGATGCAACATGGATTAAGATCAATCAACATGAGTATGAGAGGTCAGAAGTCTTCATAAGGAGATACATGCCAAACAACATCATCAAGACCCTTGGTGGTGAGGGGTGTGAGTATGGTGGAGAAGTTTATCCTGTACTAAAAAAGAAACAAGTTATTGATGTTTCTGGTGCTGGTGACACCTTCTTGGCTGCTTTCGTGGTAAGATGGTGTCAAGATAGAGATGTAGTTGGTGCAATCAAAGTTGCCAATCACATGGCATCCAAAGTCGTATCTAAAAGAGGAACAAGCACACCATGATGTCAATCATAACCGGACATAAAGGTTTCATTGGACAGAACCTCTATAACACTCTGAAGGTCATGGGTCATGATCCTATTGGGATTGAGATTAAAAATGCTTGGAATTTCATAGAGAACTTTAATGACTGGAAAAATGTAAGTGCTGTTTATCACCTTGGTGCAATCTCCGATACAAGGGAGACTGATCTCGATAAGATTTACAATTACAACATTGACTTCAGTCGAGCTTTATTTGAAGCTTGTGCTATGAATGGAGTTACTGTAAAGACTGCATCATCGGCAAGTGTGTATGGTAACCTTGTTCATGAGATCAATCCTCTCAATTATTATGCTCTGTCTAAACTGACGATGGATTATTGGATTGAAGATCACATTTCACACTTCCCTTTGATCCAATCATTCAGGTTCTTCAATGTTTATGGAGACGGTGAGGAAGATAAGGTCAGGAAAGGAACAGCTTCTCCTGTCTCGACATTCATTCACCAGGCAAAGACCAAAGGATTTGTCAAAGTCTTTAGGGGGTCAGAGGACTTCATGAGAGACTTTGTTTGTGTGAGAGATGTTGTCTCTCTGATGATCAAGAACAATGAAAAAAGTGGTGTTTATGATCTTGGAACAAGTAATCCAATCTCATTTCAGATGGTGGCAGAGTTGGTCTGTGCGAAGTATGGAGCAAAGATAAAGGAAGTCCCTTTTCCTAAAGACTTGGATGGTAAGTATCAGATCTTCACCTCAGCCAAGAGGGATTTCAAACACAACTTTATCACCGTGAGAGATTACCTGGAGTCAATTCATGAGTAAAATCGTATGGACAAATGGATGTTTTGACATCCTCCACCCTGGTCATATCGAACTCTTTAAGATTGGAAAGACACTTTCCAATGGAGGTAAGTTGATCGTTGGTCTTGATTATGACGAGAAGGTGAAGGTGGATAAGGGTGCCGAGAGACCCATCAACACTTTTCAAGACAGAAAGATCATGCTAGAATGCATTAAATATATTGATGTGGTTCTTGGATTTGGATCAAGAAAAGAACTTGAAGACCTTATTGAGTTACACAGACCTGACATTCTAATTGACGGAGGAGAATGGCGCCATGATGGAGTGGGACGAGAATTTGCGAAGGAAACTCGGTTTTTCAATCGGATCGGAGGATATTCCTCCAGTGAAATCATCGAAAGAATCCGCAGCGGATCCAATTAAGTTTGTTCCCAAAGGTTGGGGATACGAAAAGTGGATCGCCAACGGGCCTGAATACTGTGGTAAGCTTTTGTTTATTGCAAAGGACAGGAAATGTTCATGGCACTATCATGAACTGAAAGATGAGGTCTTCTTCATTTACAAAGGTGCCATTGAGGTTTATCATTCTACTGGGGACAGTCTTGAGAGTGCAGATATGACTCTCCTGGGTCCCGGTGAGAAGTTTCATGTTCCTCGTGGGATGAGACACCAGATGGTTGCTCTTGCTGATACAGAGTTGTTTGAGTTTAGTACTCAACACTTTGATTCAGATTCTCACAGAATTATCAAAGGAGATTGATGAAAAGGTATTGTATTGACATTGACGGTACAATCTGTACCCCCACAGTTGGTAGAGATTATGAATCCGCTAAACCTTTTCCTGAAAGGATTGCAAGTATCAATGAGATGTATGATCAAGGACATTACATCATCTTCTTTACTGCAAGGGCGATGGGTCGATTCTGTGGTGACCCTGACGACAGACAGAAAGCTGAGGATCTTATGAGAGATCTCACAGAGAAACAACTTGAGAAGTGGGGAGTGAAGTATCACGAACTTCTTTTCGGTAAACCACACGCCGATGTTTTCATCGACGACAAAGCTGTAAGTGACAAGGATTGGTTCTGTTATGGTTAGAGACAAGAATAAATCACTCTCCAAAGTAAAAGGGATTGGTCCAATTTATTATCTCAATCTTGATGGGCAACCTGAGAGACGTGAGTTTATGGAGGAGCAGTTCAAGTACTGGGAGATTGATAATTACAAAAGAATCTCTGCTTATGATGGTCGAGACGATGACCTGAGTGACATCATCAAGGGACGTTATCCTGACATGATGACCTCTGGTGAGATTGGTTGCACAACATCACACCTCAAGGCTATCAAGGAGTTCTATGAGACTGGAGAACCTTATGCAATCATCATGGAAGATGATTGTAGTCTTGACTTGATTCGGTTCTGGAACTTTACATGGAAGGACTTTTACTCTAGGATCCCTTATGATTGGGATGTCGTACAGATTGCAATCATCTGTACAGGAGATATTCACATCAAAATCCATAAGAGATTTGTGAATGAGTTCTCAACCGCTTGTTATCTTATCACTCGTCATCATGCCGAGAAGATGATCAAGCTTCACTGTAGAGGTGACAAGTATAAGTTGGACAATGGAGTGAGACCTCGTCCCGTTGCGGATGACCTTCTCTATAACTCTGGAAACACTTATTCAATCCCTCTTCTTCTTTATCATATTCCCTTGGGATCATCGATTCATCCTGATCATGTTGACGCATTTCATAAAGGAAACTTCGATGCACAAATGAACTTCTGGCAAAACATGGGAGCTCAGAAGACAGTTGATGAGTTGATGGATTATGATCCCTATCTGGGTCGTGTCAGTGAGTCATCAGCAAACGGGGGATAAATAAAGAAAACCCAACAATAATCAATTAGCCATTATCAAATATGGAAAAAGAGGTATCTGACTTTTCTCTTAAGAGGAAAGAGTGTTCTGTTTGTAAGGCGGTCTGGATCAACGATCAACACATCTGGTCTGGAACTGGTGCTCAGGGGGACGAACAGACACTCCACAACTTGGTGTGTTACTCTCAACCTGATGGGTCTGGGTGTATCAATCCAGCAAGAGAAGGTAAGGGTGGACAGATGTATCCAGATAAAGACTCTTGGGAAAAGAGATCCCAAAAGATTGAACAACTTATGAAAGACATGGAGAACGGTAATGCCTCGTGGTAAAATTGACAGAATCGGAGCTGAATCACGGATTTATAAGCTTATGACCAGACTAGATTCTGAGTCCTGTCCTGACAATGAGAAGTACATTGCAAAAAGGTATCTTAATTATGTCTTAGATTACATAAAGGAACATACGAATTAGAATAGATAAATAAACCTTGGGCGAATGGCTCAATTACTATCGCTAGCCCAAGAAAAACACAGAGACATGTCGAGTCTCTTATCATCCGTGGGTTAAACTCCACGAGACAAAAAGGTAAAACAAATGTTCAAATCTGTATTCGCAGCAACCGCTGTAATGTCCATGTCCGCTGGTGCTGCATTTGCAGGGCCCTACGTTAACGTAGAAACCAACGCTGGTTGGGTTGGCGATGACTATCAGGCCGCAACGACTGAATTCCACCTTGGCTATGAAGGTGAACTCGGTACCGACGCTGGTTGGTACATCCAGGGTGGCCCCGCGCTGGTGAGCGTTGACGGTGAGCCCACCGAGGCCGAGCTTTCTGGTAAGATTGGTGTTGGCGTTGACGTTGACGAGAACGTTAACATCTATGGAGAACTGGCTGTCCTGACCGATGGCAAAGACCTGGACGATGACCTGAATGTTGGCGCTAAGTTTGGTGTCAAGTGGACCTTCTGATCCATACATAGTATGTTATAATACAGGGGGGTCTTCCGACCCCCTTTTGACTGCGATAAAATAGTTAAGGTACAGTTAAATGAAAAGAGTGCTTGCCTCAATTCTAGCAGCAGGAGCACTTGTCGGTTGTGCAAGTGGTCCCAAAGAGACTGTGAGATTAAATGCAGCGGGAGCTACCTTCCCTGCACCTTTGTATAATTCTTGGTTCCAGACAATGGCACGAGAAGGTGGACCTCAGGTAAACTATCAAGCCATTGGTAGTGGTTCGGGTGTCCGTCAGTTCAATGCTGGTACAACAGATTTCGGAGCATCAGATAAATCCGTCAAGGACGGTAACGAGAGACCGGTAGTTCAGATTCCAATGACAGGTGGAGCTATCGTTCCTGCCTACAATAATCCTGGATGTGATCTGAGAGTAACTCAGACTCAACTTGCAGATATCTTCCTTGGAAACATTGACACCTGGGAAGAGGTAGGTTGTGATGGTGGTACAATCACTGTTGTTCATCGTTCAGATGGTTCTGGTACAACAGCTGGATTCACCAACTCTCTTTCTGCATTCTCTCCTGAGTGGAAAAAGAATGTAGGAACTGGTAAGGCGGTTGCATGGCCTACTGGTGTCGGTGGTAAAGGTAACTCTGGTGTTGCTGGTATCATCAAGAACACTGAAGGTGCTATTGGTTATCTAAATTATGGTTATGTGAATGGTGGTCAGTTCCAACAAGCCTGGGTTCAGAACAGAGATGGTAACTTTGTTCAAGCCAACGTAGAGACATCTGCTGCAGGTCTGTCACAGATTGTCCTTGACGATCAACTTCGTGGGTCTGATCCTAACCCCGCAGGTGCAAACTCTTACCCCATCGTCTCTCTGACTTGGGTCTTGGCACATCCAGAACACAAGAACAATGACACGATGAAGGAAGTGTTTGGTTACATGTTGAGTGACGAAGCTCAGGGTGTATCTGACTCACTGGGATATGTCCCTCTTCCGGAATCGATCCGTGAACAGGCTCGTGAAGTTGTTGAAACACTCAAATAAATATCATTGAATATCGTTGCCGCTGAGGGAGTGGTTGGCAAAATCCAACAAACACTCCCTTTTTTCTTGATTAAACTAAATTATGATTGAATATTTCCCTTATCATAGGAAACTTCTAAAGAAGAAGATTGTCAAAGAACTTTTAAACTATTTCGACCAGGAGCAGTTGGAACCTGGGACGATGGTTGGGAATAACAAAGATCAAATCGAAGAAGTAAAGCAAGCTTATAACGGAAACTTCGCAGATCCATATCCAAATAAAATGGTCTGGAATGCCCTGGACCTGGATGACGGTTTCGCGTGGAGAACTTTACCAAAAAGTACTGAACCTCCGATGTTATCGAGGAGTGAGGTTGGTCATTTCTATCATCCACATCATGACAGCCCCTTTCTTGGAGACTACAGTACAACAATTCTTCTGAATGATGATTATGAAGGTGGAGAATTTCAGTTACGAGTTGGTGGTGAGATAAAGAACTACAGATTGAAATCTGGTGAGGCAATTACTTATCCAACAGGAATGGATCATTGTGTTCGTCCTGTGACCAAAGGAGAAAGGAAGGCACTAATCCTTTGGACCAAGAGTGATGTGTCAAATCCTTTCTTAAGAGAGATTAGTTCTCTTGCACAAAAGGCTTCACTTATCATTCGTGATGAAAAAGAAAGGAAAGGAATCAATCCATATCTTTACCCTGAAGGAATTGAAGATGCCTCAAATGATCCCCATTTCTTGTTAAATAAGATCATCACCATCATCGCCAGGGCCGAGTCTTGAGGTTCTGTATCACCCTAAACTCTTCTTTAGGGTGAACTTTTGCATCTTCATAAATCATTATGAGGAGGTAAAGTTAAATGTTTAGGATCAAATTTGAGTGGGACCACGGTCTTCCTGATTATGATCCAGAAATTCATGATCCAGACAAAGTCTTTAGACTTTTGACTTATCGTGGAGTTTACTATGCTAAATGGGTTTTATTAAAATCCAGAGGCATACAAAATTGGAAAGTAAATAAATGAGGACCTTGACGGGTCCTCTTTTTTGTCTTAGGATGAACACAAATCAATGGAGTTTCATGAAAACTGACCGTACTTATTATATTGCTTACGATAACGAAACAAGGTTTTGGATTCAGAAAACAAGGTTCGGTTTGTATCAGACAGGGCTTGAGGATGGAACCAAACTTCTGACAGGATTGGATAAGGATGGGACTCTGAAGATGACAGCTCAACACATTGTCTGGATGAAGGAGGGTTTCCCTGATCCACCGAGTGGTTCTTATGATAGTGTGGTTGGTGGAAAACTCTAAATAAAGAGAAGAGTAGGACCATTAGATGAGAAGTTTCGATCAGTTTGTTGAATCATCTTCGAAGATTATAAAAGATGAACTCAACCCAAAGTTCTGGGATGAGAAAGAACTGAAAGAAGATGTAAGAAAGGCATCGATGAGAATCGCTAAGTATTATGCCAACTGGACTGACATTCCCATGACAGCTGTGGAGGATGTTCATCTGGTGGGTGGCAATGCTTCTTATCTTTATAATGATAAGTCTGACCTTGATATTCATCTCATCGTTGATAAAAGTAAGATCTCTGAGTGTGGAGAACTCCTGGATGATTATCTGAGATCGAAGAAGAAACTCTGGGCGTTTGAGCACGACGTAAAGATTTACGGAACAGAGGTTGAACTTTATGCTGAGGACATTGGTGATCCCAAACCTGCTGCTCAGGGTCGTTACTCAATCAAGAATGATAAGTGGATCACTCAACCGAATAAAGAGATTCCAAAGATCAATGATGTTGCAGTTGAGAGCAAGGTAAAGAACCTGGCTGGTGAGATTGATGACATCATTGATGATGAGGTGGCAAATGAGTCACGTCTTGAGTTTATCAAAGGTAAACTCTTTAAGCTTAGAAGACAATCCCTCTCTGAGGGTGGTGAGTTTGCCCTGGGTAACCTCGTATTTAAGTCCCTGAGAAACAAAGGTTACATTGATAAGCTCAATGATTACATGACCAATGTCACTGATAAGAACCTCTCTCTTTACGAGTGGCTTGATATTGAAGAGTCTTCACTTACTCGTGTGATGAGTAAGGATAAGAAGGGTGGAATGGCAATCATGTCAGCACAGAGAGGTGACAAGAGTGCGAAGGAGAACAGAGCTCGTTCTCAACAACTCGATAAAGACATCAGAGGGAAAGGGTTACCTGGAGCAACCAAAGTTTCTGGTCGTTACACAGAGAATAAGGGTCAGAAAGATGAGAGAAAGGTTGGTGAGAGATCTCATGTGATCTCCAGTGGTAAGATGGGTAAGAAAAGATTTGCCAAAGCAATCAAGTCCCTTGGTAAGAAATACAACCAAGACAGTGTACTCTTGAAGAAGAAAACAAAAGGAGATGCGGCACTGGTGGGGACTAACAAATCCTCATTCCCAGGCTATAATAAACGCATGAAAACTGGTAAGATGAATCCTGGTAAGACAGGTGAGTTCGACACCAAAGTCAAAAACAAAACGTTCACTTATGAATCAACTGAAGAAAGCATCTAAGAAGTTTATGAAGAAGTTTCCATTTAATCATGTGGTCCTTGAGGATCGCAAAGAAGTCTGGATCAAGGGTGGTTATCCTGGATGTATGGCTGTTCCTAAACTCATGGAAAAGTTCTATCCTGACTACGATGCTAAGTTGGCAAAGAATGAATTCATCGAAGAACTCAAGAGAGATCCTTCTGTGCGGGATAGGTTAGACAAGACATGAAGAACGAAGATATCCCTCACAGTATGGGACCTCTCGCTAATTTGGTGGGAGGATTTCTAATAGCATTATTCGTTGTTATGATACCATTCATTATTCTATTATGACTTTTACTGTTTATTCGAAACAAGGATGTCCTTACTGTGTTAAGGTCATTAGGGCTCTGCAACTTTCAGAACAGAAATACGTTGAGTTGAAGTTAGATAGAGACTTCACTCGTCCTGAGTTCATTGGGAAGTTCGGGAGGACAACTTTTCCAAGAGTTCTACTAAATAACGAAACACTTATTGGTGGTTGCACCGAAACTGTCAAATACCTACGGGAGAACAATCTAGTCTAATGTTTGATCCGGATCTGGAAATCAATAACGCTGTCGAACTGGCAGTTGACCATGCTTTCGGAGGCAAGATTACTATCAACATGTACGAATACCTAAAGTCCCTTAAGGCAACGAGAGGAGACGCTGAGAGGTTCCTTGAGAGTCCAACCGCAAGGAATGTCAATCTTTTGATTTATGATCTCGACGATTATCTTGAGGGAGGTTCCGACTCTGACCATAAACAACTCAGAGAGGCTTATGGTCACCTTGGGAAGCCAGAAGCAAGAAAGATAAGAAACTTTCTTGACAGTATTATTACAGACGCAGGGAAGTATGCACATGACAAAAGACCGGGAAGAAGGAAAAGATCTGGTCCCTCTAAATAATGAAGATCAACCCCGAAAAAACAGAGGGGTTGAGCTAATGATGAGAAACAAAAACAGGAGGAGAGAAGAGCCTAGCCCGAAACCTAAGTGGTTTCAATTTCGATTGGGGCAAGTGATTACTCTCTTTCGTAGAGAATTTCACTTTGGATTCGAAATCTATCTGGATACAAACAAAGGTAAGTTCTCAAAGGAGGAATAAGATGATAGCTGTTACCCTCACACTATCCGCTTTAATTTCACTGTTGTTTCTTGGACTTGGTGGAGTTATTGGATGGATCGCAAAGGATGTTGTTATTCAAAAGAACACAGCGTTCTATCCCATGCATCCAGAGTTCTTGGATGAAGATGGAAATATCATTGCAGATGAGATTATGTCTGTGAGATTCGAAAACCCCGAAGAGCTTGGGGAAGATCATTACTAAACACTGATTATTTTATTAAGACCATGGCAACAACAAAACTTCCACCCAACCCCTTTATTCATGAAATTCTTGAGTTGGTAAGTAAGCAAAGGAGTGCCGCAAAGAAAGTTGAGGTTCTGAAAGAATACAGAACAGATGCACTTACAGCGGTTTTGATTTGGAACTTTGATGATAGTATCATCTCCCTCCTTCCTGAGGGAGAAGTTCCTTATGAGAAGAATGATGTTCCTGTTGGGACAGACCACACTTCTCTTCGTAAGGAGTGGAGAAACCTTTATCACTTTGTGAAGGGTGGTAACGACAGTCTCTCGAAGACACGTCGTGAGTCGATGTTCATCCAAATCCTTGAAGGACTTCATCCCACTGAGGCAGAACTCTTGTGTCTTGTGAAGGACAAACAACTGGCTACGAAGTTCAAGATTACTAAGGCGAATGTTGATACCGCTTTCCCTGATATTCGATGGGGTGATCGGTCATGAGTAAAGGTTTCGACATCAACTTTGAAGGACTTGATATGGATCCAGATCAAGTCCAGGCCCTCCTTAAACAATACAAAAAGATTAAGAAGTATCAGAAATCAAATCTGTTTGCCATCAAGACAATGGATGGAACAGAGGATGTTGTATCCAAGATGATTGAGGAAGCTCATGAAGGAGGATTTTAGCCTCACCAACGTTCTTAGACTTATCAGTGAGCTAGAAGGATCCTCTCAGATGCTCAACCTGATCGACGAACAGGAAGACAAAAGAATCATTGATCTTCTGAAGTCAAAGTATTATAAAATTTATTTCACTCTTAAGAAACTTGATAAATAATTCAAAGAGTATTATAATATACTCATCGGGTCGGAGGAACATCATGACGAAACTCTTGTCGAGTTTATTTGTGATTGTATCATTGGGTGTTACACCCTCCTTGGCATCTAACTCTACACGAATGAATTGTGTGGAGTACTTTGAGATTCGTGATCTTATTATAGAAACTGAATGGTTCTCTCCGGAGGAAAAAGATCAGCTTCTTAGGAATCTCGAATCGTTTCATGGATTATCCTGTCTCTGGCCATCGTTCATTCCTTGAGTTTTCATTTTTGGGTAGAAGACTAAAGGAACGCAAGTAGGACAACGCGGAACGGATCGTTCATTTGAGACCACCCATATCTCAAACGCACACGTTGCCCAAAGGAACGGGAACTAACTCGGATCACCCGAAAGGGTTAAAGGAGAAAAACTGTTCACCAACTTTGGAGTAAACAAATGTCTCAAGCTACTTATCGTGGTGTTGCATACACCATCCAGAACGACACACAGAGTGTCCCTCAAGCCATCTTGACTTATCGTGGTGTGGACTACCGTCCCATCACTGAGATCAACCAACCCTCTGGTGAGCGCATCTATCGTGGTGTCTCTTACCAAGCTGGTGTCAATCTCGAAGTCGAGCATGTTCGTAAGAACATCCGTAAGCAGAACGCTCTTCACGGAGCACAAAAGTCTCTGGCAATGCGGTGATTGGTCACTCATAGTTTGTGAGGGGAGGGGTTACACCCCTCCTTTTTTAGTTTATACTGTTAAATATTATCAATCATCATGGATACAGAAAAACTAAAGCTGATTGTCAGAAATCTAAAGTCTCTGGTCGATGTGTTGGAGTCTGAGATTTATTCTGATGTTGAATCGTACACTAAAGGAACAGAGTATCTCCCCCCACTTGCTGATTACGATGAGGTCTTCGAAGATGACGAATGAGGATTGGAGATATTCGGAAGACAAACTTAAACTCAGGGGAGAATGTCTTCACATCCTGTTAAATAAGTTTAGTTATGACGACCCTAACAAAGTCAATTACACAACTCAGGACATCTATGAGTGTGCTCATGACTGGGTGTCGCAAGGAAATAAGATCAGCAGTGGAATCATTGCTTACTTCCAAGCTTACTATGTAAACAAGGTGGACAAAGAACGTTATGTATGAAGAACTAAACGAGTTTGAAACCGCACTCCAACACTTTGGAACAAGAGTTGAGGTTTACTCTTGTATGGAAATGGGTGGTAAGATTACAGCTGAAGAAGCTTACCAACTCATTAAGGCAGAACTGAAAGAACTCAAGAAATGTCGAAAACAATTTAAATCTAAGGAGAATTGACACCAATGAAAGTTAGTTTAGTGACAGTTACTCCTGATGCAGAGAAGCACATCGCTTACTGTGCAAGAGTCAGTAACCCACAGAATCAAAACAATGATTCGTTTGAAGGATTGCTCCGTTATTGCATCAAACATCAACACTGGAGCATCTTTGAACAAGCATCAATGACTCTGGAGATTCAAACAACCAGAGGAATAGCCGCTCAAGTCTTGCGCCATCGCTCGTTCACGTTCCAGGAATTTTCACAACGTTATGCAGATGCTAATCTTCTGACTAACATTGAACTTCCCGAACTGAGACGACAGGACACAAAGAATCGTCAGAATAGTATTGACGATCTTGATCCAGAGGTCGTTGAGAAGTTGAATCGTCAGATGGTAACTCTGTTCAGTTCCGCGTCTAATCTTTACAATCAAATGTTGGATGCAGGTGTCGCAAAGGAATGTGCACGCTTTGTACTACCTTTATGTACACCCACCAAAATGTACATGACTGGTTCAATTCGTAGCTGGTTACATTACATCGACCTGAGGTCATCGAACGGAACTCAGAAAGAACACATGGACATTGCTTTGGAGTGTAGAGAAATCTTCACAAAAGAGTTTCCAACCATTGCATCCGCGATGGATTGGACAGAATAAATAAACTAACCCCTGAGCTTAATTATGGCAACATACCCAGTAAGAAATAAAAAGACTGGTGAAGAAAAAGAGATCCAAATGAGTGTTCATGACTGGGATCAGTGGAGAGAGGACAATCCCGATTGGGAACGTTTCTATACTCCATACAACTCACCAGCGTTGGGTCTTGAAATGGGCGACCCTCTTAGTAAGATTTACACAAAACATCCAGGTTGGAAGGATGTTATCAGTTCTGCTAAGAAGCAACCAGGAAGTACACTAAAACACTACGACTAATTTTATGCCGAGAAAGAGCAAGTCAGGGATTGGAAGTACTAATCCTGTCCCCTTTGGTATGAGCAACAAGCAGATGAAAAGGAAGAAACCAATCAATCTTGATTACATAAAGAAGATTGAACCCCTCACTGACAATCAGGAATACTTCTTTGATAAGTATTCGAAAGATCAGAACATGGTTGCTTATGGGGTGGCTGGAACCGGTAAGACATTCATTGCACTCTACAACGCACTTCTAGATGTTCTAGATGTCAAGAGTCCATACGAAAAGATTTACATTGTTCGTTCTCTAGTTGCTACCAGAGAGATTGGTTTTCTCCCTGGTGACCATGAAGATAAGTCATCTCTTTATCAGATTCCCTATAAGAACATGGTCAAATACATGTTCGAGATGCCAGACGACAACGCTTTCGAGATGTTGTATTCCAATCTCAAAGCACAAGGAACGATTGGTTTCTGGTCCACCTCTTTCATTAGAGGAACAACTCTGGATAAAGCTATTATAATTGTTGATGAGTTCCAGAATTTGAACTTCCATGAACTCGATTCCATCATTACTCGTGTTGGTGTCGATTCCAAGATTCTCTTTTGTGGTGACGCCACTCAGTCTGACCTGACAAAACAGAATGAAAGGAATGGAATTGCGGACTTTATGAAGATTCTGAGGAACATGCCTTCCTTTGATATCGTTGAGTTTGAAGCAGAGGACATCTGTCGTTCTGGTCTTGTCAGAGAGTACATTGTTGCTAAACTTGAATTGGGTCTCTAATGTTTATTCATAGCGATGTTGACTTTGACTCTATGTCAAGGGAGACAATTGATGGTGTCAGATACTATCATGTACCCGGCACCGATAAGTTGGTTAGATTACCTTCAATCACTTCTGTGATCAGTCACAGAAACAGAGAGAAGTTCAAAGAATGGAGGAAGAAAGTTGGTGAGGAAGAAGCCAACAACATTACTCGTAAGGCGACTCATCGTGGTACTGATGCTCACACATTGATCGAAGAGTATCTGAACAACGTTGATCCTAAGGAGATGAGTAAGGTTCTTCCTTTGTCTGAATATCTGTTCAAGCAGGCTAAGCCAACTTTGGACAGAATTGATAACATTCTGTGTCAAGAACAGGCACTTTTTAGTTATCAGATTGGTGTTGCTGGCTCAGTTGATTGTATCGCTGAGTTTGATGGTGAGTTATCCATCATTGACTTCAAGACTTCAGCTAAACCCAAGCCTCGTGAATGGATTGAGGATTACTTTGTTCAGTGTGCAGCTTATGCCTGTATGCTTTATGAAATGAAAGGAACAACTGTTAAGAAGTTTGTTATAATCATGACATGTGAAAATGGTGACGTTGAAGTCTATGAAGAGTATGACAAAGCAAAATACATTAGATTACTCTCAGACTACGTTAGAGAGTTTGTTAATTTCAAATTACAGGAATATGCAAAAACCTGAAGAAGAAAATCTGAATGACCTTCTAAAAACTAAGTTCTTTTCTCCATCGAGATTCTCTGAGGAGATTGAGAAGGTTGTTCTTGAGAATCCATCCATGGGTTACATGGATGCAATTGTCTTCTTCTGCGATAACAACAATATTGACATTGAGTCTGTTCCAAAGTTGATCTCTAAACCTCTGAAAGAGAGGATTAGATGTGAAGCTATTGAAATGAATTTATTGAAACGAACAAGTAGAGCTAAACTTCCTTTATGATTTCTAAGGTGAAACCCTTCGACGCTTACAAGTCCTACCTTGGACTTAAGAACCACTTTACCCGGTCTAACTATGACTGGCACAAGTACGCTGGAAAGTCGAAGGCATCTGTCCAAGCATTCTATAAAAGAAAAGACAGATTTTGGTTTGAGAAACTCTCAAGACAGAAGAATGATCAAGAGGTCATCGACTTCTTCGTCGCCAACTTTTCAATGAGCGATGACCCTGGAACTCTCTGGATTGGTGAGGTTATTCGTAATGGGGAAAACAATTACACAGAGTGGAAAAAGAGAAACCAAGCTCTGAGTTATCACTTCAAAGAAGAGGTTGAGAAACTCTTTGATGAAAAGAAATTTGATGATGTGTTCATGATTGATGGGTCTCGTCACCCTGAGATTGTTAAGAAACACTTAGCAAAAGAGGTTTGTCTCGAAACATTAATTATACTGGAGAGGATTCTGGGATTTAAGAAAGAGTTTGATAAGAAACTTAAAGACCCTGTCTGGCAAGTCCTCTCAATGAGAATGGCTAAGTATAATTCATTCCTCAGTGTAGACATTTTTAAGTTCAAAAAGATTCTAAAAGACGCAGTGTTATGAGTTTCTTCGATTCAGAAATCGTTCAAAAAGAAATGGAGGAAATCACCTCTCTCCAGAATGAGATCTATACTAATGTGTACACCTACTTTACGATGAATAAGAAGGAGAAGATTGATCACATCAAACTCCTCCAAACTCTTATTGATAAACAGAAGATTCTCTATGCTCGTCTTTCTCTTTCGGATGATCCAAGAGCAAAACAAATGAAGGAGAACATCCGTGAGTCAGCAAAGAACCTTGGATTCCCTGATGATGTAGACCTAAATAAGATGTTCGCTTCGATGTCAAATATGATATCATTGATGATGGAGGCATTGGAGGAACAAGAATAACAAATAGTGGGCTGGACGATCCCTAAGCTAAGTCACACAAGCCAAATACAACAAATAGGTAAACACATGTCGTTCGAAAGTCTAAAGAAGCAATCCTCTCTGGGTTCCCTCACTTCCAAACTGGTCAAGGAAGTTGAGAAGATGAATGGTGGAGATAAAGGAGGCGATGATCGTCTCTGGAAACCCGAGATGGACAAAAGTGGTAACGGTTACGCTGTAATTCGTTTCCTCCCTGCACCTGATGGAGAAGACCTCCCCTGGGTGAAGTTGTTCAACCACGCCTTCCAAGGTCCTGGTGGTTGGTACATTGAGAATTCTCTGACCACCCTGAACCAGAAAGACCCCGTCACAGAAAGTAATCGTGATCTGTGGAACAGTGGTCTTGATTCTGATAAGGATATTGTCCGTCAACGGAAGCGTAAGCTCTCCTTCTACGCCAACATTTATGTTGTGAAGGATCCTGCTAACCCTCAGAATGAAGGTGGTGTCTTCCTCTATCGTTTCGGTCGTAAGATCTTCGATAAGATCATGGAAGCAATGCAACCTGAGTTCGAAGACGAGACTCCCATCAACCCCTTCGACTTCTGGCAAGGTGCCAACTTCAAACTGAAGCTGAAGAAGGTCGCAGGTTACTGGAACTATGACTCCAGTGAGTTCGCTGCACCATCTGCTCTTCTGAATGATGATGAGGCTCTGGAGGCAATCTGGAAGAAAGAATACTCACTGGCTGAGATCGTTGCTCCTGATAAGTTCAAAGATTATGACACTCTTCAGAAGCGTCTTGACTCTGTTCTTGGAGTTGGTAAACCCAAGGCTCGTCCTCAAGAAGATCTCGATACTGAGGTATCAGAGACTGTCAAACCTGCAAGTGATGAAGAAGTTCTTCGTCGTCTTGAGGAGAGTGCTAAGGCAGCACGACAGGCTGAACCCGCCACCTCTGTTGAAGAGGATGACCCGATGAGTTACTTCAGTAAGCTCGCAGAAAGCTGAGGGAAAAACGACCTTTGATTTCAAAAAAGGTCTAAAATTTTTTCCTGGGTAAAATTGACCTCCTTTAGGTTTTTCAGACCTGAAGGGGGTTTCTGTTTAGGTGTATAACCTGATATCGTCACCCCTCACAACACTTGGGCTCACATATTGAGACGATCCTTTTTTGTATGGCATAATTGCGTCAAGATCATCTTCAATCAACATGAGATAGAATGGTTTAAGGATATAGATGTTTCTACTTTCATTTTGAAGTCTCTCTTCTTCTTGATAGTTGGTAACTTCAACAGTAATTTGTGATGCCGTTACCTCACTTCCAAGTCCTGAATCATAATAATCAAGTGTGAAGTTCTTAGGGACTGTGAGACCAGCTGGGATGACAATTTTGTTGAGTGAATTCTTCACCTCAATGGTTTCATGGTGATTGGTTGCGTTGATGTTCTCTTCTGAACCATACTTATTCATAAGATAATTATCGAACGATTGTTGATCGAGTGGCCACTCACTTCCAGGATTGATGATATTATTTCCAAGCAGCACCACCCAATCATAGTTGGGAGTGTCATAAACTTCCTGAGATACGTCATCTGGACGATCTCCTGGTCTAATCTGAAAACGTGTAAAATAGAACAGATTATTGAAAATGTCTGGCCTAATCCTTGCTCTCTTGAATAGGTTTTTGGTTCTGATGTAGTCACCATTCTTCGCATTGGGAAGACGGTTGACATAATCAAATTCTGGAACGTGTCTAAAGTAAGTTCTTGCCATTTTAGTAACCCATGTTGAGTGCGCCTTCTTCTGCTGTTTGGTCCCGCTGATAGATTGGTGCGATTTCCATGAAGTTCATGGATAAGTTATATGATGTCATCGACCCATCGGGGTGAGTCATGTAGAAGTTGTCAGGAGTGTAGTTCACATCGAATGCCTGTAAAGCCACTGGTTTGAACTTAGGAAGGAATGGATGTTGTCCGTTATTTTCTCCAAAGATAAACTCCAGTGTGAAAACGTTAGGAGTGTAGAGGAAAACACTTCCGTTTGAAGTTGCAGGAGCCATGTTCCTTTTGAAGAACTTAATGATGTCTCTGCACATATTTGCTTCATCCAATTCTCTTGGACAAAGTTTAAAGTTGAAGTTAAACTGACGAAGTGTTGGTCCTTTGAACAGAAGTTCTAAGTTTGGGTTGAGAACTTGACCTGTCGATCGAGCAACAATGTTTCTTCCAACGGCTTGACCTGCAAAATATGCTGTGATGTATGGTGCCATTCCTGATTCAGAGAGCAGTTTCTCAGCGGATTCGGAGATGTCTTTCACCATTCCAGAGGCTGCTCCTGAGAAGTCTAAATTCCCAAGTTTACCAATCGCGTTACCTGCGGCTCCGGCGAGTGCACCTTGAATCGCATTCAGATCATCTTGTCCCCAGCTCACAGCTGTGCTTTCTTCAATGTTTGGTTGCATCGGAAGTAAGACACTTCCTAGAGAAGCTCCAAGATTTATACGACCGAAACCACTATTACCAGCTAAGTCAGAAAAGTTTACGGATTCTCCACCGGCACCAGGTGCTCTGTACTTGTAAGCAGTAACTCTAATGTAATCAAAACCAAGTTCTTGTAAGTTAGCTATAGGATATCTAAGTTCCCTTGCCGATGATGCTCTGGATGCAGCTCTGGTCTGGTTTGGTTGAATTCCTCCAGAGTCGTTGGATCTTGTGGCGATTGGGATACTACTTTCACCTGTTGGGTCAACACCAGAGTTCGGTCCTGTCACTGGAACCGATTTTCCAGCAGTGAAATTGATTGGACCAGCAGTGAGAGTTTGAGGTTGACCCGAATATGGATTAAAGTCAGTAACTGTCCCATTATTGTTCACCAACTGTCCTGTTATGGGGTTGGTCACATAGGGGACCTTTTGGGTAGTGGAGTAATGAGTTCTGAGTAGATCCCCCTGGAGGACACTCTCATACTTTGTTGTGTCATTGAGGATAAGTGCTCTATCGTGATTGAAGAGAGGAACACCTTCCAGATAAAATTTCTCAGTAAACTCATCTACGGTTAATTGTTCCTCACCCGATACACTACTATTGTAGAGTTGAGTGAATCTTTCACTGTCCGTGAGAGTCCATTCTGCATCAGTGGACTGAGCAAGAAGTTTACCCTTTGAGGAACTGTTCGACGACTGCCTAACCTCAATCAAGGCTGTTTCGGTTTCAGTGAACTCATCCACCTTCAGGAAGTCCCAAATTCTAGATGATTTATACGACGCCATTTGGTGAAGTTGTGGGTTTTAGTTATTTAGAGTGAATTTTTGGTAAGCCATGGATCTGAGGTCACTCAACTCACTTTCACGAACAATATGAAGTTGACTTTGAGTTTCAACCCAATCATAATTACGAACTTCTCCCCAATGGAAGTTGATACCTCTAAATCCCCACTTGAAGACACCAATACAAGCAATCAGTGGAAACTCATCATAAAGAAGTCTCGGTGTCTTTGCTTTGTAGATGAATGTGTAATATTTTCCCACTTCTGGAATAACATCCGTCTCTTTGAGAGTATCCATGATCAGTAACATCTTGTCATCAGGGTCCTGAATAAGAGATGTTTGATCAAGAAGATCTCTTGTTCTGATTGGTTCTGGATTAGCCATTGAACAAGTTGTCCTCTGTGATTATTTTGAATTCAACTCCATTATCCAAACAGAAGTCCTCAGCAGCTTTCCACTTAGCCCGATTGACTTCATATGTCCTCACTTCATTAATATAACTCTGAGTTACACGACTCCTTTTCTTTGGAGGCATTGTTTGTTTCTTTGGTTTGACTTCAACAACATATTTCTTGACCTTTCCACCCTTCTCCTTCACTTCAATCAGATAATCTGGAAAGTAACGATGAACTCTGTGATCGACAGGAGAGACATAAGGAATGCTGAACTCTTCTGATGCCCACCTGAGGATGTTTTCGTTCTTATCACACCAGAGGCAGAACTTTCTTTCCCAAGAACTTCTACAAATAATGTTGTTCGGGTCACCTTGATATTTCTTTGGGTTGCTCGGTTTGAACCGACTTTTAATAGGTCTCCCCATACCCACTAAATAAAGCATACTAATCAACCAATATTTAGATGGCTAGTGCAGGCGGTTCGAACCCAAGAGCGACGAGGATCAGAACATCTGACCTCAGGACACGCGTTGCAAATGTCGCAACAACAACCAATTATATTGTCAAACTGCAACCACCCTCGGCCGTTAGTGAATTCTTGAGCTCTAGGGGTTTCACTTATACCAGTGATGATGGTTTTAATGTGGAGTTGTCCTGTAATGTCGCACAACTTCCTGGTTCTAATTTCCAAACACATTTACAACAGAATGATTATGCTGGTGTGTCAGAGAGAATGGTTTATCGGAGAGAATATGATACAAACCTGTCTTTCACATTCATGGTGAATAATCGTTATGATGTTGTTGAGATGTTTGATGGTTGGATGGACTTTATTGCAGGACAAGGAGACACCTCAGCATTTCTAAGTCCTTTTGCTTCTTACAGGACCGCTTATGCAGAAGATTACAGATCAAATATTCACATTACTAAGTTTGAGAAGAATGTTGATGCGAAATCATTGAGGGGTGAAAGACCAAGACAACTACAATACACCATGGTTGGTGCATATCCCATTTCGACACAACCAATGCAAGTTGGTTATGGAGACAGAAATAACATGTTACAATATAGCATTAACATGACCTTCATTCGTTATGTGAGAAAAAGAGTTTAACCCCATAAACCCTACCTAAATATTCACACTGAGATTTTTATTACTTTACAATGCCTTTACCAAAAATTGCAACTCCAACTTATCAGTTAGAACTGCCTTCTACAAAGAAAAAGATTAACTATCGTCCCTTTCTTGTGAAGGAGGAAAAACTTTTGGTTCTTTCGATGGAGAGTGAAGACGCGAAACAGATTACAACAGCAATCAAGAATGTACTGAAAGCATGTATCTTGACCAGAGGTGTCAAGGTTGAAACTCTTCCAACGTTTGACATTGAGTTCTTGTTTCTCAACATTCGTGCCAAGTCGGTTGGTGAGATTGTTGAGTTGAAGTTGATTTGTCCTGATGATAGAATTACGGAAGTTGACGTTGAACTTGACATTGAAGAAATTCGTGTTCAGGAACAAGAGGGTCACGATAAAACAATTATTCTTGATGACAATCTGAGGATGGACATGAAGTATCCCTCCCTTGATCAATTCATCAAGAGCAACTTTGATGTTGGAAATGTAGACATTGAGCAGTCTTTTGAGTTGATTGGTGCTTGTGTTGATAGAATTTATAATGAGGATGAGGTTTGGGACGCTGCTGATGTCTCAAAGAAAGAAGTCATCGAGTTTCTTGAGCAGATGAACTCGAAGCAATTCAAGGCCATCGAGAAGTTCTTTGAGACGATGCCAAAACTTACTCATACAATCCAAATTACCAATCCAAAAACCAAAGTTAAGAGTCCTATCGTGTTGGAGGGTCTAAACTCTTTTTTCGCGTAGGAATGGTACACATGACTCTTGAGGCTTATTTCAAACTGAACTTCGCCCTCATGCAGTACCATAAATACTCACTGACGGAGATTGAAAATATGGTTCCGTGGGAACGGGACATTTACGTTACACTCCTCCAGCAACATCTTGAAGAAGAGAAGAAAAAGCAAATGGAGTAAATGGCAGATCCAAAGAAGTCAAACTCAGTAAATGATAATCCAACATCAACTGACGTTGTGGATGTTGATGAAAGTGTTGCGAAGGCGATTGGAATTCAAGAAGACTTTGACCTGTCATATGGAGAATACATAACTCTTCTAAAAGAAGCTGCAATCAAAGGAAGAGGAGTCAATCCAACAATTGATGGACCGACAACAGAGAAGGTCACAGAAGAACTTAAGAGAGTAAGAGGAAAGAAAGGACGGATTAGGCCGAAGGTAAAGAAGATTTCCGTCAGAAAAGTATTCAACAGAAAACCACGAAATACAGGGGAAATGATTAGTGGTGGGTCTTCTTCTCTTGCTCTGAGGTCGGCAAATCCTGCTCTATCTCCAGAATCGTTGAAAGAAGAGAAGAAGGAAGAAGAAGAAAAAAAAGAGATGAGGATGGACAAGTTTGTCTCATCGTCTCTTCAAAAGATTGCAAAGAATATTAATGACGTTGAGGAAGTTGTTGTCACCATCTTAGGGGCTGAAAAGACAAAAGCAAAATCAGATAGGACGTCGAGACTTCTTGCGAGAAGAAAAGAAAAAGAAGAATCAAGTGAGAAGAAAGTTAAGGAAGATTCTAGAGGTTTCTTGAAAGATTTCAAGCCAGAGATTCCTTTCATGGAACAAATCCAGAGGTACTTTGGAAACATTCTTGCTGGTGGAGCAGTCTTAGGATTGTTGAATTGGGTCAAGGATCCTGAGAATGAAGGGAAGATTGAATCATTTACAACCTTCTTAGAAGAGACTGCTCCAGTAATTTTGGGTGCATTTGCTGCCTTGGTCGGTCTTGGCATCGGAGGGAAACTTCTTGGATTTGTGAATCTCTTTCTTCCTCTCGTAAAGGGTCTTATGGGAGTCTTGAGTAAATTAGGTAAGGCTCTTCTTGGTGCAGGTAAAGCATTGTTGGGAGTCCCTGGTGTTGCTCCACTTGGTGCATTTCTTGCAGGTACAGCTGGAACTCTTCTTGCGATGAAGGGTGCTGTTGATATTGCAGAGAATGTGGCAGCAGGAGGAGAGGGACAGAAGAAGGCAATCAAGTCATTGGAACAGGAAATCAGAGATCAAGACATCAGAAAGGTTGGTGACAAATATTATAAGATGGAGGGAACAGAACGACAAATCAAAGCAGGAAAGGGTGACAGAAGAGAGTTGAATGAAGAAGAACAATCCTTTGTTGACGAGAGAGTTGAGAAGATTGAAAAGATTCAAGCAAATGTTGAAGAGAGAAACCGAGCCAAAGCTGAGATATCAGAACAAGAGAGACTTGAAATTGAAGCTCTGTATTCTGACGAGTCAATGACTACAGAATATACAGGTGGTAAAAGAGCTTCTGGAGGAAGAGATAGAGTCCTCAATGAAGAAGGTAAAAAGAGAATGGCTGAGATACAAGAAAGAGCTCAAACAGCTAGAGATAAAGAAAATTTATTGTCGAGAATGTATGCTGTTCAGTATGAGAAACCAGAAGAGTATGAAGCTTTAGTTGCGGAACACGGAGAAGAAAAGGCTCAATATCTCTTGTGGTCTATGTTGACTCATGGTGATAATGTTACTGATGAAAAATTGAATGATGAGTCTAATATTGCTGAATTCCAGAAGGATACTGGTATTGATCTGAGTGTAACTCCAGTCAAGCAATCAAAGAAGGAAAAGGATCCATTGACAAGTATGGATCCCACAATGATGGGAGCGAAGAATCCTGCCGTCTTCGAAGCAACCAAGAAGACAAGAACAGATATGCAATCTCGGGGTCTGACACCAGAACAAACTGAAAGAAAGGTTCTTGAGGCAACAGTATCACAACCTAAGATGCCTGAGATGGTTGGACCCACTGGAGTGGATGCACCAACACTTCCGATTGCTCCAGTGCAGAAGATGAAACCAATTCTTGATCCACCTGGGATGGAGGATAAAGATAAATCTACTATCCTTCCTGGACAATCTGGTGGGTCCAATGAACCTTCTGCATCATCTTCATCTCAGGGTGACATTGATTTCTTCTCATCTGAAGATGATGGTAATGACTCGTTACTTGGTGTGAAGGGTCTTTATAACATAACGGCGGTGGCAACATGATTGGAATGATTGCTGGAAGTTTGGCTAAAGGTCTCATTGGTGGGAGCGCCAAGAAGTCCGCGGTGGCTGGTGCAAGTCAAGCAATCGTCAAGAGGACCAAAAAAGACAAACAAGTAAAGGAGAAACCAAAGGCAATTCCTTTCAAAAGATCAACTCGTTCATCGGGTGGATTGAGTCTGGCTAACTTCACGAGCGCACTTAAACTCAATGAGGAAATCAAAAAGGTTGAAGTAAAAGTAGAAGAAGGAGATGAAGGAGATGAAAAGGTTGCGGATTCTTTGTCACTCTTAGACAAAGCCACAAGATCTCTTAAGAAAGCCATGTTGGGTCTTGTTAACTTTAGGAAAAAAGAAGATAAGAAATTAGGAGAAGAGGAGAGAACTGCGGGGAGAGAGGCAAAAGAGAAAGGATTTGAGAGCGGGGCTCTTGGATTTGTCCGCAATATTGTACAACCATTCATCGATAATACGATGGATTATCTCAAGAACATTCTACTTGGTGGAATTATTCTCGCTCTTGTTCAAAATATTGAGAAGATCTTTAATTACATTGAGAAACTTTGGACTGAGACTCTTGAACCAATTTTCAAATGGTTGAACAAATGGGTCTTCGGACCAATATGGACTGGATTGAAGTGGATCGCAACCGGAGGTGCTGCACTTATTGAAACAATCATGGAGAATCCTCTGACACAGGGAGTGATTGATCAGATTAAAGCTGGCCTTGAGGAGATTGGCAAAGTCTTCAGACCTCTTGAACAAATGATCAAGGATATTACTGGCATTGATTTCGGTTCTGGTGACGGATCTGATGATGAAGGTACTAGTGGTCAAACTGCAACTCGTGGTCGTCAAATGGGACCACAATATGAGGGTGGTGGATCTGCCACATTTGATGTGATTGCCTCTGGTGAAGGAGACTACAACTCAGTCAACCGAGGAACTGCTGGTGACACACCTGGTGGTGCCAAATCTGTTGTTGGAAAAAACCTGACTGATATGACAGTTGGTGAGGTGATGGCTGCACAATCTTCTGGTCAATTGTTTGCTGTTGGAAAGTATCAGATCATTCCAACCACAATGAAGGAGTTTGTGTCTGGTGCTGGTATTGATAAGAATGTAAAGTTCAATGAGGCAACACAAGAGAAGTTCAAAGATTATGTTATCAATGTCAAGAGACCAGAAGTAGGTAGATATTTGAGAGGGGAGAGTGATGATGTTGAAGCTGCTGCACAGGGGTTGGCCAGAGAGTTTGCATCTGTTGGTCTTGCGAGACCAGAAGCTGGTAGAGGTGTAAATCAATCCAGATATGCCGGAACTGGAGGAAACAGAGCATCCATCTCAACAGAAGAGATTCAGTCTGCTTTAAAGAGAGATAGGGCAGCAGGTTCAACCCCAAGAATGATACAACCACTCCCACCATCTCAACGATCAAGAGGTTCAACACCTATTCTTCCTGGAGAGAGCCGGGTGTCAAGTGACATTATGGAATTTAGACAGTTTAGAACCTCAATGGGTGGAGATGCCACGAGACGACCAACTGCTAACCCTGATTATTACCAAATCAGAGAAATGGGTGTTTATGGAAGTGGTAATTATAAGATTAGTCCTCTGGCTGATGACACCAGTTATGAGATTGGAGTTCACAAAGGTGCAGGACACCATGAGAACAGAGCCTTTGACATCCCGGTCCCTAACAGTTCTGCAGAGGGTGATCAAGTTGCAAAGTTTTGGAGAGATCGTGGATACAAAGTGATTTGGAGATCAGCTGGTCACTATGATCATGTTCATGTAGAAGTTCCGAGGGAGAAATCTAAAGAATTCTTTAGAGTGATTCCGGAACTGCAGAAACAACCAGCACCTCCAAGTGACAGAGCAAAGGAAGTTTCACAAGAACCTTCTTATAGTAAAAAGAAGAATGTTATCATTGTCGCACCTAGTCCTCAGCCCACTTCTTCTTTTAGCGGAGGAGGAGGTCACAGAGGTGGATCTCGCTCTCATTCTAAGAAAAGTGCGTTAAATAGTCTTACGAAACAAAGAGCAAATAGTCAACTTTATTCCTCTTAATGGAAAATCCAAACACAGGTGCAGGCAATATAAAGAAGTTCCAAGTTACCAACAATCGAACTGGTAACTCGATAGACTTGTCTGCTGCAATTGTTGAATATAGTTTTTACGAGAACGTTCTCTCAAACAATATTACTGCTCGAGCAGTTGTGGTTGAAACTGGTAACACAGACAAAGGTGCTCAGAACAGCACAATTGATGGACTTCCTATCAGAGGTGGTGAGAAGGTTGTTATTGAAGTTGAAGACGCTACAGAACAACCCATCACTCTTCGTAATCCTTTGAGAGTGAATAGGATTGGTAAGGTGACACCTGGAGCAAGGCAGGATGTTTATATTCTCGATCTTGCAACTGATGAATATCATCTGAATGAACAGACAAGAGTTACAAAACAATACCAAGGAAAGATCTCTGAGAATGTGAGAACAATTCTTACAGAAGTTTTGAAAACGAAAGAACCCCTTGATATTGATGAGACGGCACTGGATATCAACTTCTTCGGAAATACCAAGAAACCATTTTACACTGTGACATGGTTGGCATCAAAGTCAGTTCCCGACACTGGTGTGGGTGCAGTTGCTGGTTATCTCTTTTATCAAACAAGAGATGGTCTGTTCTTCAAATCAATTGACAAGTTGTTTGAACAAGAACCAACTAAGAAATACTTCCTTAATGACACACAAGCCCTTCCACCTGGTTACAATGCAAAGGTACTGAAGTATCATATTGGAAGTAACATTGACCTCCATACTCAACAATCAGTCGGTGCTTATAACAACAGAAGCCTCTACTTTGATTTCTTCGCAATGAACTACAGGGTTGTTGATTTTAGTATTGAAGAACAAGAGGGAAAGGTAAAAACAGCTGGACCAGATTTCATCAATGTCGATGAGGATTTTGTGGCGGAGCCCACCAGACTTTACAATCACATTCTTGATATTGGTGTCAATCCTCCCGGCTCTGGTGACGAGCAGTTGGAGAATCAGAAAGAGGACCGAACTGCACCAAACTATAAAGCAGAAGACACAATGGTTCAAACCATTATGAGATATAACCAGATGTTTACTGTTAGAGTTGATATTATTATTCCTGGTGATTTCACCATCAAGTGTGGAGACATTGTTCAATGTGACTTCCCACAACTAAAAGGTGGAAGAGATCAAGAAATAAACAGACAAAGTGGTGGTAAATATATGGTGGCATCTGTTTGTCATCGAGTCACAGGAAAGGATACGTTGACAAGTCTTGGTTTGGTTAGAGATTCGTTTGGTAAAGAGGGAGGTTTCTAATAATGGATGATCTGTTAAGACAACACTTTGTTGGCCGGGATGGATACACCTGGTGGGTAGGGCAGATTGCTCCTGAGGAGACCTGGAAGAATAACATTCCTGGACAACCACAACCAAATAACAGTGAGATTCTTGGTTTCTCTGAGAGATACCGTGTGAGAATCATGGGTTATCACACTGACAGCACATTTGATGTTGCAGACGAAGAACTCCCCTGGGCATACATCATGTACCCAGTCACCGCTGGTGGTGGAGGCAGAGGATCTTATCAGTCATCAAACATTGCTGCTGGTAACTTTGTTATTGGTTTCTTCATTGATGGACCTAACGCTCAACTCCCCATCATTCAAGGAATCATTGGGTATAATGATTACCAAGATGTGATGAAGGAGTTGAATGGTGATAAGAGATTTGTCCCTATAACTGGATATCAACCAGAGGAAAAGATTTCAACCACACAGGTGAAGGCAACTCCTGGTGCTGGAGAAACTGCTCCACAAGAAAACTCATCTGGTCCCACAACAAATAATGATTACGTTGAGAGCACGACAGGAAACAACACTCAGACTGACTTCCAATCGGCTGAGAATAAGAAAAACGGTGTAAGGAAGAAACCCTTAGCTGAAACACAAGAATGTGACCCAGCACAGGCGACTAAATTCCAACAACAGTTACAGAACACCCTTGAAGATATTCAGGAGCTTCAGAGGTCAATCTATGACACAAGGAGTGCATTGTCATTAGAGACAGCTGACATACAAGCAAAGATTGACAACAAGATTGAAGAAGCGTCGCTGCTCATCTCAGGAACCATTAAACAGGGAATCAATGAACTTGAGGCATTCATTCAGAGACAAACTAATGAAAAACTGAAGGAGACATATAACAAGGTCATGCCTAATGAGTTGCCTGAGGTCATGAAAAACACAGAAAAACTCACAGATGCACTCGCCTGTGCGTTTAGAAATCAGATTGCTAGTGGTCCGAGTTCGATTTCAGATCTGTTGAGGTTGGCATCAAACAGAATGGTCAACGCCAACAACTGTTCTTCTGAGCTCGCAATGGGGATCTTGTACGGTAATGCTATTGGAGACGTTTCTAACTCAATCAATAATCTTTTCAGTACCGCTGGTGATGCTGTTGGAACTGCTGCTGATGCTGTTGGTGCAATCGCAGACATCACAAGTGGTGCTCTTACCTTTGTTAAAGATCCTTTGTCATTTTTGGGTTGTGATGAGAAACCCAAGTGTAATGAAGTCACAGTTTACAGTCTGTGGAATGGGTCAAAACTTAGTGGTTTACCAAGCCTTGAGGGAATTGGTGACTCAATGAAAGACACTTTTGATTCTTTAGGGGATAGTGCGGATGATGTTCTGGGGTCCTTCGGTAATCTCTTTAACAACCCAAACTGTGACAGTGGACCCAACAGTGCAGAAGAATGTGGACCTCCAACAATCAAGTACATGAGTACTGGTGGTGGCACTGGTGCTTCTGGAAACCTCATTGTCAGTGCATCTGGTGAGATTCTTGGTTATGATTCCTTCGAGTTTGGTACTGGTTATTCAAAAGACACAATTGTATATGTTGATGATAACTGTGGGACTGGAAGTGGTTCTGTTATTAGGCCAGTCATTCAAGAGTACACCTTCACAGACGATGATGGTAATGAGGTAAGAACAACTGGTATTGCAGATGTGGTTGTTCTTGACCCTGGATCAAGTTACATATCAGCACCAAATGGAAACAAAGGTGGAAATGGAAGAGTTTGGAAATATTCAGATGAAACTCTTGTCACCCATGAAGATGGAACATTCGATCCACCCATTCCTCCTGGTTATGAAATTGAGGTCCGACCTGGTGATGGAGTTGAACTTCCACCTGGAACAGAAATTATCACTCAACCAATTGATAACAATCCTTCAACTCCAAATCCAGATGATGCAGCTTCAGCTGGAACTGGTGGTGATGAGACGATCATTGGTGGAGCCACTCACATTGTTAAACTTCCTGGAAGATTTACAACTCCTTTCCCACTTGACAATCCAGTCGGAGAGAGTTATCCTTCACAAACAGATGGTGCATATCCTGTCCTTTTGGAGCTGGAAGATGTTATTATTCAGGAAGCTGGTGTTGGATATAGAACTGGGGATGAAGTTGTCATTGAACCATCTTATGGTGCAACTGCAGTGATGGAGGCAGATGACATTGGAAGAGTAAATAAAGTGAAAGTTACCGCAGGGGGAGAGGGTTTCCAACAAATGCCACTAATTTATGTCAAATCACCAACTGGTTTCAACTCCGTCCTAAGTGCCAAGTTCTCTGTCAAACAGGTTGGTAAGGATGAGATGTTTGAACCAGAAGTTCAGGATAGGGTGGTCACCGTTGTCAATTGTGTTGGTGCAAAACCAGTTGGGTTTGTAAATGGGAAACCATATTACGGTCCATTCCACATACATAAAGGCAGAAAGATGGTAGGAGCGGTACACGTTCCAGGGGGTGATTTCATTGAGGATAATCCCATCATTTCAACACCTCTTCCCGAAGTTAACTTCGGGAATCTTCCCGAAGTTGATGTCGGAAGAGCGACACCAGTGTCATCAACACCGGCACCGTCGCCGACTCCCGCTCCGACTGGTGGAGGTCTTCCGGTAACCTCACCCACTATGGCGCCATCTCCGGCTCCGAGTCCAGCTCCATCCCCAAGCCCAAGTCCAAGCCCAAGTCCAAGTCCAGCTCCATCCCCAAGTCCAAGTCCAAGTCCAAGTCCAAGTCCAAGTCCATCACCAGGTGGCGGTGGAGGATACGGAGGATATTGATAAATGACAGAACAACTAAGGAGAACAACAAGTGGCTGAGAGAAAGAATTGGCACCAACTTAGATATGGCACCGCTGAAGGTGAAATAAAGTTTGGTCATCTCCATGATGATAACGAACAGTCTGCCTTCATTGTGAGGAATGGTAGGTCATCAAACCATTACATAACACTTGATCAGACTGGTGGACCAAATAGAAAACATGGAACCATCTGTAAGTCTCCTGGATCATTCCAAGTTGAGGCTGCATCTGCTGTTCCAAAAGACACTCCTGGCATTATGTTGGATGCCGAAAATGGAGACATTGTGATAAAGGCACCATCTGGAAGAATTCGGATGGAAGCCATCAACATTGACATCCTTGCCATTGGTGGTGATGGTGAGAACGGAAATATTCAGATTGAGGCGAACGAAAAGGTTCTCGTGAAAACGAAAGCATTTGACGTTCAAACAAAAGTTTCAACTAAGATTTTCTCAGAGAAGACGGTTGATGTTATTGGAAACTCAATCGCCAACATCTATGGTGGAATTCTTGATTGTGCTGATGGATCCACAAAGAACATCGGATCCAAGACACCATCAACAAATGAAGAACAAAACAGAGAGAGGTCAGTATGAAGGTACCTGATTTATACGTTGGTAAACAGTTATTTGTTGGTCTTGGTAAGCCAACTGCACTTGGTGAAGGAGACAAAGCAATTCGTGGAGCGGCTTACCTTGAAGGTCCAACAGTAACTGGGGATCCTGTGTTTCCCGATGTTTGGGCGACATCGATGATTGGACCCGTTGCAAATGATGAGTCCCCAGAGCCTAAGATTCCTGGATCTAATTGTTATGGAGATCCTGCAAATCCATTCTCTCTTGCGGTTAGTGGAGCTGCAGCGTTTATGGATGAAGTCAACACCAACTCAAATGTTGTTGTTGGAGGTGATCTTCTTGCACAGGGTCAAGTTAAGTCCAATTGTGGTGGTCATGTTCTTTCAAATAAGAAAGACTTTGACATTCCTCACCCGACAAAGGAAGGGTGGAGACTGAGACACACCTGTCCAGAAGCACCTTATAATGATGTTTATGTGAGAGGGAGACTCAAAAACAGTGACACCATTCTCCTTCCAGAATATTGGACTGAGTTTGTTGATAAGGAATCAATCACAGTAAACATCACTCCTGTTGGAGCTCCTCAATCAATCTATGTAAAGAGAATTGAGGGAAATAAGATTATTCTGTCCTCACAAGGTGCAATTCCAATCAACTGCCATTATCATGTGTTTGGTGACAGAAAGGATGGAGACAGGTTGATTCCTGAATATGAAGGAGAATCTCCAGCAGATTATCCTGGCAACAATGAAGAATATTCAATTCTTGGTTATCATTACGACATTAGAGAGGAAAGAAAATGAGTGAAACACCGACAGAAGGAGGATTTGTTCCTGGGAGTTCAGACTCAGCGGACTGTACTGACAAGCTGGCATATGGAACTCCATCCACAATTTACTCTTACGTCTTTAAATCTGATCTACCAAAGGAAGAAGACTGGGCTGGACAGTGTGACCCAAGGTATCACGGGACAGCACAGATTGACAGTCTTAGAGTCAACACTGACATTCAGGGTCCTGGTGGAGTTGGACCAATTTTAGTAAATTCTTCTTCTGTTGGATTTGCTGGAACTGTAACTGCAACGACTTTCGTTGGATCCGGTGTTGGTCTGACTGAAATTGTTGATGCTGCAGATGGAACCTATGGTAGTTCTACTGTATCACCACAGATTACTGTTGCTGATGGAAGAATTACTGGTATCACTGCAACTCTCATCTCTGGAGGTGGAGGTGGTGGTGGCACCGAAGTCATCATTGAGGATAATGATATTCTTGTAGGTACTGCAGGAACAATTAACTTTGGTTCTGGACTTTCTGTATCTCCTGCATCTGCAGGTATTGTTACTGTTACTTCTGCAACTGCAGATGTTGTCAGTGACACTTCACCACAACTTGGTGGTAACTTAGATCTCAATGGTCACACCGTCAACGGAACTGGTAATATCAATGTAAATGGAAGTTTGCGTTTAAATGGTCCTAGCACTTTCACTAGTAATCTTGATATTGATGGTAATCTTGACGTAGATGGAACTACAGAACTAGATATATTAAATGTTTCTGGTGTTTCTACATTCCAAGGTAATGTAGATCTTGGTGATGATGATAGATTGAGACTTGGTGATAGTCAAGACTTACAGATTTATCATTCTTCCAATATTAATAGAATTGAAGCGGATCAGCAACTGTATATAAAAGGTACAAATATTAATTTGTACAAAGCAGGAAGTTCTGAATTGATGGCATCATTTAAACAAGATGGTGCAGTAGAACTTTATCATAATAACAACAAGAAACTTGAAACCACTGGTGCAGGAGCTACTGTTACTGGAACTCTGTTTTCAAATCAGTTAAATGTTTCTGGTATTTCTACATTTACTGACAATATTGTTGCTAATGGGAATATTATTGGTGACAACTCAACCAATATCTCTGGAATCAGTAGTGTAACTGCAACAACATTCTATGGTGATGTAAGTTCATTGGCCTTTTCTGGTGTAGGGACAGTAACCACCCGTACCGTTGGATCAAAGCTACGAGATGTAGTTAGTGTCAAAGACTATGGTGCTGTTGGTGACGGTGTCACTGACGACACAGCTGCAATTCAGGCCGCTATCGACGCTGCTGAGTTGGGAGTCCTCAAGCGTCATTATGGCGGTGTTTCTGTTGTCTTCCCCAGCGGAGCCTACCTTATTACGTCTACCATCACCATTCAAGAGTCTAACATCCCCTCTGGAGGTGGTAGGAACGGCATCACCTTGGTGGGTGATGGGGCAACATCCTCGTCAATCATTGCTAACAACCCTAACTTTGACTACATTTCATTTGTAGGATCATCATCACGCAGCTACTACGGTGGTGGCGTCAAGAATCTTGGCCTTATCGCTATAGGCAACGCTACATCCGGTGCATTGTTAAAGATGTATCGGACTATTGGGTCTTCTATTGAGGACGTTCAGTTCGATGGAGGCTACGAAAACCTCGTCCTAGATGGATGTGCTGATCTTCTGATCTCAGACTTCTACGGTGTGGATATCAGTCGTACCTCAGGTACCATCAGCAGTTTCATCAGGTTCAAAGCTACACAGTTTGTATGCTCTGACGTGCATTTGGTTAATGCACAGATTAAGCCGACTACCTATGTTCCCACCTATTCCATCATTGTTAATGGCTCTGATGGCATTTACTGCTCAAACGGTCACCAGTTCGGTGGCCTTAGGTTTGAACCTCAAAGTATTGGGGTTTCTCAATCCACCTCCTCGACCTTTTGGAATAACTGGTACTTCGATACAAGTTCTGCAAACAACATCCTCTTCATTGGCAACACAGATACTGCCTCCAAGTACAACAACCACAGGTTTAATAGCTGTGATATGAGAGATGCTGACCGTGGAGTTCTTGTTCAATCAACTACTGCCGTCCAGAACATCATCATTTCTGGCTCTAGACTTGGTGGGCAGCAGAAAGAAGCTGTATATACCAGTGATGTTATTGCCGAAGATATAGTCCTCTCTGATTGTATCTTTAACGGAAACAACGTGGGCGGCACTGCTACTGCAGGCGACATCCAGTGGGGTTCCCGAGGTGGTGTGATCAATGGTTGTATCTTTAAAGATGGTAACGCTGCTGGTACAGCACTCCAGTTGATTGCTAGTGCTGTGGATACCGTCGTCGGTGACTGTAACTTCAGCGCCTCAACTGCTGGCACCAAGATCTCAGACAGTGGAACCCGTACAACCTTTAGTAATGTTATTGGAGCAGGTATAGAATCTAGAAGCCACGTTTCCGTTAAAGTCTTCGGTGCTGTTGGTGACGGCGTCACTGATGACACAGCTGCTATTCAAGCAGCTATCGATGCAGTAACTACATCCGGTGGGGTTGTCTCATTTCCTGCTGGGGTGTATCTCATCAGCTCAACGCTTCGGCTGAAGCAAAAGACCCATCTTATTGGCGATGGGGGATTCTTCCAGAACCAGTTCGTTGACAATGACTACAGAATTGGCGGAACCACAATTAAGCTGGCTCCTAGCAGCAACTGTGATATGATTCTGGTTAGAATGGGTCAATCAGACACATCAACCGATAAACGTAGTCACTGCTCGATTAGAAACCTGCACCTGTTTGGTAACAGGTCTGCCTCTCAAGCGCCATCCGCAAACGATTTAAACTCCACCGGAGATGGTGTGGTTATTGCGGGTTCTCGCTATGTAACCCTGGAAAATGTTGTTATCTCGAAATGTGCTGAAGATGGATTAAGTATGGAATCATATACTTACCCCAATGTTTCCAGTGTTCCGTCTAATAATATCGACCTGAGGGCTTGTGCTTTCTTGTCTAATAAAGGCAGGGGTGTGTCACTTGCTGGGGGCGACTCCATCATGACGAACTGTCAGGTGGGATATAACGGAAGCAATGGTATTTCTGTGTCCGGCTTTGGCTTGGTTGCTAATAACCTGGTATGGAATAACCAAAGTAATGGCGTGTTTGTGTCTTCCGCGGAACCAACAACCCTTACCGGAAACAAGATTTATGACAATAAAAAGGTAGGTATTTATCTAGGTCCTGGAATCACAACCACATACGCGACCGTCACAGGCAACACCATTATCCGTAACGGTGGCGCTGGTGCCGTTGGCTTCACAGAGAAGTCTGGCATTCTAGTCGCCACAGCCGCTACTGAACAGCTTGTAATTACTGGCAACAGCATCGACGATATTCAATACGGTATCTACTTTACGAATAGTGCTACCCGTGTTAGCGGGTTTGCTGGAAACAGTATAACAAACACTAGCTCCCCAATTACTCTGGCTAACTCTAATAACATCAGCCTGCATGATCAATCTTTGACTGCTTCGCCACACGTTGGTTTTACCGCTACAAGTGATATTGACCTAAATGGCAATTCTCTTGATGGTTTTAGTTTAACATCTTCGTATGGTGCTAATGGTACGGTCGTTACCACATCTGGTGTGACGTTATTTAATGCAGGTACTAATGGAACCATCTATTTTCTCAGTGCCGTACATATAACAAGCACTGCTAAAATAGTTGCATATGTAATGGGTCATAGCTCGTCTCCACAAGTTATCACTCAGTCGGGTTCAGGATATACTTTAGGTTTTTCTGGAACAAGCGTAACTTTAACGTCAGGTACTGGAGGCAATCTGACCACTAACTGGCGTGTACTACGTGTTGCTTGACGTTTAACTTCAGCAACTCGGATTGACCTGGCACCTCTGGAAGTGGAGCAGGACGCTTGACAGATTGGCCGAACTGGGGTTATGATGTAATCATCCCACAAGAGGTTCTATGAACAGTGAAGATCTTTACGATCGTTCTAACGAAGATCATGAATATCTTGATAATGTCCTTGTTGACATTTCTTCCAGAACCATTACTCTATTTTCCAGTCATGGTAACCATAGTGAAGTAAAGTGTAAGACTCCCAAACAGTTTATCACAACACTCACTGCAATTAGGGACAACGTTGACGAAGAGGACATTTATTTCAAGAAACCAAAAGTAAAAAACAAAAGCGAGGTTTAGTTTTGAAAATAAACATCTGGTATTCTGGTCACAGTAACCAATGGAGATGGACCCTCACTGACGAAAACAACCACCAAGAAAGTGGTGGTCAGGAGGATCTTAGAGTTGCAATGAATGATATTGCTAACACCATCGAGTGGTTAGCAAAGACCAAATTACCAGAATAAATAACCTTGTGTGAAGGAAGTCGCGTCACTATCTGTGAGTGAAAGGGGCACCTTATGGTGTCCTTTTTTGTGCTCTAAATAAGTTATAACAGAATTAGTGCGCCGGTAAGATGCCTCTATCAAGATTAGATAACTTCCTCAAGAACGTAAGAGGTAACGTAATCTACGTTGCAGGGAATGACTTGGATGCAACCGACGATATTGCTAACCAAGGCAATTCAAGGTCAAGACCCTTCCTGACAATTCAAAGAGCACTTCTTGAAGCGGTCAGGTTTTCCTATCAGATTGGTCTAAACAATGACAGGTTTGAATACACAACCATTGTTATTGAACCTGGAGTTTATTTCGTTGATAATAGACCTGGTTGGATTCCTGACGGATCAAACTTCAGACTCAGAAGTGGTGAAGTTACTACCACTTACAGTGATCTGAATTCAACGTCAAACTTTGACCTGCAAGATCCTAACAACAGACTTTATACTATCAATAGTATCTACGGTGGTGTCATTATTCCTCGTGGATGTACTCTTGTAAGTATTGATGCGGATAAGACTCAAATTAGACCCCTCTTTGTTCCGAGTACAACGAATGCAGATATTGCACCAACAACTGTCTTTAGAATTACAAGTGGAAGCACTATTGATAGTTTGACAATTCTTGATGGTGACCCAACGAGCACTGTTTATACTGATTATACAACCACCCGAGTCAATCCTGACTATTCTCACCACAAACTGTCATCTATTGAATATGTGGATGGTGTGAATGATGTGGATATTAAGGATGAGTTTATTGACTATTCTACAAATCGTACAGATTTGCAGATGTATTATGAGAAGATTTCTATTCTTTATGGTGAGAGTTCCAACAGACCAATCACTCCCACATATCCTGCCGATGGTGTTGATCTCCAACCCCTCAGCAATGAATTTGAAATCATCTCCGTAAGTGAAATTTCGGAAACTGGAATTAGCAGCATCAGAGCTGGCGATGGTGTAACTGCAACAACCGCAATTACTGTTAATCTTGACACTCCAGTTGCTGGAATTGAGATTAATGATCTTATCGAGATTGAAGGTGTTCCCGATTCAACATATAACGGTAGATTTGTTGTAGACAGTGTTCTTGCTCAGAATGATGTTGGTGTAACTCAATTCACCTATAATACTCTTTCTGTTCCTAGCAATCCTCTCCCATCACCGTCTGGTTCGGTCTTTACATTATCTGTTGATACCATTAATTCTCGAATTCCTGAAATCTCTAAAGTTCATATCAAGTCATCCTATGGTATCTCTGGTCTGTTCTTTGATGGAGATAAGATTGGTGGAACAAAACAAACAACGGTAACTGGTTTCGATTACGAATCTTTCCAGAATGATGACAACGCTTTCGTTCGTTACAATACTGTAAGTGGAACATTTGACGATTCAACTTCTGTAAGTAATCTTCACAGTGATTCTTCTGCAAAGTTCAAACCTGATTTTTATAATTACGGAATCAAAGCAACAAATGATGTTGAACTTGAACTTGACGGTTGTGCCTTCACTGGTGGATATCAGCACATTTGCTCAGAGAATGGAGCAAGAGTCTTCTCCAGGTCTGCTACCTCTAATTTTGGACAGAGTTCTATGAGGTCAAGGGGTTTCACCGACTCCTCCACAACAAGAGAAGACACTGGTTATATCTCTCACGTCATCTCTCCAAAATCAAACCTCAGTAATCCCGTCAATCTTGAGTGGGATCAAATTGATGTTGCCAGAACTGCTGGAATTGGTTCAACCTCCAGACTTTATCTCTACAATGAAACGAACAGATCCATTCCACCTAAGTCAAAACTTCAGGGTTACCACATTGGTGCATCAGATAACGATGAGTTGAAGGTCACAATTCAAGAAGAATCTTATCACGCCGATATTGTAATGCCTCCGACTGAAAAGGATGCAATCAAAATTACTGGAACAAAACGTTATGATGTTGGTAGAAATGTTTCAACAGGAAACAGCATCACTTCAAACACTCTGACACTCACTGGTAATCATTCCCTTGAGAATGGTGAGACAATTAGAGTTCTCAGTGACAATGCCAGACTCCCTGATGGTCTTGACTCTGGTTCGATTTATTATTCAATCACATCTGGTGTAAGTGCTAACCAGTTGAAAATTGCAAAGACTTACAATGATGCACTTCTTGGTGAAGAACTCACAATCAACAACTTGGGTGGAACACTAAGAGTTGAGAGTCGTGTTTCCGATAAGTCTCCTGGAGACCTTGGTCACCCAGTTCAGTTTGATAGCTCTGTTAGTCAGTGGTTCATTACAGTTGCAGAAAGTGCAACAGATAACACAATTTACCACAAGGTTGTTGGTCTTGGAACTGCTGTTCTTGGTGAATCCACCTCAAGAACTCTGTTTGAGAGAACTCCCGACACAAGGTCACTTACTGATAGGATTTATAGATATCGTTATGTTGTTCCTGTTTCTTCTGGAATTTCTTCAGCAAAAGTTCCTCATAATGGACAAGTCATCCAATCATCTTCTGATGTAAGTGGTGCAACTAACGATGAGGTTGCTCTTCTCTATAGTCCCTCTGGCGTCACAATGACCAACGCTGGTGAACTAAGAAACCCAAGTTACATCAAAGAGACATCTTACGATGGAACAACTGCTTCTTACTTCACTGAGAGAAGACACAATCTTGCAGTGGGTAACATTGTTAAGATTGACAATGTCATCAGTACTAACAACCCTGCTGGTGTTGGTTTCTCTGGTTATAACGGAGAGTTTGCTGTTACTGGAATCACTAGTGCAACTGCCTTCACTGTAGCTCTAGCGGATAATCCTGGAACATTCAGTAACAACACTTCTTCAAGAACAACAAGTCTCCCCACCTTCTCTCGTAATGAAGGAAATCACGATTTTTACATCTATAACACACAAACCATTCAGGACTTTATTCCTGGGTCGAGAGATGGAATTTATTACTTGACTGTTCTTGAGTCGTCAAACACTCCCGTAGTTTCTCCTTTCAATGATAAAGATGAGTTCTCCTACAGTTCTCCTGTAAAAAACCTCTATCCTCAAATTGACAGAGATAATCCCACTGATAACCCCTCTTCTGCAAGTCTTTACGCTCTTCCTTATGAATTGGGAACAGTTGTTATTGATGACCAGAAGAACAGTGTCACCAGAGAGGCAGTTGATAAGTCTTATCTCGACTTTGGTGTTGGAACTGGTGTTACTGACATCACATCAACAAACGCCAATACTCACACGATCTTCACCAATGTTGAACACGGTCTCAACAGAATCACAACTCTGACCATCACAAATGGTGGTGCAGGTTATGGTAATGGTGTTGGTGCTGAGAACATCTATAACGCTGGATTGACAACTACGAGTAAGTCAGGAGGAGCAACTGCAAGAATCACAGTTAATGCTTCTGGAACAATCACCGCAGTTAAGGTGATGGAAGGTGGTTCAGGTTATGCTGTTGGTGACACTCTGGAGGTGACAGGAACAGCAACCACCACTGGTTATTCAGTCGCGACACTGACAGTAGCTAATATTTACGATAATACTGGTGACACAGTTAGTGTTGCTGGTGTTGGTTCTGATAGTTATTCAGAGTATAATGGACTTTACTCCATCACTGGAATTTCAACTTCAAAAGAAATCTCAGTGACTTCTGTGAAGAGTGTTCCGAACTTCAGCACTTCTGGTGTTGGAGCAACACTCACGAGTTCCTCTTATGTTAATCTAACTGGAGTTAGACTGGACATTTCTTCTCTCGTTTACAACAATGTAACTGGATTGGCAACAATCACGACAGTCCAAAACCACGGATTGATTGCTGGTAATTCCATTCAGATTGGTGGAGCGAGTGATGACCTTTACAACACACTGGCACCAACGACTGAAATTGTTGGTCTTACAACATTCATTGCTAAGATTGGAGTTTCAACTGTCTCCCCTGCAGTTTCTGGAACACTGAGAGGTTACCTCCCAGGACTTGAATCTAGATCTGGTTCCATGAATTCCGTGAATGAGAACTTGGGTGGAAGAGCGGCGAGCATTTATGATGGTCCAACTGGAATCACAACCACACTCTCTGATGGAATTGCATCTGCTTCTGTAAGTGACATTGAAATCTCTAACGTTGGGAACTTCAACTTTGAGATTGGTGACTTCCTCCAGATCGATAATGAGTTGTTGAGAATCAAATCAACTGTGACATCAAACCCGGTCTCTGTGTTTAGAGGTGTTCTCTCAACAGATGCCTCAACTCATGAAATTGGAAGTGTTGTGAGGAAAGTTAGACTTTCTCCTCTGGAATTGAGAGACCCATCATTGGTGTCCTCCAGTGCTCATGTCTTCAACTCTGTTGGATATGGACCTGGTAATCTTTCAACTTCCGATTCTAAGAATCAAAAGGTTTCTCTGTCTAATGTTGAACAGAAGAATGCACAGTCAGACAAGACTAACTCTGGTCAGATCGTTTACAATGGAGTCAACGAAAGAGCAGAGTACTTCCTCAACAACAGAAAATTTGAAGCTGTAACAGGGAAAGAGATTGTATTTGATGTTCCGGACCCAACAGTAACTGGTGAGGACCCAAGTTCCTTCACAGATGAAGCAAATGTCACCAGAATTAGTGCCGGAAGTGGTAACTTTGAAGGTGGAATTAGTGTTGATGGTGGTCCGGAAGAAACAACAATCTCAACCTTTGATGGTCCAGTTGTCTTCTCTAACAAGGTAACATCCACCTCTGATGAAGGTTTGGAAGCAAACCACATCTTCATTCAAGGTAATTTGGATGTCTCTAGAAAAATTACTGTCTCCAATAATATCCCAACAGAGGCAGGAAATGTTGGTGACATTGCCTACAATGGATCTCCAGATACTGGTGGAACTCTTGGATGGGTTTATTCTTCTCGGAATGAGTGGGTCACATTTGGTAGTGTTGGTCTCAACCCTCAAGGTGATGCACTTCTCACCAGAGTTGGTGTTGCAACAACCGCACTTGATGATGAACTGACAGTTCAAGTTGGGTCTGGTTCTTCACTGGTTGCGATTGATTCAACTGGTGTTGGAATTGGAACCACTGCTAACGAAGTGGCACTCAGAGTTGATGGTGAAGTTTTTGCTAACCTCTTCACTGGTGATGGTTCTGGACTGAGAAACCTCAGTAATGACAGTAAGTGGGCTGGAATTACAACTTATTATCCCATCGGATTGGCAGGTGTTGGTGTTGGGACGACTGCACCAGATGTGAATTTCTCACTCACAGTTGGTTCACCTGGAACTGGTAAGACTGACCTCTTTGTTCATAACAAGGCAGTGTTCGCTGGTCAGGTTGAGTTTACGACAGGAAGTGGACTTGAGATCAACACTGGTGTCACAAGTATCAGAACAGTCTACAGATTTGATCATCCCAGTGGTCAAATCAAAGCTGGAATTGTTACCACAACTTCCCTTGCTGTTAATACTGATACACTTGTTTCTTCTGGCACAAGCATCGGCATTGGAACCACAACACCAAATGCAGATTTGGACATTGATGGATCAACAAGACTAAAAACTTATCATGAAATGGTGAAGACAATTTCCAGTAACTCTGGAATTGCAATTGTTGACCTCGCAGAAGCACAAACATTCGCCATCACCGCGACTGAGGACATCACTGAGTTCACACTCACAAATGTTCCCACAAATTCCACAACAACATTCACTCTGAAAATTACAAACGATTCAACAACCGCAAGGTCAATCACTGTTGACAACTTCAAGACCCCTGGTGGTTCTGTGATCAATGTTTTCTGGCCTGGTGGTGTTGTTCCGACAGTAACAAATAGCACGGGTGCGGTTGACATTTATTCATTCATGACCCTTGATGGTGGATCAACACTCTACGGCGTAATTAACGGACAGAACTTCTCATGAGCCCAATCGCTTTTAATGTCTTCAGGGGGTCTCAGACAGATCTCGATCTGAATGGTCCCAGTCTCTCTTTTCTTCAAAATGTGAGTGATGTTGTTGTTGACAGCACTGGTGGTGGTAATGCCACATTTGTTGGAATTGCAACAGCAACATTTCCTCAATCTGAAAGGGCAAATAATGCAGGAACAATTACTTACCAGTGGTTTGAACAGAAGGTTGGTGGTGATGTCAGATTGCAAGATGGTGCGAATATTACAGGTTCAGCAACAACAACACTCACTCTGAGTAACATCTTTTCTTCTGAAAACAATGGAAGAGACTTTTATCAAGAAGTGAGTTACACACCTGGTGGAACAACTGGTAATGCAATCAACGAACCACTCAAGTCTGCAGTTGGTGAGTTGATTATTATTCCTACACTTTCATTTGTTGAGAATCCAGAACCCATTACTGTTGCCGAACAAGAGATAGCAAGGTTTATCGCTGTCGCTGAAACAAGCGATGAGAACTTCCTTCCAATCACTTACTTCTGGACAAAGGATGGTGTCCAACTGACCGACAGTACCACTGTTGTTGGTTCTGCAACCACAACTCTTGAGATTACACTTGACAGTGTTGGTCTTTCCACAATCCAATGTAACGCTGAAATTCAAGCACAGGACAGAGTTGTAAGTGTTGGAAGTAGTGTTGTTGACCTAACAATTAGACAACCAGAAAGTAAGTTGAAATTTGAGGCTTATGACGCAAATGGAAATTATAAGACAATCACTCATGACATCTTGACTGATGGAACATTTACTCTCAACAGTGACACCTTTGGAAGTGATTATTCAATCATTCAGTTCACTGCACCTGAACTTGGTTTTGAACAGGTAAGAGTGGATGCATTTGCCGCTGCTGGAAAAGACAGGTCCATTCATAAAGGTGGTCAGGGTGGAAACTCTAGATTTGACCTTAATCTTGAAACTGATGTTGAGTACACAATCATTGGAATCTCAAATAACTCATCAATCTTCATCTATAGACAGGCACAACTCATTGCTGTGATTGGTTCTGGTGGTGATGCTGGTTCTATTGGAGATGGTGGAGATGGTGGTGGAATTAACATTGATGGTTCAAGAGGAAGTGGAAGACTACCTGGTGCTGGTGGAGTTTCACCCAATCCTGGAACATTGGAGTTGAACGGTGTGTTTGGTTCTCTTCTTGGTTCAAAGACAGACAGTATCACAACTTATATTGGTGACTCCATTGCATCAGGAAATTCTGGTGGAAGAACAATTTCTTGTACCAAAGGTTCTTATTGGACTGACCTTGGAGTCTCCCCATGTTCCAACAACTCCACAAATAAAATCAAGTTCATCACCGCCAATGGAGAAGAGATTGTTGACAGCATCAAAATCTTTAGAGGATTTAAGCCAGGTTATACAATCAGCGACACCCGTGGTCTTGGAGTCAATGATGGTGGAAATGGAGGAGGTGGTGCTACTGGTGGAGACGGTGGTTTTAATGGTTCTGGTGGTGGCGGTGGAAGTGGATATTCCAATGGAACATTCAATCTCCAGGAGTCAAGAAGAGGTGGCAATAACACAACCAACTCCTTTATGACCTTTAGGATTCCTGTTTGAGTCTAAATAAAGATAACAGTTTTGCGGTGGATAATGAAACCGCTAATTAAATGGCAGAAAAGTCTTTTGTTGTAAGAAAGGGTCTTGAAGTTGCAGAAACTCTCATCTTTACCAATGATGAGATTGACAGTGTTGGAATTGCGTCCACTCAACCTGGTGGTAAGTTAACAGTCTCTGGAACCATTGAAGGCGATGGAATTCGTTTGGTTGGTTTCACCACAGCAGAAAGAGGAATAAACATCGGTGTTGGTGGAACAGTTTTATCTGCCGAGACAAATACACAAAAGGTTGGAATTAACGAAGCGTCTCCATCATTCCCACTGGAAATCAAGGACCCAACAGGAGTTGGTGGGACAACTTTATTTGTACACGGAAACATTGGAGTCAGCACTGACCTGATTGTTGATGAGAGGGCAACGATTCAGAGAGACTTGATAGTCAATCGTCACCTTCTTCTCACTGCTGCTGGCATTACAACATTGGCAAGTGAGACACATATTACTGGAAATATCACCGCTCACATCAACGCAACCAGCAGTCTTTCTGTCGGTTCCACATCTGACTTCGCTGGAGCAGTCTCCTTTGCCAGTTCCATTGGTGGTCCACAAGCACACATTGATGACCTGACTGTTAGACGTAACTTGTTTGTCAATGCAACAGGTTTCAGTACCATTGCAAGTGACCTGAGTGTTACTGGTAATGTCGCAACTCACCTTGGAGTTACCAGCAGTCTTTCCATTGGTTCGACATCTGACTTCACTGGAGCAGTTTCTTTTGCCAGTTCGATTGGTGGTCCAGAAGCACACATCGATGACCTAACTGTCAGACGCAACTTACTCGTCTCAAGTGCTGGTGTTAGCACCATTGCATCAAACATTTCAATCACTGGTGATGTTACAAGTCATCTTAGATCCACCAGCAGTCTTTCCATCGGTTCCACTTCAGATTTCACTGGAGCAATCTCCTGTGCCAGTTCAATCACCGCTCCCACATTCTTTGGTAATGGTAATGGACTGACAAACATCGATCCAAACCAAGTGAACTTGGATGGTTCCGATCAAAATCTGAATGATCTAGGAGTGACTGGTGTTGCAACAATCGCCACACTGAATGTCACTGGTGTGGCAACCTTTGCCGGGGATTCGCGGTTTGACTCATCAGGTCGTCTTCTGATTGGAACGGACAGCATCATTGACACTGGTAATGGAGTGGGCACACTCCAAGTGTCAGGAAGTTCAGCATCTACAGCAAAAGCTTCTATTGTTAGAACTAATGGTACTTCCCATCTCATACTTGCACGTGGAAGTTCCGGAAGTAATGCAACATCCACAATTAGTTCTATTTCATTCAAAGGATACCACACAGATGGATATAAAACTGCAGCAACGATTTCCGCTGTTGTAGACGGCACTACTGGTGTCAATACGATGCCAGGTCGTTTGATTTTCTCAACTTCTGGACTTGGCACTGATATACCAGAAGAGAGAATGCGCATCAACTCACTCGGCGAGGTGGGAATCGGAACTGCAGATCCAAAGGTTTCACTTCACATTGTTGGTGACTCACAAGTAAGTGGTTTCGTAAGTGCAACCAATTACTTTGGAGATGGTTCAGCACTCACCAACATTTCAGCATCTGAGGTTGATTTGACTGGAACTTATCAAAACTTCCAAGGTCTGAACGTTGCTGGTGTTGCCACAATCACAGAGGGATTGCGTTCAGTTGGATTCTCAACCTTCCTTCAGAAGGTCCACCTTCTTGACGATGTTCAACTTCAAATTGGTGGAGCAGCAGAAGGTGCCACTGGAGACCTGAAGATTTTTCATAGTTCAAATATTAATAGAATTGAAGCAACTCAGCAGCTGTATATAAAGGGCACAAATATTAATTTGTACAAAGCAGGAAGTTCTGAATTGATGGCATCATTTATACAAGATGGCGCTGTTGAACTTTATTACGATAGCTCTAAGAAATTTGAAACTCTCAATGATGGTATTGATGTAACAGGTAATGTTGGGGGTGACACCTTAAACATCTCTGGAGTTGGAACCATCACTGGTGGTTTGGTTGGAAATGTTACTGGAAACCTGACTGGTAACGTCACAGGTAATGTGACTGGTAATGTGACTGGTGATGTCACTGGTACTGCAACCAACGCTACTAACGCACAAGTTGACACTGAATCAAGCACCAACGCAGATCGTTATGTTATTTTTGCTGACGATGGTGGTGGATCTAACAGGAGATTGAAATCTGATGCTGGTATTAGATACAATCCATCAACCAACACCCTACAAGTAACAACCGTCAGTGGCAATTTGAGTGGTAATGTCACAGGTGATGTGACTGGAGACCTGACTGGTAACGCAGACACAGCGACACTTGCAGCCACATCAACCATTGTTGCAGGTAGTGGTTCTAATCGTTTCATCAATTTCACCGATGGTGGAACAGGAGCACAGGCACTGAAGAGT